AAAAAAAAAATCATATAATTCTATATAAAAGAACCAAAATGTTAACAGATTCAGCTGCAAATTATTCCCGTGCATACACTCGTAATGGTGTCCAAAGTGTTTGTAATATCGGTTGTGGCGTTCCATTAAAGACTCGTGGTGCTTATAATCCAAGTTGTTCACAGAACATGTGTCCTCAAACTCGTTGTGCAAATGGAGGAGTTTCTCAACGTGAGTATTTCACTCACAACAGAAATCGTTCATTCACAACCAATCTTGCTCCGGCAACGGATTGTACTCCTGCAAATCCAAATGATTATAACACTTATCTTCCTGTTGAACAAGGAGCTAATGGAGTTACATTAGGAACTAGTGTCAATTCCGGAATGCCATATTGTGATATTCAGGACGCTACTGTGAATCCAGTTCAGGTTGGACCTTCCGTGATCGGTTACAGTGCTTTGGCTAACACATACACTTATTTCCACAACAATCCTCTCCGTCTTTATGACACAGATGCTTTAACAAATCGTGGAAATAAGTTGCCAAGTTTCAATCGCCAGTATGCAAAGAATGGATATTCTCAATTCGATGCAAACGCCATGAAGTTTTCTCAGGCTTGTAATTAAACTTTTTTAATTTAATTTAATAATTAAATTTAATTATTAATTTAATTATATAAGAAATTAAACAAGTAGAATTGATAATGCGTATATTTGGAATTTCTGATATTCATTTAGAATTTTACAAAACCGCTCAAAAATGTTTTAAACATCTATCAAACAGATTACCATCTGCGGATATTTTAATTTTGGCTGGTGATATTGGATATCCTCAAGGTAATATACATAATCAGAATTATCGTGATTTATTAAAAATGTTTAAACAAAAGTATGAATATGTTTTATTGATATTAGGGAATCATGAATATTACTCATCGATTAATTATAATAACTTCCAAACATTAGAAATCCTCCAACAAATTTGTGATGATGTTGGAGTAATTTTATTGCATAGAAAATGTATCACAATTGATGGTATTAAATTTATAGGAACAACACTGTGGTCCGCCATTGATACACAAGCAGTATCTGGATTGAGTGATTTTCAATATGTTTTTAAAAATAAAATAGAATATTTGAATGAATTCATCACAGATTTCAAATGGTTACAAAATGAATTAAATGCTGACATTGATTGTTCCAAAGTTGTAATTACACATCATTTACCTTCAAATATATTAATACATCCTAAATTCAAGGAATCAAAATGTAATTCGGCGTTTGCAACTGATATATTGGATTTACTAACAATGAAAAATATCAAATATTGGTTTTGTGGTCATACTCATGAGTATGTTAAAAGTAACTATGGAAATACAATATTAATTGCCAATCCATATGGATATCCAAGTGAACACCATACAAGAGTAACTAAATTATCTTCTGAAGTTTTTGAATTATAAAAAATCGAACAACTTTATTTACTTAGGCAAATGATGTTGTGATGTTATGCTATTTTTTCTAAATCTTATTTTTCTGAATTTTATTTTTTAATTCATAAATAATTTATTTTTTTTCTAATTCTTATAAAATATTTTTTATTTTTCTGAATTTTATTTTTTCTAAATCTTATAAAATATTTTTTTATTTTATAATTCATAAATATTTTTATTTTTAATTAAGACTACTTAAAATAAACCATGCGGTTCCATTTGATTGAATCATAAGTGTTCTATATTGAACAGAAATTGTTTGTGTTGCTGCACCATCGATTGTTTCGCCACCATCTCCATCAATAACAATATTATTACCCGATGCATCTATTTTTTTTACAACATAAATTCTTCGTGTTGAACTTGCTGCGGTCGGAAGATTAATGGTGATTGCTCCTCCTGTTGCATCAGCCAAAATAGTATAATCGGTTGATGTTGCAGTATATGGAGAATCTGCGAAAACTTTTGTTACTATAGCCGCACCAACACTACCTGTCACATCCAAAGTAGATAATGGAATTGCAGTTCTCATTCCTGTGTTTCCTGCAAAATAATTGTATGCGGCATTATCTTCTGCATAAAAACTATATGGAATATTTGTTTGTGTTCCTGATGTTAGTGGAGAACAATAGAATCCATAAGTGTTTGTAACGGTTCCGGAATTTGTAAAATTTTCTGCCCAAAATGTGCGATGATTTGTGATTGTCATGCCTGCCGCAATGTAATTTGCACGAGATCTTACTGAACTTATAGCTGTTATTGTGCCGGTTGCGCCTGATAAAGTATTTACATTAAATGATCCGCCACTAATACCTATACCATTCGTCCAATTATTCACATTTCTTGAACCAATAGAAACACTACCAAATACTCCTTGTGGTTGTAAATTTGTATTTGATGATACTGCGGTTTGTGACAGTGTTATTGAACCTTGTATTGCAGTTGAACTTCCTCTATCGAGATAATCTCCAATAACAGTAATAATTGATGATGAACCAAATAATTGTGCAGGTCGATTTCCTAGTTGAATAATATTATCTCGAATAATAAAATCGTTTTGTTTATATTGATAAAAAGTTTGTGATGTATTATTATTTGTCCACGCATCAGTTGTTAATGAAGTATCTGACGCAATTGCACTGATTGTTCTTGATTCATTTCCAACCGTAATTATATCTCCAATCCCCAATGTATTTAAAAATGATGTTCCACTCCCCGTTACTGTTCCACTTGATGCAGTTGTTGACACAAGTCCTGAACCCACGAATCTTCGTGTATATGTTGCTGATACATTTGTTGCGGTCCACGCATCCGTTGTTAATGCAGTTTGTGATGTGATTCCAATGACGGTTCTTGCTTCGCCATTAACTACAATTTGATCACCCAAATTAAAATCATCAAAAAAATATGTTCCAACACCTGTTACTGCACCACTTGATGCACTTGTTGATACAGTTCCTTCAACACCAGTAGAAGTTTTTTGAACTAACATTCTTTGTTTTGTTGTTAAGTTCTTTTGCGAAATCAATAAGGAATCTTTTGTGTTATCCCAGTAAAAATTCGCATTATCTTGATCAATATTCGAATTTGCACCGATAAATAACACTGAACCTTGAGTTCCACCGCCAATAATATTAGATGATGCACTACTCGATTGTATTTGTCCGGATAATGTTCCTTTGCGAACATTTCCACTGTTTGGAGTATGTCGTGTTGTTATTGACATTTTTATGAATTATAAAATAATAAAATAACAAAATAATTTTTATGAATTATAAAATAATAAAATAACAAAATATTTTTTTATGAATTATAAAATAATAAAATAATAAAATAATTTTTATGAATTACAAAATTATAAAATAACAAAATATTTTATAATTTTTTAAACATCGATTTTGATCCGTTTCATTTCATCATTCATTTTATTTGTATGTTTGTTAACAAAAATCCATAAAATTTTTATTAATTGATCGGGAAATCCACATAAATCAAACTTGATTCTCCCATCTTTTAATATTTTTCCATTGTATGGAAAACTTGTTGCATTATTTTGATATAACACATAATTATGTTTTATCAATGCATAAACAATTTCTTGTCCATCTTTATCTAATGCATTAATCATATCTTTTAATTCATTTTCATTTATTTCACTATTATAATTATTACATTGTTTTAATAACACGTTATACAATTCCATTATATACGTATATACAAAATAAATTTTAAATAATAATATAATAAAATTATTTAAATAATATTAATATATTTAATAAAAATGTTGAGCAATTGGTTTTCTCAATCAAATAATAACGTCCAATCACCCCCATCCCCATCTTCAAATGAAAATGATGGTCCACCTCTACTATCACCTTCTCATTCTCAATCATCACTTTTAAATTCAAATTCTTCAAATAATAATAATGATTATGTTTGTTTTGAGATGAATGATAATACAAAATGGGTTATTAGAAATTATGCAGAAAATATTTTGGATGATAAATTTTTTGATTCACAAGTCGATTGTTGTAGATATATTCAAAGATTTATTTGCGAAAATAAACTTGTTGATTTGGATTGTAAGTATACAATCGAATCATACTGTATTTTGGATAGTGGTGATATTTTTGAGTTTAAAACAATGGATGATGTTTACGCATATTTATCAACAAATAATGATATTGATGTTGTTTATTATAAAGTTTACAAACGAAACAAGATGTTTTTTGCAATCAATTATGAAGAACTTGATGAAATTTATATTGTTCAACGAATTCATAGATTTAACAAATCAAATTAAATTTCGCATTTTTGAAATTAATTTTATGTGTTTTTTATTTTCAATATTTTTTATTTTTTGATATTCTTTAATTGAATCAATTAAATAATAAACTTTGTCTGTCATATATAAATCTTTTGATATGTTATAAAGCAAATCATTAATTTTGTTGTTAAAAGATAAATATAATGTATCATATGCACGTTGTCTATTCATACGTGATGACAAACATTTATCTAAAATATTTTTATCTTTCATATACAAAATAAGTTCATTAATATTCTCAAATCCCATTTTTTTATCTGGACATTCTCCTCCTTCATCAAAATGAACGGGATACGATTTAACTATTTGTTTTGATACAGATTCAAAATGATTTTGAATATTTTTAAATTTATCAAAATAATAATCATAATTATTTTTTTGTGTAATCATATTAATACTGTCCCCACCACTTTTAACATTTTCTTTCTTTTGTTTTCTTTTTGATAGTAAAATAATATTTTTCTTTTTTTCTTCTTCTTTTTCTTTTTTATCATCATCATCATTACCATCATCATCACCACTTTCATTATCACTTTCAACATTTTCTTCTTCGTTGTATTTTAAAAAATGACGTTTTGCAGAACGTCGTCGTTGTTTTGTTGATTTCTCAAAATTTTCGGTATCTTCAAAAATTCTATGTAACTCCTCATAAAATACATTAAAAATCTCATCATAACAATGATTATCTTGATACACATAATAATTGTTATTGTGATTTGAAAAATTAAAATCTCTATATCTTGAAACTTCGGGATATATAATACGTAATAATTTATTTAAAGATATTTGTGAATATTGTTTGCACACTTTCATATTTTTTTGATAACCATTAATACAATATGTATTGATATTTTCAGAAAGATTCTTATCTGAAATTATTTCAACTAATTTAAAGGTCATAATGTCGTTATCAAAAAAAATATTAAAATTATTTATAAATCCACTATTTTCTTCATCGAATAATTTGTTATTATCCAAATCTAATAATCTGTATTTTTCTGCAACATTTTTGTTAAATTTTGAATTAATGAATTCATAATAAATATTATAACAGTTGTTTATTGTTTGACAAATGTGTTTAGTCATATAAAACATAGGAAAATATTTAACAAATAAAGATTTATTTTGAATTTTAGATAAAAATCGAAGAACAAGATGAAATTTTGATTTATGATTTCTATAAATAAAAATAAAAATAAATTTTATTAAAACTTTATATAATTTATCCAAAAAATCAAAAAAGATACTAGATTTTACAATATCATTTTCATAAATGTCAAAATTCCACATTTTATTGTATAAATCTAAAACAATATTTAACACTTCAGTATTTGGATATAAAAAATTTTTATTATTTAAAATAGTTATATATCTATTGTATGTGTCTCTTTCGAAAAACATCTCGTTATAGTAATATTTATAAATTTCAAGTTTTTCACGAATGAGCTCAAATTTAGATTCAAATATTTTATTCATTAACATTTTTTCTAGTTTATCAATCGTATTCGTTAATTCTTCCACTAATTTAAACCATCCTAAACCATATTCTTGCAAATAATCATCAAATAAAACAATTGTTTCATCACAATCATATATCTTATATTTATCATTGTCAAAATCAAATGGAACTGCACCATCATAATTAAAATAACTTTCTAATAAGAAAAATGTGTATCTTTTTTCAACATCTTCTTTTTCTTCAACATTAAATCTTTCTCGTTTTGAGTTGTCTCCATTTAAATATGAATGTTGTATTCGGTTCCACTTAATAATTGAACAATCGTAATAATCGGCAATTTCTTTGAATAATATATTTGTATCTTTATTAGTTTCTATAATTGTTTTTGAAATAATCGTATCCATATATGGATACATAAGCAACAATCCTCTTGCGTATTCATAATTAGTATTTGTGATATCATTAATAAAATTTAAAAAAATTGTCATACATTTTTTAATATCATCTTCATTATACGTTTTATTATTATTATTATTATTGTATGTAAAAATAAACTCATTAAAGAAATAAACTAAAAATACATAGTTAACATTATAATTAAATGAATGTTGTAAAAATTCATATAAATATTCACTTACAACAAAATCATAAATTTCTTGATAATGTTCTTTGTATGTTGAAATAAGTGAATAGTATAATATGTTGTCAAGTAACCGTTTATTTGTAATGGATAAATATGTTCGATCCAGAAAAATTTTTTTGAGTAATCCAAGTGAATCATTATTTAAAATAACGTCATCATAAAAATTTTGATATTGCGATAGATTTATAAAAAAACTTTCCATTATTATTTATTATTTTTAAAATAATAAAAATTTATTTAATTACTTACTTTTTAAAATTTCAAAATCACTTTTTAAAATTTCAAGATTACGTTTCAAAGTGTCATATTCATGCATAATATTACTCATGCGTATATCAGTTTTTAATATATCTCTTTGTAATTGTGATATCATTTTTCTTTTTTCGAAATAACATGGATTTTCAAGTTTCTTTTTTTGATAATATCTTTTTCCTGCGTCTCTTCTTGCTTGCAACATTTCTGCTTCAGTTTTATACTTAATATTTCTTCCACGAATTCCACTTTTTTTTCGAATTATATCAATAGTTTTATTATCAACATTAAAAATTAATGGTTCCATTAAATTTATTATTTTAATTTTTATTTAAAAAAAATCATTTTATTATTTTTATTTTAATAAATTTTTAATTTAAAATAATAAAATTTATTTTAAAAAAATGTTTAATTCATTGATTGATAAACAAAAAAAGAATAAAATTACTGCTATAATTTCTGATGACGATTGTATGCGTCCCGATTTTTGGGTGGATTATGAAACTCAATCTAAAAATGAGGAATTTATAGCTAATACTAAACAAGCAAAAGAACTTGGTCCCGAACATTTTTTAGAATATGTGAAACATGCTCTTCCTGAATGGATTGTTGGAGAATGTGATGCATATGATGAAGATTTGTCACAACTTTCAAGAAATTGGAGTCATTTGTGTAATCGTTTTAATGTTCCAACACAAAAAATTCTTCTCGTGAGCCATATTTCATTTATGAATGAAGAAACAAAATCGCGAAATAAGTGTTTGAATTTGGTTTGTGATATTCTTACATCACTTGGATATGTTGTTAAGGACAAACATCACTTTTCGTTATGTCCAAAATGCAATAGACTTACATTGAGTGTTGAATCAAAGAAAATGTTGTGGGCAACAAATAAAGTAAGTGAGTGTTGTAGAAGTTGTAAATAGAAAGATATTTTTTTTATTATTTTTATACAAATAAAAATAATAAAATATTTTTTAAATTAATTTTTTTTAATAATAAATAAAAATGACAACTGCCGGTGATTCTTTAAGACAATTGCGCAGAGATTTACCCATAACTGCAAGAAATTACCAACCCGCTCTTTCCCGCGGAACTCGTCAAGCACTTCAAACCTCATTTCCAAGACTTGTTGTAGATGTTAATGTCGGAAGCACCGGTCGTGCTCAACGCCTTCGTTTAGAAACCAAGTTTTAAGTAAAAAAATAAAAAATAAAATTTTTTAATTATCAAAATAAAAAATTATTTTTATTTTTTTTAAACAAAAGATTTTAGAAATATTGATGAATAATATAATGGATATGAAATATATTCGTACCCATCAATACATTCGTAAAATAAATTATATGCAATAGTGATATCACTCAGTGCAAATAATAGTGCAGAATATAAATCTATAATTAAATTATTATTATTATTATTATTATTACAAATAAATAACTTTTTTAAAATAAAAAATAAATTTATTATTTGTATGAGTGTATAATATAAAATAAGTATACTCAAAGAATTTAAACATATAACTAAAAAATACAAATTTAATATAGAAAACACAAAATATTTATCTCGATTGTATTTATCAATAATAGATATAATTTTTCCAACAGTAAAATAGTTTATTGAATACATTAAATAATAATTTTCATTATTATGATTATTATATTCTTCATAATCATCATTATCCATTTCGATAAAAAAATCACCCAATGCATATAATATAAACACCATTATTTTTATTAATGATGAATCGTCATTATCTAAACAATTTCTTTTTATATAGGTTGTGGCCAAAAGTAATGTTGCTAAACATTTTATAATTGTGTAACTTCTACATAACCCATAGCATAATGCACATCCAACAGATAATAAACGGAATAAATTATTATTATTATAACTCATTTTTTATAATAATTGTGTAAATTGTTAAATACTCTTCATTTTATTAACATTCTTCGTATGTTAAATCTCCACGATTTATTAATCCCATAAATCTTTCATCAATATTTTCAACATTAACATTTTCAACATCAACATTTTTATCATCAATCAAATTTTGATTTATAAGCAATGCATATTCTTCAGCGGAACATCTTACAGCTTTAAATTCATTTGGATGTAAGTAAAGTTGTTCTGGAGATTCATTACAACATTTTTTATAAGTTTGTTTAATAATATCAGAAATATTATCAGACGAACTTATGCCCTCTAGAATTTTAAATCTATCCAAATAAATATTAATTACTTTATTATTATTATTATCATTTATTCCTTCATAATTTATTCCTTTTCCATCATTATTATCATTATTTAAATAAATATCTGAAATTGAACGGATTAGTTTTATACTTGCATCAATTTTTTTCATTAATTTTTTTTATTTATAAAAATTAATATATTAACTTAATAATTTAATTTATTTCATAAATTTTTGTTTAATTAAATTTATTTGTGTTGTGATAGAAGAATGTGTTTGTGGAGTTTCAAGAATAAAAATTATATCATTATTTATTTTATAAATTTTGTGAATAAAATTCAAAATTGCATCAGTTCCGAGTGTTCCATATCCAATATCTTCATGTCTATCAACAAAACATCCAATTTGACCTTTATTATCATTTACATGAACACAAACGACATTTTCCCACTTTAGATATTTTCCAATCAAATTAATAATTCTATCACAATCATTAATAATATCATAATTTGCACTCGTGATGTGACAAGTATCAATACAATATTTCAAACGATTTATTTGTATTTTGTCAATTAATTTTTCATATACAAAATCGCGCAATCTTCCAAGATTTTTTAATTTCCAACAAATTTCATTACCTTGTCCTGCAGCGGTTTCAACAACAATTTTTGAATTTAAATGAGTTGTTTCATTTAAAACTTTTGCAATTCCAGATGCAAAATTTGATATTGCAACTTCAAAAGATAATTTACCAGTATTTTTTCCAACATGAATAATACAATGTTCGATATTGGCGATATTTGCATATTCTAAATCACTTTTTAATATTTCAACAGATGAATTATAAACATTTGTGTCAATATTACAAAAATTTAAAACATATGGACAGTGAATTACTGCTTTAATTTTGTTACTCTCATCATTACTCTTACTCAATTTTGTCGAAAGTTGTTTCAGTTCTTGAATTTTTTTATTTGAAAATTCATTATAACTCAATGATTTTGGGTTGCGCAAAAATATTTGAAATGCAGTTCCACCAATAGATTCTATTTCTTCAATACAATTATGAATGCCGTTTGAAATTGATAAATGACATCCGATAAACATTTTATAATAAAATAAATTACAAATTAAATCATTTATTATTTTTAAAAAATAATAAATAATAAATAATAAAAATGTATAAATCAGAAAGAATTAACACAATATTAAAACCACAAATAAATTTCGTTAAAACTTTAGATTCTGATAAAAGAAAAACTTTAGAATGGTATTCCAATGAGGGATACCAAGAGTTTAATGAAAAATTAAGAAAAGGAGGATTTTTTTTAAATAAAGATGAACAACATCATTTACAAAATTTAGAATACATATTTGCAAATATACCAAAAACACAAGAAAGTTTAACTGTATACAGAGGAATCTCACACACCGTTCCTGATTCTATTGATTTTGATAATGAAAAAGAATATGTTTCAAAATTCTTTAATTTATATTCTACAGATGCATATATATCAACGTCTTTGGATAAAGATGTTTCACTATCATTTACAAATACACAAATAAATAACTGTTGTTTAATGCATATCACCGTAAATCCAAATTTATCAGTTATTCCTTTGAAAATTGTGTCAAAACATTCAGATGAAGAAGAAATTTTATTAAATCGTGGAGGGAAGTTATTTATAACTTCATTAAATTATGATTATACATTAAAGTTGTATGTAGTTCATGTTTCATATATTGATGGTGTTGAAATAAAGTCATCTTTTGATGAAAAACGTATTATTGATGCAGTGTTACACGAAAATGACACTCAAATTAATGATAATGATAATGAAGGAATTGATGTTGTTGAACAAATAACAAATACAATTGTTGAAAGTGATGATATTAATGATGATGTATTTGGAATTAATGATACATCTTCAGATGAAGAGATATCTGATTTTGTATTATCATTTGCAGAACAATATCCAGAATTAAAAACAAATAAAAAACTTTTTAATAAAGTTTTTAAAAATATAAAAAAATATACAAAAAATATATAAAAATATTTTATCAAAATTAAATTTTTATTTATTTATTTATTTATTTATTTATTTATTTATTTATTTATTTTTTGTAAAAAAATAAATTTTTGAATTAATGGGCACGCCGAGAATCGAACTCGGGAGACAGTTTCATAAGAACTACATGTTACCACTACATCACGCGCCCTCACTATATATTTTTAATTCTTTAAATTATTATTTTTTATTCAAAGTATAATAATAATAATAATAATAATAATAATAATAATAATAATAATTTAATATCCACATCAAATTTAATTTAAAACTTTATAAATTATTTTTATTATTTGAATAAAAAAATAATAACATGGTTGAAGAATTAAAATTTTTTAATAATAATGATAAATATTCATTTGAAGAACAAATAAAAATAAAAATCGATGATATTTCATTATTAACATTTATGAATTTAATATCAAGATTTGATGGAGATTTTTTTTATTTACAAACCGTATTACAAAGTGATAAATTAAAAGAAAATGTATTTCTTGCAGGTCTTAAAATTGCGATTAAAATGCATAAAAATGATGTGTTAGATTTCTTATTAAAAAATACAATTCTTAATATCTCAAAAGATTCATATTTACAAATATATGAGTTTGCAACAAACGTTAATAATGAAATTGCATCTGAAATGCTTTTGCAAAAAATTAAAGAAATCGATGCTCAAAATAAATTAAGTATCATCAATGAAACTGAAAAAAGTGAGGATAATGATGTTAATGATGTTAATGATGTGAATATTAATAAAATAATTGGAGAGGAGAATAATGATGAACAAAGCGATAAAATGGTGGTATCTTCTGAAATGTTTCATGAATTTTTTGATGCTTCAAAATCACTAGTTGAAAATGGTCGTATTGAAGCTCTTGGAATTATTAGAGATATTTTAAGAGAATACAAGCTAACAAAATATCAAAGAATAAAAGTTTTTAAGGAAGTGTATGCAACATTATTACAAAAATTATTTGTGAATCTATTGTTTCCAATATCACAAGAAAATAAATTATTAATGATGTATTTAATAACTTTTATTTTTATAATGAATTGGTATGATTTCAAATTATTTTGTATAAAATATATGTTTATACATAATTCATACCCAGTTATATCAAATTTTTATGAAAATAAATCATTAGCAATATACAAATTAACCAATAATGATACTGCATTAAGACTTTTTGATACATATGATATCATACTCGATATTTCAAATTTTGATAATGTGTTGTATTCAATAAACCGAAAAAGTTTAACATTTTGTAAAATACCAAAAACTATTAATTTAGAAAAAGACGAAAATGCAGTATTAATGTATGAATTGGCACCTTCTGAAAGATACAATTATAATAATTTTAATTTTAATTTATTTAATGATAGAATTGTATATGATGAAAATATTGGTTCTGTTGAAAATTACGGAGTTGATTTAGAAATATCAAAGTATACAATCAATGATTGTCATCTACAATTTTTACAAAAACATATTAGATTTAATGAATATATAAAATATTTTACAAATATTGGCGATAGATGTATACACAACCTTATGAGGAATCGTTCTTGGTTAAATTCAATTGTATATTGCAAACAAAGTAATGAACAATTACTTGAAATAATAAAAATATTAAATAAAGGAATATTTAGATTTCATTCGGAATGTTTAATATCATCAACGACCGATGTAATATTATATAGAGGAATAAACTTGACAAATGTAAATTATAAAAAAGGTGAAGTTATTGACAATTTACAAAATCAGTTTCATTCTTTCACACGAAATATTAAAGTTGCATACTCATTTGGTAAAATTATTTTACAATTAAAGTTGAAAAAGTCAGATGTATTATTTCCAATTGAGAGTATGAGTGTATATGAACATGAAACAGAATGGATAACACCATTAAACACAATATTTAGAATTGTTGAAGACCCATTTATATCTGTAAATAATAACGGCTCAAATTATTTAATTATACCAATTGAAATTATTCATCAATCATTATAATAAAAATAATAATCATTATTTATTATTATTTAAAAAAAATAAGTAAAAAATAAAAATAAAAATAAATTTATTCGTCATAGTCAATATTTAATGCTTTTGCAATGTTTTTCAATTTACCTTTTGGAAAAGTATATACATTAATAAATCCATATCTTTCAGTATGAATTTTTAATTTTCTACATCCTAAATTTTCCAAGAATTTATTTTTTAAAAATGTGTCACCTAAAATTGCATATCGAGTTGCGGAATATTGTTTTATTCTTAATTTTCCAATTTTGTAATTTTGTAAATCATCAAATACGATATATTTTAATTGTTTCTTTGGATATTCTATCTTTTTAAATTCATATTTAATTTTTGAATAGTCAACAGGAACCTGTTTTGCCTTTTTTTCTTTTGTTGTTGTCGATTTCTTTTTGCTTACAACTTTTTTCTTTTTGCTTACAACTTTTTTATCGGTATCGCTATCAGTATCGCTATCATCTTTTTTCTTTTTGCTTACAACTTTTTTCTTTTTACTTACAACTTTTTTATCGGTATTATCGGTATCGCTATCAGTATCGCTATCATCTTTTTTCTTTTTGCTTACAACTTTTTTCTTTTTACTTACAACTTTTTTATCGGTATTATCGGTATCGCTATCAGTATCGCTATCATCTTTTTTCTTTTTGCTTACAACTTTTTTCTTTTTGCTTACAACTTTTTTATCGGTGTCACTATCATCACTGTTGGTATCAGTATCACCATCAGTATCATAACCATCACAATTTTTGTTATATTTTTCTAAATCTTGAGCATCATCATTATTATTATCAATAAAATACAGTTTCATTGCCAATTTTACGGGATTTTTTGAACTTTCAATCTTTGTTTTCATCTTATTAAACGTTTTAAAAAAATCATTTAAAAATATATATTTAATGTAGTTAAATTTGATTTCATCATTCAAATATAAATATACGAATTGATATCTAAAATATGTGTTGATATTTAATAATTTCAATATTTCTTTTTGATTTTTATCTGTGTAAACAAATTCATATCCAACATTATATTTTTTAATATATTTAACAATTTCTTTTGAATCTTCCATTTTTTGAAATTCCGCTAAATTTTTCATCAATATACAATATTTTTTATAATTACGTTTATTTTCTTCCAAATTTGAATGTGATTGAAATCTATATTTATCATTCAAAATTTGATTTAATTTATAATCAATAATTTTGAAATGTAATTCATTAAAAGTTGAGGTAATATAGTCCTTATATGGATTTTTCGATAGCACAAATTCACATATTTTATAATTGTCCATTTTTACAATTTATAGACATAAAAAATATTTATAAAAATATTTATAAAAAATGTCACAAAATTTAGAATTTAATAATTTAAATTTAAAAACGGGGGATATTATTCTGTATAATACAAAACGGTGGTATAGTCAACTCATCGAATATTTTCTTGGTAAATCATTTAGTCACGTATCGATTGTTTTAAAGAATCCTTCTGAATGGTTAGATTCAAAATATAGTGAAGAGGAATATTATATTTTAGAAAGTGGTGGGGAACTTTTGGAAAATGGTGGTTTTAAATTGGGAGTTCAGATTATTCCATTTTCTAAGGTATATGATGAATACAAAAATAAAGGATGGGGAGATTTATATTTACGGAGAATTCACCATCCAGAAATTTCAACATCAGAACTACAAGTAAAAATAAAAAATGCGTATGAAAATGTTAGAGATGCAAAATATGATATAAATCCATTTGATTGGATTCTTGGATATTACGAACTAAACAACGATATAAAAGATAATCGTTATCTTACAAGATATTATCAAAAAACATCAGCATTTTGGTGTTCGGCATTTGTGTCTTATATTTTTGTTGAATGCGATTTACTAGACAAAAATATTCCTTGGACACTTGTATCTCCAAACGATTATGCAAATTATTCATCAAACGATGAGGTTGATTGTGAATCACGAAAAAGATTACCATTAATTAATGGATGTTTTTTTGAAAAAATTATTAAAATTTAAAAAAAAATAAAAGAAATATATAAAAATGCTTTTGTGGAGTATAACTTGTTAGAGTTGTGGGTTTACCGAAAATTAATTTTTATTTTATTTTTTAATAAAATAAAATAATAAAAATAAAATAAAATAAAAAAATTAATAAATGAAATACAACTGTGACGAACTTTTTTCAAAACAATATGAACAACAACAACATCTCTTCTTTTCAAAAGATACTATTGTAAAATCTGATAAACGTGAAAATTTAGTGTCTGATGCAGATAAAGCAAAATTAGCAGACCCATCAAATAAGGTTTTATCAATGAGTTCGACAATTTTATTAGAAGGACTAATGTTGACAGCTTTACAATCTAAATTATCGCATGGGTTTCATGAACATCCGGATTATGGTTGTCATATTGAACGATTGTATGATACATATATTTGTAATAATAAGGCATATTTAGAAATTGAGAAGATTAATGGATATACATATACACAACTCCACTCAAGATTATCTCCAAAAGAAAAGAATGAGATACTTTTTCAGTTAACTGCATTCTTAAAATACATGCAAGAAAATTTTAAATTCAATCATAATGATTTAATCGGAGTTAATATTATGTTAGTTCCAAATAATATGTTTCAAAGAGATTGGGTATATGACTTGAGTGTTAATGGAAAAATGCAACGATTTGTTTTAAATTCACCAAAATATTTAGTAAAATTGATAGATTTTGAAATGTCAAGATGTGAAGTTGATGGGGTTCAATTTGGTTCAGAATATAATAGAAATCGATTTTATAGAGATATGGATGTTGTTCCATTCAATTCATCTTCTGACTTTTGTAAAATTTTTACAAATCCAAATATGACATCTCATTTATTATACAATGATGATTATCAAAAATTATTCAAATCGGATCGATATTGTAGAAATAGTGGACCACCATTCTTTAGTGTTATTCCCTTTATTCCAAAAGGAGATAGATTACACTTTTCAGATTTATGTGCTGATGATATTCTTGCATCATCAATTTTTGATGAATTTAAAAATTAAAAAAATATTTTAAAATTTTATTATTTATTCAAAAATAATAAAAATAAAATAATAAAATAGTGTATTTTTTTGTTCTTTTAAAATAATTTTTTTATGTTTAATATTTTCCATGCCTGAATCATACAACCTGTGTCACACAAATCATCTATTTTTGATTTATTTTTTGAAATAATTTCTAATGAATATGAATCACCCCTTTCAGCTAAAATTTCACAAAATTTTTCAGAACACCATTTTTTTCTTTCTGGTTTACTCAATCCTTTTGGTGCTTTTAAAACCATTGTTTTATGTTTTGCAGGAAATGATATATAGTATTTAAATGTTGCAAAATTCAACACAAAATATGAATAAACAAAATGTTCAAGTTTTTGTGCAAATGGATTTCTGCGTAGCTGTTGTTCAATCAATATAACATCACATCTATTTATGTGTTCTGAAATTGAGTCTAAAAATTTTTTGCAATTCAAAAATATCGATAAATCTTTTATGCCATTTTTTGTTCTCACTCCAAAATCTTCTTTACAAAATAATATAATTTCTCCATTGTGACAAATATTTTCACCCTTTGTAAATGGAACCGAAAATCTTTCTATACATAACGCAAAATTTCGATTTCCAATGTCAATTGCACAAACATCCATATAACTTTTTTTATTTTTACAATTTGTTATAATATAATCAATATCCAAAAAGTCTATTCCATTTATCTCATTTTTTGTTTCCTTTTTTGTTTCCTTTTTTATCTCCTTTTTTACTCCCATTTTGATTTTATAAATAATTTAAATAATTAATATTAATCATTAAATAATAATTACAATGATTAATAATGGAAATGGAAATTATTATTATCTATTTTTTTGGATGACATTTTTCTGTATGTTTCTCAATTTATATCCAGTAATTAATTACTATTTTATTACAAATAATTATAATTCAAATAATAATAATAAGTTGGCACTTCTAAGATGTAATTCAACATCGAATTTTACAATTCATGGTTTGTGGAATGATGATTTGAAGTTTGATTATTTTTATAATGAATACATTCTGACAGAGGATGATGATTTTTATTATGATTATAAAGCATCATATTGCACAAAAGAACAGTTTAATTTATCACAAATTATACCATTGGTTCCTATTATGAATCAAGTTTGGTTTTCTTGCTATGACACAAAACAAAATAGATATTATTATTCAAATGTAGACTTTTGGAAACATGAATATGAAAAACACGGAACTTGTTTTAATATGTCACAATTTGAATATTTTAATACAACACTATCACTGTATTTTAACACTAGTATAACGGAAAAATGTGATTATACAAAATATGAATGTTTAATTGATGTTTAATTGATTCTTTACAAATAATATATTATTTATATATTATTATTATTATAACTAATTTATTACTCTTGGTTCTAAAAATTACCATCCCCTATTTGAATGTGGACCCCATCCAGAATCATTTTCAAAGGATTTGCATTGGCCGGAATGAGTTTCTCCAGTTCCACTCGGACATCTATTATTATTATTATTTGATGAATTCATTTTATTTATAAATTATAAATAAATCTTTAAATTATTTCACATTCCATTTTTACATTCCATTTTCACATTCCATTTTTACATTGATAAACACATAAATTATATCTTTGGGTTCCAACAACGTTTCCTTCATAGCAACACTTTTGAGAGCAACTATTACTGTTACAATTCAAATTTGATTGAAACATGTTTATTTTTTATTTAATTATTAAAAAATAAAATTATTTAATTATTAAAAAAAAAACAAAAATTATAAATTTAAAATATCATCCATTGGTAATAATCGAATCGAATCCGCAAAATTTAATTTATTGTATTTGAATAATTTTAAAAACTCTCCTTTTTTATATGGTTCCATAATTAATTCATATAAACCATTGATATCTTCCGAAATTTCACGTTTATATTTTAGTAATTCAATTTCTTTTTCTTTTTTCATTATTATTTATTTTATTAAAAAATAAAATAAATTATTATTATTATTATTAATTTATTTGGTTTATGAAATAATTTGATGACACAATTCATCAATATTTGATACATCAGAAATATCTCTCGAACTATCCCAAATAATATTGTTATTATTATCAAAATATTGATTATGTAGTTCTTCAAGGTGAGACTGATAATTATAAGTAATACTAGTTTCACCATCACGATTACGTTGTTTAATTCTTTGCATTGCTGTATTTACATCAATTTTTAGATACACATTTTTATAATTCTGAAATTGTTTTGGAACAAATTCTTTCCACATATTATACCATTGATTATAATGCTTAAATTCCATATCCGTCATATTTCCTTCACTTTTCAAAATTGATGCAAAAATATAATCACTAATCAAGCTTCTTTCACAGATAATGAAATCAACTTTGTTATAATATTCTTCATAAACTTTTCTGAATCCCATAACTTTATCCATAAATACTTTTGTTTGGAAATGATAGGAATATCTTTTTGAATCGCCATAAAACAATTCCAAAATACCATCCTTAACCCATTCATCAACATTTTCCTTTACAACATATACACTGTATCCAAGAATATTTCTCAAATAATTTGAAACATAATCAATCGTTGTTGATTTTCCTGCACCAATAATTCCTTCAAATACAATAATTTGAGTATTTTTTGAATTATTGGTGCTAAAAGACGATGATGATGATGAAATAGATGTCATTATTATTATTATTTAGAAAAAGTTATTCAATTAAATAATTTTGAATAATTTAATTATAAAAATAAAAATCATTTTTTTTTATTTATTTTTTAAAAAATAAATGATTGTGTCATCAGAAACTCCGGAAGGATTATTTAGAGTATCTCAATTCGATACATCAATGGGAATGGTAAAAGACATTTCTTTTGCTCCAAAATGTGATTACTTGGGTTTTAACTCAGGTGTTGCAAATATTATACAAGATGTTGCATATAATAATTATAATACTGCATTTTGTAATCAAGGAACTGTTCCTATGTTTCCCCCTGCATCGACATTATCTGGATTCACAAATATTTCACAAGAAAAATGTGCAATGAGATGTCCACAAAACATTAGTGGTGTCGGAAATTATTAAAATAATTATTTTTATTTTTTATTAAAAAATAAAATAAATATAATATGACTCAAGAAAAAAAATATAATGATGAAAATGATGAAGCATATTATCCAACATTCAGTAAAGAAACTAATGTAATATTTATTAGTATTATAGTTTTTATAATTATTTGGATTATTCTTGGATTGATGGCATTTATAATGTCAATAGTTTGTTTTAATTCAAAAAGTTCAAATTTTGATAAAGTTATTGGATTAATTATATCATCAATATTTGGTCCATTCTATTGGATATTTTATTTTTCAAATAATAATTATTGTAAAGTTAAATAATAATTATTATTTATTATTCTTATTTAACTTTAAAAATGATATCAAAATTATTTGCGTGCAATTCATTTTCCCATTCATCATTGTAATCAATTTCCTTTTTTGCATCATAAACAAACCATTTCTGAATAATCACCTTTTTTGAAATAATATCACTTTCAAAATTATCCAATAAAAATGTATATTCTCTAGTTTTTCTAAAATCCGTTATAAAAAAAATATTATTATTTTCATTTTCGCATTCTTCTTTTATAATATTATTGATTTCATTATACACATATCTTGTATAATAATGTTCATCTTTATTTATAAAATCTTGTGAAAATTTTTGTAAATCCTTTCGATATATTTCTTTATTTTTTTCTAACAATTCAAATGTTAATTTATTATTATTATTATTATTACCTTTAGAATTATTCTCATTCATATATTCGATAAAATCATGTTTTAATTTGTTTGCAAATGCAAATGATTTATAATTATTATTTTTTAAAATTAAATCATATAATTCTTCTAACTTATTATTATTATTATTTAATTCATACATATTATGTAAATTTTTATTATTATTCATAATTACGTCACATAAATAATTTTTACCATGTGTTTTTGGTCCTGCAATAAGTATAATAAATGTTATTATCATTTATTATTTTTATTATTTTATAATTATAATTTTATATTTTTTTTGTATTAATTATTAAAAAGGAGAATGAAATATTCAAGAAAAGGAAAAGTTTCAACTCGTAAAAATTCATCTCGGAAAAGAACGGCTCGTAAAAATTCTACTCGTAAAAATTCTACTCGGAAAAGAACAGCTCGTAAAAATTCTACTCGTAAAAATTCTACTCGGAAAAACTCGACTCGGAAAAGAACAACTCGCAAAAATTCTACTCGTAAAAATTCTAATCGCAAAAGAACAACTCGTAAAACTTCAGCTCGTAAAAATTCTACTCGTAAAAGCAAAGGTAAACAAAGTAATTATTTAACGAGCTGGAGAGACGTTGCACCACGTAAACAAAGTGACAGAGTTGCATTGAAAAATAGTTGCGGTTCAAAATGTTTTTTAAGGCCGCAAGATTTGAAATTTCCAATTTGTAATAAGAAGTGCGAACCACAGTGTAATGGTCTATTGTCTGCATACATAAGAGCTAAACAATGGAAATATGAAAAAGAAGCATTATCTGCAAGACGCATCGGAAGACAACATGATTGTGGTTGGGCGTTACGACAAAAAGATTAATTTTTTTTGAATAATTTTATTTTTGAATATTTTTTTATAAAATAAAAAAAATTTTTATTTATTCGCTCACTCATTCACTCTCATTGTGATGATGTTCAATATGACATTTTTCACATAAAACTTCGAGATTAAATTTTGAATTTTTATGGAATTTTGAGTTAATAATTCCATTTTTATCCGATGTGTGTTGTTCATAAACATGATGTGTGCACAAATCCTCAGTTGAACCACATCGATTACACTTATCCATATAAACTTGAGAATTATATCGTGATTTTTTTGTTGAAACGATTAAATCACTTTTTCCCTCAATATTATTTCTGATTTGATATGCGCGTTTCAAAAAATCAGTTGTAAACTGGTTAAGTGATGTTGCAAATTCTAATCCATACAACTTATTTCCAATTCCATTCAACAATTTATATGTATAATTAAAATCCATATGATAAATTTGCAAATTTTTTGATTCCATAATTTCTTCAAATTCTACAATTTCGTGTAAATGTGTGCTAATTACAAATGTTGTTTTATTTTTTATTAACTCTTCAATTGTTGTGCAAACAAGAGCACTTGCTGACATCGATTCTGTTCCATTACACAATTCATCTGCCAAAACCATCACATCATCATTTTGTTTTCTTAAAATTGTTTTTAATTCAATCAATTCTGACATAAATGTGCTTTGTGATTTAAAAAGATTATCCATGCAACTAATTTTACAAATTAAATGTTTATATGGATAAAATTCTAGTTCTGTCGACGGGACAAACAATCCTGCTTGTGCTAACACAATATTACATCCAATTGAACGCAACAGTGAACTTTTTCCGGATGCATTCGGTCCATATAACAACATTGACTGATAATTATTTTCATTATTATTATTATTATTTGATGATGATTGAAATGATGATAGATTACCCAAATCAACATCATTTCCAATATATTCTTTATCAATAATTCGTTCAATGATTGGATGACGAATAGATTTGCACCTGAAATAAGATTTATTATTATTATTATCCAAAATAGTAGGACGATTATATGCGTATTTCAAAGAACAAATAGCGCTACTAACTGCAACATCCAAATAAGAAATAATTTTAATAATAATATTCAAAAGATTTTTGTATTTTTGTGAAATATTAAAAATAATTTCATAATATTTTTCTTTAATAGATAATTGCAATTTTTCATTTAATTCTTTTAGTGTGTTTGAAATAATGATAGATTCTTGCGTAATAACTTTTGAAACCGATTTCAAATTTGTAACAATATATTTATTACCAAATTTTTTTAGTTTTTCTGCACGTTTTACAGTCATTGAAAAATAGTAATCGTTTGAGTCGGTTGAACAAATTTTTGCACAATCAACAATTCCAACATCATTAGAAATATTATTTGCAATTTTTGTCAGTTTTTTATGTTGTTTCTCAATTTCAGAATCAATCTCATCAATTTCCGGAAAATAACCAAGTTTAAAAATATTTTTTGTGATAACACCATTTTTTTCGCAAAACTCCAATTTTGGAAAATCAAAAATTTGTTCACAATAAATATTAAAATTTTTTAATTTATTACAAATATTTTCTATTTTTTGTGATTTTAAAATATTTTTTTGAATTGTTGCCCGAATTTCTTCCATTTCAAAAATTTCAACAATGTTTAGATATGATTGATTCATAATCATAAATTCTTTAGCCTTTAGTTTATTCAATGTCGCCTTTCTGTATTTTTTTTCCAAATCACATACGCCTCCCAACAATTTTTTCAACTCTTTTGATTTTGGTTTAACATCATCAATTAAATTATATCTTTTATTTAACTCTTCAACACAAACAATTGGACGTGTCAATCTTTCATATAATAATCGTTTACCCATATTTGTAGAAGTAAAATCGATTGTGTTAAAAACTGTATTGTATTTATTATTATTATTAACACTTCCTCCCCGCAAATTATTTAGTGGAACAAGATACAATTGATATACAGCATCAGAATTTAGATTTAAAATTTTATCATCAGTATGAAGTTGTGGAACACTTAACTTTTCAATAATCGATGGGTCATGTTCATATACATATTGAATGACACAAATCAGAGTGATACGAAGTTGTGGAAATGAATCTAAATTAATATCGGTTGTAGAAAAAACTTTAGTAAAAAATGTGTTTTGATATGCTAATTTTTTAAATTCTGGATTTATTTCCAATTTTTGAATATTCAAATTACCACAATTATTATTATTATTATTTATATATTTTAAAATTTTGTTGTATAAAATTTCTTCTTCTTTATTTTCATACATCTTCAATAAAATTTCAGATGGATTAAATGCATAGATATGTCGTTCAAAATTTGTTAAACAATTATCTTTGTCATTTTCTGTATCGTACAAATCAATACAATTGCATTTTCCCGTCGAATTATCCAATCCAATAAAATAAATATAATTCTTACCGTTTCGAATCTCATAATTTACTCCAACAAGATAATTATTGAATGTTGTTTCATTCTCAATATATGTTGACGCAGAATATACACGTGTAATTCTTCTTTCTTTTGAATCTGAATTTTCTTTATCAAATTGATCAATTTTTACAACTGTAAAACCACTGTCGATCAACGTTGGCAAATGTGTATCAAATGCATAATCCGGAAATCCAAGCATTAACAATTCTTTATCAGTCTCTTTTTTACTTACAGATTTTTTAGCAATATTCATACCTAACACTTCACTAACAACTTTAATATTTCCCAACTCAAATAGTTGATAACACTCGTAAAATGAACCAACACACATCAATACAACTGTATTTTTCCCATATTTTGCTGTATATTCATTATAAGTTTCAAAATATTGTTTAATTAATGGACTGCATTTCGAGATGTCAACTGAACAAATTTTCTTTACCATTGTATTTTTTAATACAATTATTATTTAAAGAAATTATTTTCTTAAATTATTTTTAAAGATATTTGACTTTAAAAAATAATAAATTATGACGATCTAGATGAACGAGATGATGAAGAACGACGAGATTTTGAACCAGATGATGATGAACGAGAAGAAGATGAACGAGATTTGGAAGAACGAGATTTGGAAGAACGAGATTTAGAAGAACGAAATTTAGAACCAGACGAAGAAGAACGAGATTTAGAATAACGATATTTTGAACCAGATGATGATGAACGAGATTTAGAAGAATGAGACTTAGAAGAACGAGACTTAGAAGAAGGATGTGATTTTGTCGATTTATACGATTTTGATGATTTTCGTTTAGGTGTATCTTCAACATTAACACTCTTAAATAATGTTTTTATTGCTGAACCAAGTGATTCTGTCGAACCCGTTGTTATTGACATTTCTAATTTTGATTCTCTTGGTTTGCTACTTTTTCTACTTTTTCGTAAAAATGATTCAAATACTTTCTTTTGTGATGATGTTGAACCTCTCGCAGTTTTTGCTGAACTTCCTCGTGATTTTACTGTAACATTTTTCTTACTCTTTCTTTTGCCACTTTTCTTTGTGTTCTTTTTCACACTTTGTTTACCACTTTTTTTCACACTTCGTTTATTACTTTTCTTCACACTTTGTTTGCCACTTTTCTTTGTATTCTTTTTCACACTTCTTTTACCACTTTTCTTTGTGTTCTTTTTCACACTTTGTTTACCACTTTTCTTTGTATTCTTTTTCACACTTCTTTTACCACTTTTCTTTGTATTCCTTTTCACACTTCGTTTATTACTTTTCTTCACACTTCGTTTACCACTTTTCTTTGTATTCTTTTTATAACTTCGTTTATTACTTTTCTTTGTATTCTTTTTTACACTTCGTTTACCACTTTTTTTATAGCTTCTTTTCACACTCCGTTTACCACTCCGTTTACCACTTCTTTTACCACTTCGTTTACCACTTTTTTTATAACTTCTTTTCACACTCCGTTTACCACTTCGTTTACCGCTTCGTTTACCGCTCTTCTTTAGTGAACACCGATGTGTTTGTTTATTTCTCATACATTTTACACTTGATTTTTTACCTGAACGTGAAAAACAACGATTTGATTTCTTTGAATATTTACATACTCTTCCACTCTTTTTCATTTTTATTTATATTAGTTTTATTTTATTTTATTTTTATAAAATATTTTTTATTGAATATTACATTTCTTAACCAGTTCGCACACAATTATGTCTTCTTCTTGTTTATTATTATTATTATATAATCTTATGATATCTGATATTTTTTTATAGTTTAAATTATAATCAGGATGTGTTTTATCTAAATTTTTTTTTATAATATATAAATTATTTAAAATATTCTCATGATTTATAATGTCCAAAACATTGTCAATTAAAACTTCAAATGATAAAAATGTATCATAATATATATTCAAATTAACAAATTCAATTAAAAATTTAATTGGAATATACCCATGATATATTTTATTCCTTTGAGTATTATATATAGCTAATCGATGTAATGAATATTCTTCATTATTGTCTTTTTTCATATTTTTTTAATTACACAATTAAAAACTATTAAATTAATAAACATCAACGAGTAAATATTTTGGAATAATAAATTCCAAATTTGGGTTGTAATTCATCAAATACATTAAAATATTACTTTTTCCTCCAATATAAAAATCACCTTTACTCATTAAACAAACATCATAAATAGTTCCGCGATATCTATCATATTTCAGTCCTTTTTCAATACACCAATCAACATTTTCATTTTGACAAATCAGTTCTGTCTTCATTAAAAATAAAATAATCAATATTTTCATTACTTAACCTATGTTTTATTTGGTTAATCGAATATTTACTATCACCAAAAATTATACAAACAACATCTTTATTTGTTTTATTTTTAATGTTTATCACTGATTGTATTAAACAATCGTAATATTTAGATTCTTCAATATTCATAAAATGACACGGTGATCTTGCATGTATAATAATTTTTAATTTATTTTTGTATAATTTATTTTGATTCAAATTAATATCAAATAATTCTTGACATTCCTTATTTATAGAATTTTTTATTGTAAAAAAATTTTCTGATAAATTATAATTCATTACACAATCTGTTTTATTTAATACATCAGTAATATATGTTTCAAAAATTCTCATAAATTCAACTAATTTTGATTCATTAATATTATCTTGTAAATCTTTGTCAAATTCAAATAAAAATGGAACTTTTCTTAATGAACATTTAAAAATATTTTCGTCATTTTCCAAATCGATTCCAACAATTCCATTTCCATTAAAAAATTCCATATATGCATCAACATTTTCACCACAATCCCATGTATTCAATAAATCAATCATAAAGATAATATCTTTTATATCACGCATATGATAAATATAATTACATATTAATTTTACGTAAAATAACATTCCGGCGGGATATATCTCGTCTCGTTTTTGAGAAATGTATGTATCTTTATTTGTATAAAAAATACGTTTATTGCACAAACATTTTTCTAAAGATTCTAAATTATTTATTTTATTTATTTTTTTCGGAATAATAATAATTTCCAAATTTTTTATGTATTGTTCATTATCACCATATTCTTTTAAAAAATTTCTTATATGTATTTTTATATCTAGTGTATTATTAACATTTATAATATTACTACCATAATATCTTTTTATATTTGAGCATTGAGATTGTGTATGTTTAAATATTATACGCATTTATATTATTTTTATTATTAATACACAACAACTAAAATTATATTTTTTTTAATTAAAAAAATTTTTTTATAACTATTTTAATTTTTTTTACAAATTGTTAAACCGTTCATTGTTGTTGTTGGATAAAAACTATTTCGATTCATATAATACATCGCTGGATACTGTGCATTCACACAAGATTCTCCAATATTTTCCTGCACAATAAAACTATTATTATTATTATTATTATTATTATCTCTTTCACATATATATAATGTTTTATATGTATCAGTTTCACGAGAAACATTTGCTGTGAAAGATGATAACATTTTATCGTTATTTTCACATTTATTATCTGATATATATGTATTATATACATCATTATTATATACATCATTATTATATACATCATTATTATTCTTATCCATCATTGATGCGGGTGTCCTACATATGTTAAAATGTTGATTATTTGAATCGATAAATAATGCAATAGGATAATTATGATTTCCATTAAAAGGTAAACATTCTCTTGAACTTGGAATAAAATTTAAGATTATATTATCACACATTTTTTTAAAAATATAAAAAAAATATTTTTATTCTTATACAAATAATTATTTTTTTTTAAATAATATTTAAAATATAAATGCTGAAACCAACAATCGCATCAAGAATTTCTGAATATGAATTTTTAACATCTACGATAAATTTTGATGAATTTAAATGTTTAAATATTGATGAAATTCCACATACAAAAATTGGAAGTGGAGGGTATAATAATGTATATAAAATAAATATGAGTGGTGTTGATTTAATTGTAAAAATACCAAAAACTGAATTTGCATCTGAACTATATCCAAATATGTATAAATATATATCTTGCACAAATGAACAGTATTTATTGGCATTATCAAATTTAACAACAAACAATGTATTTCCACATTTTCCATATGTTTTAAAAACATTATTGTGTGATGATGATTACAACAAATATTATCCTATATCAATACAAGAGTATTGTGATATAGGAGATTTTTACAAATTAATAAACACAAAAAATAAAAATGTTGTTGCAAAATATTATGATAAAAGTTTATTACAAATACTTATTTCATTATATTTTATGGAAAATACATTAAAAATTTCACATAATGATATAAAACCTGAAAATGTATTATTAAAAAATATACAGAATACTGTTATTACATATAAAATTAATGATGAGAATTATATAAAAATTAAATCATCAATTTTACCTATAATTTCAGACTTTGATATGTTATCGGGAACTGATAATATAGATTTTCAGAAAAATATTGGTGTATATAATCATTACATGTCAATTTTATTACTGGCAAAGTATTACTATCACTATCATACATCATCGGAAGAAATTTATATTGATTTTATTGATGGAAATCGTAAAAAATTAAATAGAGAATTATTATCATCATCACCATCATCATTTCTGAATTTGTTTCAAATATATAGTTATGATACACCAATTACCACAAGAATAAAAAATTTATACAAAGAAGTTGTTCAAAAACAAAATTCTTTTTTTAAAAATGTGTCTCAGTTTATATTGATGAGTGTAAAACATAAGGAAATTACATATGAATTGGATTTTTTAGAAGATTTAATTATTAATAATTTAAATTTTTTTGATTGTGTTAAAAAATATTTTTCTTCAAAAAATGAAGATATTAATTTTTCAGATACATATGAATGTGAAGGTATGAAATATGATGTTAATATAAATCAAAAATTAACTTTTAAAAAATTATTATTAGAAAATTATAAACAAAATAAAAATATTTTTGCATGTGCAATTCAAAATATTAAAACTCGATTTTCAAAATCTGATATTTTTATAAGTGAACTTTATGGATTGAATCGATTTCAACAATCTCAAACTCGAGTTTCAATTGATGATTTAAATACATATGTATCGACTCATCAAAATCTTTATGATGCATGTCCTTCCGAACACTGTGATGAAAATATATCATTAATTAGATATACATTTTTTCATGATATTATAAACAATATTAACATACGCAATAAATTCAATATTGAAGACAACCGCCAATTATTAAATATTTTAAAAGCAATTGATTTTGTGTTATATAGAGAATTAAAATTAAATAAACTAAGTGTAATCGATACACTCATATACTGTTATTTAATTGTGATGTTATACACGCCAACAACTATTGAAACAATATTGCAATACTTGAATAAAGAATCGAGTGGTGATAAAATCGATATTCCAATTTTACACACTTATTTGTTAAAAATTTTAGATATTTACACTTTGAATTAAATTTATTATTTTCATAAAAATAATAATTATTAATAATAATATCAAAAATATATTTAAACATATTGTGGAAATAATGGTTTATATACCTTATACACATCCAAAGTTGTTCCTTCACCACAATGTGTTCCACTCACAATATTAACTTGATCGCCAAAAATGTTTAAAGACCCCCTTATCATTACATTTTTAACCGTGCTGATCGGTGTTAATGCTTGCGGTTCTTTTTCTAAATAAAACATTCTTAAGTTAGGATATTCAATTAGCTTATCTTGATAATTATTTAAGAAATTTGAAATCTTTTTGACATCATTGATATGAATTGCACCACTTATTCCTAATAATTTATCTAAATACCAATCATTAAAATCAGGATTATCATAATAAAAATAATAATTTTCTCTATTACATTTTACAAATAAATTATTAATATCTTTAAGTTGTTGAACTTTTGCACCATATGCATTAAATTCATTTCGATTTTTTGTTATAAATATAATATTATTAACATCTAACTCAAGATACTCTCTTAACTCATAAGTTTCCATTTCGATAAAATCTATTACTTCAAGACCGCTTGGGAAATTATAAATAATGAGTTCTTCAGGAATATTATCAGTTTTCATTAAAACGTTAATGAGTATATTTGCAAAATAATTTGCATCAGTGTATGAAATATGACGATGTCTCGCTTGTTTTTCAAGATGATCACGTATCGATTCATTAGTTTCAACATTGTAAACAAAATATCCATTTTCATCAATTGGATCATTATCATCTTCATCCTCATCGTAAGTTGGCATCTCTTCATTTTCATCTTCATTATCATCACGATGTAAATTTTGTTGAGCAATTCTACGAAGATGTTCACGTTGTTGTCTCATTTGTTCATCATTATTATCATCATCATCATCATTTTGACGAGTAATTAAACCTCCATCATTATTTCCTCCATCATCATCCTCATCATTATTATTTCTTTCTCTTGTCATGTCTTCATCGGGTTCATCTGATAAATCCTGAGTATAATAGGAGACTGCATGTTCAAATGATATAAATCCAATCCCTCTAATTTGATTTTCCATAATATTATAATATGCAACTGGACTTGTTTCTTCAAGAATATTAATTGCATATTTTAATATTTGATTAAATTTATATACTTCACTTCTCGGCAATTCTAGACATTTATCGACAAATTGTTGTAGATTTTTTATCGATAAACATTCAATAATATCACGATATGAATTATTTATATTATTTGGTTTAAAAGCGAGTTTTAATAAAAATCTTATAACCCATTCTTCTTCAGTGTTTGCTATCAATAATTTCTCATTAATTGAAATATCAACATTGCTTCCATCCAAATATTGCAATGGGATACTATATGAAATATTATATCCTCTTTTTGAATATTTTTCTATACGTTTTAAAATAAATTTGTTAAAATGTTTAATTAATGAATTAACATAATCAGGTTTCAATACACCTCTTTTGTTTATAACATCCTCTTTATTATATGAATACATCGATCTTCCATCATACCATAATTCACAAAATGACAAATCAAAATTTGTTACAACTTGTTGCACACTTACCTCATCATCAATAATTATAATATCAATGTAATCTCCAACATATCGATGTTTTAATCTGAATAATCCTAAAATTTTATTTTTATAAAAAAATGATTGGTCATATGGACATGCAACAATCGGACTAATTTTAATGTTGTAATCAATGTTTAATAAATTTTGAATCAAATTTGCGGCATTACGTTTATTCACATATATATCTGTATCAGTGTATAGTTCTGAAAAATTATCAATAATTTCATCTAAATTATTATCATATTTGTTTGCTAATTCAATAAGGTGTAATAAACTTCCTCCGGCAACAATAGCTTCATTTTCAATTAATATACTTGCAAAATTTAAATTAATTAAATCTGTATATATCATCTGGAGTTTTTCAGTATCAAAAATTTCATCAAAAGTTTGTAATTCTGCCATTTTTAAATATATAAATTTATACTTTATTTATTTTATTTAAAACAATAAATTTAAATTTTATACATTTAAAAATAAAAAGTATAAATCTAAAATTAAAAATGGTTGTCATTAATTATAAAATATTAGTTGATTTATTCTATTATAATGAAAAAACATATGATGTTTATTCATCACCATCACATATGAATAAATATATATTTGATTATTCAAATAATAATAATTGTGTAATAATTTATACCATAAAGGATATGATTGAAAAAGTCAAAAATTTGACAGATATATTAACTGAAAATTATGATAATGAAAATAAAAATGATAATAAACATTTAAATGAAGCATTTCATTTTTTTGTTACACATATAAATTATTATCAAATAAATAAAGAAAAATACAATATAAATAATAACACACCATTTATTGAATTGAGTTTGTTATCAAATTAAAAATAAAACAAATAAAATTTATTTATTTTTTGAAAATAAAATAAATAATGACATCACTAGAAATTGATAATATTATAATATCACCAATGCAATCTGATACATTGTCGGGTCCGCCACCGCATCAACAATCTTATCAACAATCTTATCAACAAAATAATATTGATGGGGGAGGAGGTGTTGTTTTTATTCCAACAGCAATTGAAAATGGTTGTGAAGAAAAAGAAAGTGTTTCAATAAATAATAGTTCTGATGTAACAAATCCATCAAAATTAATGTTATTAAATGCAAAAAGATTACGTGAAAAAGTTATTATATATGAACATATGTGTTATCGAACATCGGTATTTTATACTCGATTAAATAAACTTTTATTGTATCCAAGTATATGTGTTAGTAGTATTATTGCACTATTGAATAGTAATCTTGGTTCAGATCATTTGGACACAAACAAATTACAATTGTTAAACGTGATTGGTAATTCGGTATTAACATTTGTTTTAACATTAAAAAGCACACTGAAACATGCAGAAAAAGCCGATTATTTTTTTAATTTGAAAAAGAAATTTACTAGTTTACATAATAAACTAAATACAGAATTAATAGACAGAGAAATATCAGAAGAACAATTGCAAATATTTATGCATGAATATGAAAATTTAGATGAAAATATTGTGTATCAATTTCCGGACTCAATCATAATGGATGTGAAAGAAAAATTTATAAATTGTGCAATGCCAACAATATGTAATGGAATAGAAATCATACATCACAATAATAATAGTAATAATAATAATAATAATAATCGATTTGGACAATTACAAAATAACATGAATAACACCCAAAAAAAATATAGTATTCCTGAAATTGTTTAATTTTTTCTTATTGAATGAAAATTATTTTTTTTTTATAAAAAAAATAATATAAATTATTTCAGAAATTTTTAAATTAAATCAACAGAACAACAAAATGTGTTTAATGCCACATATAATCGATTTCTGTCTGTCCAATCTTGAATACTATCTTTTTTCTTGAACAGCGTTATTTTTAAATCGGAACATCCAACCACTTTATATTCCGTTTTTGTTGAATCTCTAAATGTTCGTTCAATAACTAAATTCATAATACTATCTTTTGTTTCTGGCATTACAAAACCAACCATATTCATTTCTTGTTTTGCGAAACGGGTTTGGAAATTTAACCAATGTAATGTGTTTAAAGGTCGCATAGCTCCAAGTGGCATTCCATCATCAGGAATAACAACAACAACAATTCTCGAACCAAATGCTAATCCTGTTCGGATTTTTGCAACATATGCACAATATGTATTTCCAATAAGTTTATTTTTTGTCATCATAAGATTTCCAAAATAATCAACGAACGATTTATAAATCAGTTGTAAATCGATTGAATTTCCACCATTATTATTGTTATTATGATTATCATTCTCATCAACATCGACTTTGCAAAAAGCCGAACCACTTTCTAAACATTCATTGAGTGATGTCAAGTTAAAAGACTTTTTCGACATTTTTTTACACAATATATTATTATTATTTAATAATTATTTTTTAAATAAAAAATAATTGATGATAATAAAAAATATTTTTCAGTTACAAAAAAATGACTTGTTATATGTTAATGGCGACACTTCAAAGTTTTATATTGTTCTGGATGTAAACTATCAAAGAGAACTTTTAATTTTAAAAGATAATAATAATAATATCGAAGTTCCATTCAAATGTGAAATGTTTAAAAAAATACAACCATATGAAGATGAAGATGAAGATGTTATATTAGATATTCAAAATATTGATTTAAACAAAAAATAAAATAAGAAAATAAAAGGAATGTTATATGTAAAACGTCCAAAAAAATCTATGTTTGAGCAATATTCTAACATTAAATTAAAAAACAATGAAGAACAAGATGATAATTTAACAATCGACGATATAGTTGGTGATGCAGAATCTCGAAATAATACATCAATTATAAATGTATTACAATCAAAAATAAACAATGTTGAATTGAATGATAATAAAATTGATATTGAATTGAATAATAATAATGAAATGGATGATAAAGTTGACTATTCAGATAATGAATATAATGGATATGATATACAAGCACTTCAAATATTATTAAATGCATTTATAAAAGCCCCAACATATACAGAAATGAAAAAAGTTTTGGAAGTTGATACGGGTAATTTAACACATAACATCATTATCGACAATATGTTATCCCCAAATTATTACACAAATGAACAACAAATTATTTATGGATATATTCTTTTTAAAAATATTATAGATAATAACAGATATTTAGAACAACATAAAAAACAACTTATTGATATATATATTAAGGCTATTAAAGAGTGTGAAAGTCAAAATATTAAGGGAATGTATTTAAAAATTGGTGATTCAGAAATTTTAAAGTTCATTTGTGAATATTTTTTTATACACCGATTTCCTCTTGAAGTTCAAGATAACTTTTTACTCCAACTTTTAAATGATACTGAATTGATTCAATATGATAATCATTATCAAGAGATTGTTGATAATTTTATAAATTGGTTTAATGCAGAGGAAAATTATGAACACAAGTGTAATATTATTGATGTGTTGTTGCGATATGCATCAAATAATATTGAGGTTCAACTTATTTATCAAAGATTTAGAAGAAATGATATATTACAAACACAAATGCAATCAGTTGTAAATACATTCACATATACGTCGGATTCACAAAATGTTCATGATACGAATCTTAATCGAAACACGAAAAATGTAGCACGGCAGATAATTGAAGATGTTAATAATCGTAAGTTACCAAGTGTGGATGTTGTAGAATTTGTGAATACTAATAATATATATGATGAAAAAACAGATAAAGTTTTAACACGAGTTATGTTAGATACTACATTATTTGATGAAAATTTTACTGCATTTACATTGTTTTATGCAATTGTTCAATACATCGCAAATCTTGAGGATGATACAATTAAAAAAGAAATGATAAAACGATTAAAAGAAGAGATTGATGAAATGTCTGGAATGTGTATAACTGGCCATATTTCAAGATTAATTAATGTGTTTCGAGGATTTGATGATAAGTATTGTGCAAACTTTGACTTTAAATCACAATTAAAGTCTGTTATTTTAAGAATTTTACATAAAAATATTGATAATGAAGATGAAAATATTATTATGGGAACATATGACCCAAATTATTCAGAATATTACTTAACTTATATGGTGTGTGTTATTAATACAAATTTACAAAATTTGATTAATGAATATTCCGAAGAAGATGTAACTGAAAATATTTGTAGTGTTCTCAAAGAAATTTATACACATAAAGTTAATTTTATATTAGAAAAAGAAAATAATGGTGATAATGGTAATAATAATTATAAAATTAATGTTTTAAAATAAATAAAATAAATAATTAAATTTATTTATTTTGTATCATTGTAATTATTATATCTTAATTATTATTTTATGCATAAGAACGACTAATTTTTCCACACTTTGGATTCATACATTTGATAATAGTCGTACTTCCTTCGTCTGCACTTCTTGTTTGAATCTGGTAGTTCATTGTTTTTGTTGAATGACATTTTGGACATTGCACAATACTTTCTTGAATACACGGAGGATTCAAGATAATGTCACATTCATGTGCAAATTGTTTTCTTATTGTGTCAAATGCATCATTATCCCATAAACAATAGTTTTTATCATTATTAATTTTTTCTTGAATATTTAAATAATTTTTAGCGTAAGCATTTGATATATTATGTTCAAATGTTCTATCATTATCCAAATCAATTCCTAACATTTCTAACTCTTCAAATTTTTCATTTGTATGTAAAGATTCAACAATACGTTCTCTACTTTTTTTATACAATTTAAAAATATTTTTGCTCGTATGAACTTTGCTTTTACAACTGCTATCCGTTGTTTGCACACTTCTCACATCATCGTCATCATCATCGATATCTGAATCATTTGATGAGTAACTATCATCATCATCATCGTCATTGTCATCATCATCATCGATATCTGATTCATCATCATCAATATCTGATTCATTATCTGATGATGACAATACATCTTCTTCTTCCTCAATTTTATTTTTCGTCATTAATTAATTATTTTATTTTTAAAATAATTTAAATCATTTTTTTTTTGTTGTTATTTGTCAATATTTTCAATATATTCAACATAATCAATATAACTATTGCAATTCTCGCCATCATCATTATTATATTCATCATCATCATCATTATTATTATTATTATTATATCTATTGTTATACATAATAATATATTTTTTATTACTTGTGTTAATATAAGAATTAACGGAACTTAATATATATTGTATATTTTGATTTACATTATTATTTAAATATGTGTAATATTCATTAATATTATTATATATGTCATTTGAAAATAAAGATGATATCATTATTTTTATAGATTCCATTTTTTTAATTTATAAAAAAATATAATTTTTAATTTATTTTAATTATATCATCAAATAATCCTTCTTCAATTTGATGTGCAACGATTAATGTTAATCTATTTGGATTTTTTATATGTTCCAAAACGTTTGCGCAAGAACTTTCATCTAAACTATTTACTGATTCATCAAACATCATTAATGGTAACTCAAGAATATCTCCAAATGCTAATGATATTGCCAAATTTAACCTATCGTATTCTCCTCCACTTAAACATTTAACATCATCAATGACATTTCCTTTGTATATGATATTAAACGAAAGTTTAGATTGTTCTTGTTTATCTTTTACACATCGTAAATCAAACGACATAATATCATCTGTAAAAAATTTATCGACATAACTTTGTATTTTATCATTCAGATCGTAAATAAATCTATCAATCATATTACTTTCTGTTTTTTCGATTAACATTTTCAATTTTATACAATTGAACTTTAAATTTTGATATTTATTGTATTTTTCTGTTAAATTTTTAAAATTATTTTTTAACATAATATATTCATTTTTTTGTTTTGCATATTCTAAATATTTTTTAACATTTTCTTTGAACAATTGTAATTCTTCAATATGTGCATACAAAAACACACACTCTTGTTTTAATTCAATATATTCATTTTCGATTTTTCTAAAATAATCATCTGAATAATTATTCAACTTTTCTTCATCCAAATTTAATTTTATTTTGTTTAGAGAAATATATTCATTATACTGTTCAATAATATTATCATTATATTGTTTATGCAATAAGATATCATTATTTTTAATATTTTTTCGTAATTCATGTAGTTTATTTTTTAATAATAATACTCGTGTTTTTACTTCTATCAAATCTTTTAATTTTTGGATTTCATATTCATAATTTATATTTGAATCATTATCATTGTCATTATCATTAATGTTTAAATTCGCCAGTTCATTTTCTGCTTGTAAAATTGAATTAAATTCATTTATAAGTTGTTTTCTGTTATTATTATCGTCTAAATTATTATCATCTAAATTATTATCATCTAAATTATTATCATCTAAATTATTATCATCTAAATTAATTGTATTTTTTATAATTGTTATATCATTCAAATTATTATTATATATTTCTTTCAATAATTTAATTTGTTCTGAATAATATTTAAAGTTTAGATTGTCACATTTTTTCATAATTTCTAAATATTCAGAATAATATTTATTATATTCAATATATAAATTTTTTACACTATCATTTATTTTACAATTTTCTTTTAGTGTATCAATAAGTTTTACTTCGAGTTTATCTGAATCGACAATTTCAATAAATGAATTACAACTTGGACAATTAATATTCAAGGATATACAATTAAAAAAATGAGATGTAAATATCAGTTTAAATTCACAATTATCCTCATTAGTGACCCCGTCAATTTTTAATAAGGAAGCAACACAATTGCTCAATTTATTATATAAAATATTATATTCTTTACTCAATTGTAAATAATATTCATATTCTTCAATATTTTTTTGAATATTGGTGTTGTGTTTAACAAGTTGTATTTGTAAATTATGCAATTTTGAAATAATTAAATTTTTATTATTTATTTTATTTTTTAAAAAAATTATTCGTTTGGTATTTTTTTGATTCATTTCAGAAATAATTTTTTGATGTTGTAAATTATCCAACTGTTTTTTTAGTTGTGTTATACTTTCAACTTCATTATCATTATCATTATTATTATCATTTAATTTTTCTAACTCATTTTGTATATTTTCGATATCACATAATATTTTATTTTCATATTTAATTTTATTTATATCAATATCTTTAAAAAGTTTGTCAAGTTCATATTTTCGAAAAAGAACATCTTTATGTTTTAAAACATTTCGCAAATATTTAATTCTTTCATATTGGGTATTATACAACTCCAAAGTTTTTGAATATTGAATATTTTTTAATATTTGAATTTTTCTTGGATTTTTATGATTTATCGGATTTGAAATTTTAAGACTTTGTATTTTATTATAATCGATATTTTCTAATATTTTTTGTGCAACTTGTAGTTCAATATTTATCTTATCACATTTATCATTAACAGTTTTTTGATATTGTTTTAAATTTGTCTTCATTTTTTGAATACTTTTATCATTTGTTATCCATAATCTTAAAAATTCCATTCGTTCTGTAGAAGTTTTCTGTAATATTGATAATGCGCCTTTCTGTCGAATATATCCAACATCTTTAAAAAATGATGTAAAAAATGAATCAATATATGATTGAGCGTGTTCATCTTCGTATCTTCTATTATCATTGTATTCATTTTTATTATATCCTTCATCATTGTATTCATTTTTATTATCTCCTTCATTATATTCTTCTTTATTATTTTGTTGTTTATCAAAAATTATAAGTTCTAATTTTTTTGGTTTATTTGTGCGTGTTATTTGTAAGTGTTTAAATGTTAATTTTACACAAATTTTACCATCGGAAGACATATTTGCTAATCCTCTTGAATTATCTCCACATATTACATATTGTATTGCATCCAAAATACTACTTTTCCCAATCCCACTTTTACCTGACATCAATACAGTTCCATTTTCTTTAAATGTGTAGTTTCCATTCAGAATACCTTTAAAATTTTTTATTTGTAACTGAATAAAACTCATTAATGTTTTTTAAAATAACAAATAATAGTGTTAAATATTTTTAATTAATTAAAAATACGAAAAATCATTTTAAAATTTTTTAAATTAAAAAAAAATTAATTTAAAAAAAAATTAATTTAAAAAATAAAATTTTGTTTCTATAATAAAAAAATGCAGTCAAATAATAACGCTAATTATCAGTCATGGCTTAAGAATGCTTACACTCAAGAAATGTTAGCCGGAAACAACGGTAGTCATGTCAGTGATCCACAAGCAGTTATGAATGCTGGAGTTCAAAATCAAGCGAATGATAACTCAGGTATGTTCAGTGTTGGAGCACATGACTCTTGTAAATCTCTTTGGGATGGAAGTGCTGCCGGTGGTTATGCCTATCAAATGTGCTATCAACACCAAACTGGAAACACGGGAGAGGGATGGAATTCATTCTATGGACTCGGAAATAGTGTTAATGCTTTCAATGCTGGTTATGGAGATTATCAGGGAAACTAAAAAAAAATAAAATTTATTATTTATAATTTAATTTAATTTTTATTTTTTAAATTAAAAATAAAATAAATATGAGTTATTGCACAGCATCTGGTTCAAGTGATTTTTATCATAATGCCGGAAACTTATTGTTCAAAAATAGTGCTCCAAATAAACTCCGTCCATTAATTTCAGGTAGAGATACTGTATTACGTTGGCTTTCAAATCAACCTGAATTTTCTAATTTTGTATCACTTATTTATATGGCAAATTTAACCGAATTATTTGATAATATAAGTTCGAATTTAACAGTTTTTGCTCCCACAAATGAAGCAATGAGTAAACGTCCCGAGTTGTTATGTTCTTTAACCCGTGGAAAAGCACGATTGATTGTTTATCATCACGTTACACGAGATGTTCCATTGTGTTTGTCCGATATTGCAAATAATATGTTTGAAGTAAAAAATCCAATTGATACAGTTATGACGATCGATGGAAGACGAAAACCATTTCAAGTCGGATATAATTCAATTGGAACATCATTTGGATTAGAATATAATACTTTAGCAAATATGGTGTCTACCGTTGAATTTTTAACAAATAATGGTGTAATACATCCGATAGACGAATGTATTTTTCCTAAATGCGACACATTATAAAAATTTTTTTTATTTATTTTTGAAAATAAATAAAAAAAGTTAACCGTTGTGATAATTCATCATCATTTGTGTTAAATAATAGTATATATCAGTTGCTTCTTTTTTATCGGTATATTCTAAACAAGTTTGAGTTGAACCTTTGTGGATTGTAACTATAGATTTACGTAAATTTTCTTCAAATTCAACAGTAGTTATTGCATTAATTGGAATCGCGACTTTTCTTTTTATATTTCCAACTTTATATTCTTCAAAAAATACTCGTTCTTTTTTTGTTGAACTTTCATTTTGGAGAAAACAATTCATTATTTTTTAAACTTTTATGTTTATTAAATTTATTTTTATTATTAATAAAATAAAAATGAGTTGTGGGTGTTCAATTTATTCAACTGAAACAATGTATACAGAACCACCATACTACAATTATAATGCACCAAATCTTTTACGATTTAATAACCATTGTTGTTATAATAATAATCCTGCATCATGGTACTCTTGCAATACCAATTTGAATTCAAATAATATTGATGGTGTTAGTAATATGAATATCTATCGATATGTTGATAGTGGAAGAAATTTTGGAAGGCCAAAATGTGAAAGAGAATGTTTTAAACAATCCTCAAACAAAAAAGATTTATATGACTGTTTGAATAGATGTTACAATTAATATTTAATTTTTTATTTTATTTTAAATTAATATTTCTTATTAAAATATTAATTATTTTATTCTAATTCTGTATTATCATATTCCTTAACAAATTCATCAATTTCTTTAATCCAAATAGTTGTGATGGGAGTTTCTTCAAGATACTTAATTTCTGCTTCCAACTCTTCAATTTTTTCAGAAAGTTTTTCAAGTTGTGATTTTGTAATATTATAAAATTTCATATCAAAGAGATAATTATATGTATCTTCAACTTTATCATATTTCATTTTACTTAGCTTTTGTTCAATTTCATCTTTTTCAATACCAAACACATCAATTTTTTCATTTTTTACATCATTAATGAATCTCATTTTATTTTTGAGTACAACCAATTGTGATTTTAAATTGGGAAGCATAACTTTTATACGTGACTCATAGGCTCTCAATCTTAATTCACAGAATTCTTCGATCAATTCTTTAATTGTATATTTTTTGAGTTTACCATGCTCATTAAAACAAACAATATTTGATGTTGATAAATAAGTTATCAAATGGAGAGATTCAATTGAACACTCAAATCTGTTTTTATCATCCTTGTTATTTTCATAAATTGTAAATGACAAATCATTGTCACATCCATATATATCAACCTTTTTAATTCTCTTTGATTCTTCCAAATCTTTCAAAAATTGATGACATTTTTTACCCCAATATCCAATGGGTAGACAAGAGATTTCAGCAACATCATCTTCAATAAATTCAAGAATTCCCTTTGTTACATATCTATTTGGACGGGTTTTATCCTTATAAATGGTTCCTTTAAAATTACGATACCAAGGGATTGGTTCAGAATATTCAAACTCTTCAGTTTTTCCAATTTTATAATTAATCCAAGATTTTACAATTGATGCAATATCAAAAGGATTAAAATTTGGAATTGTGCAACTGTATCCCGAACCAATTCCATTACTACCATTAAACAAAATATATGGCAAAATTGGAATATAATACTTAAATTCAACTTCTTTACCTTCATCAATGTTGTGTTCAAGAATACATCTATCTTCAGGTCTAAATATTAGTTTTGCAATTGGTTTAAGTTTTGTAAAAATATATCTTGGACTTGCATTGTCATTTCCACCTTCAAATGAACTGCCAAACATTCCAATATCATCAAGCAGCGTTAAATTATTGGAACCAACAAATTTTTGTGCCAGATTAATAATTGTTTCACAAAGATTATTTTCACCATGTTTGTAATCGGTGTACTCTGCAACCGAACCACTCAATTGTGCAACTTTAATTTCATTATGAACTAAATTTTTCTCAAAACAAGTATAAATAATTTTTCGTTGTCCTTCTTTGAATCCATCAATAACATGTGGAATTGAACGAGCACAATCTTCAATACTAAATTTAATCATTTGTTTATTCAAAAATTCACTCAATTTATTTGTTAAATCTCCTTCTGTATCAAGTGGGTCATAAGTATCCAACCACTTTTTTCTTTCACCCGTATCTTTACCAAAGATAAGTTTTACCATATCATCAGTTTTATCATCATATTGATATTCAATAAGTTTCTTATTCCAAATTTCTTTAATGTCACCATCTGTAAGAGTTCCTAATCCCTTGAAATGTTTCACAACGGCATTCTTCGGAATACTTTCTTTATCTGCTTCAAATTCATTTTTTGAATAGTAATTTTTGACAATCTGTTTTTTATTTTTATTGAATCTACATCTAATAATAGGAGTTCTTTGTGAAATCAAAAATGGTTTGTCACCTTGAAGAATCGTTGGAGTCATCGTGACAAAAAATGCAATAATAAGTGCCTCAATATGAACTCCATCAACATCACTATCGGTCATAATTTGAATACTTCCATAATTTAATGTTTTTCTATTTTTAATATCTCTATAATCTAAATCAAATTTTAAATTAAGTGCTTGGACAAAATTTTTGATAACTTGATTTTTTGCAATTGTATCCTCCGTGCTTTTATATACATTTAAAAATTTACCTCTTAGTGGCAATACACCAAATCTATCTCTATCTGATGCGATACATTTCACTGCACTTGTCTTTGCACTAAGTCCTTCTGTAATAATAAGAGTGCATTCCAAACTTTTCTTTCCTCCCGCCCAATTTGCTGGTTCAAGTCCTTCGACATTTGCATTTTTTGTTCTTGATGTGATTTTTTTAAGAGTTTTCATAATTTTTTCTCTATTCATAATATCCATAATTGCATCAAATCCTTCCCATTTCATCATTTTCTTAATATTTTTATTATCTTCTTCATTCAAAATAATAGGAACTTCCGGCGCAGACACTTTTACTTTGATTTGTGATGTGAAAACAGGATTTGCAAGTTTTGCATCAATAAATATCCAAAAAAGTTTGGCAACTTTATCAAATGTAAGAGTATCACATTTATACTTTTTCTTACATAATTCTGTCAAAGGCGTAAAAATCGCTTTTGTCCATTCCTTATAATGTGTTCCCAACTCAGGATTATAACATCCGTTGCAAAAAGGGATGGGCATAGGTTTTGAATTTTCTTCAATTTCATTTTCATTATTCAAAATAATTAAACATCGACTTGTTTCAAATTTTGTTGTTTTAAATGTAAAAAGCTGATAATTTTTAATTTCACTAAAATACAATTCTGCATAATCATAAAGTGTCGGAATCTCAATCTCTTTTCCATTAAAATATACCTTGATTTTTGTTAACATTGCTGCATCATATACATGTTTCTTAAATACAGAAAAAATATGATTGTCGGGCTTACCTGATGTATATCCAAATTTTTCATAATCAGGAATAAAAGAAACTTTCACCATATTTTCTTTAACTTTACATTTTTTAATTTGTGGTTTATTTACAACACTCATATTTGTATTCCATTCTTGTGTGTATTTCGATTGATTTTCAATGTCATGAATCTCAATCATAAATTTTTTACTAAAAATATTCAACAAACTTACTCCTACACCAAATGAACCGGCACCAACTCGTTCTCCACTATCGTCAAAATTAGACCCCGCCATCAATCTCCCAAAAACGAGTTGTGGTTCCCACACTCCATCAACATCTTCTGGTTCATCTTCTTCTCGAACATGTTTTTTAATTGGAATAATCAATCCATTGTTTGATATATGAATCATTTCTTTTTCATCATCATCATCATCATCACTTTCGTCATCACTTTCCAATAATTTCCAATCAACTTTAATCTTATTACACTCATATTTACTTCCTTTTGAACGAGGAACATTATCTTTTGCGTTATCGAGTGCTTCATCTAAAATTTTTAGCAATCCACGTGAATATGTAACAGTTTTGTAAACAATTTTATTGGACTCATCATCATAAACAAAATCTGCGAGAGTTTCCTTTTTTGTTTCTCCAATATACATAGTTGGACGTTGAAGAACATGGGAACGTTGATCTTTTGCCTTAATCTTTTGAGTTGTCATTTTTTTGGAAAGTTGACAATGAAATTTAAATTTTAAAATTTAAATTTTAAATCATTTTTTTTTAATTATAATAATTCAAAAAATTGTTATTATTATTATTGACTACAAACTGATGATGCACGTGATGTTGTGGTTGAACGATATCCTTTCTTTCCAGTAACATTTGGAATAATTTTAACAGAAATACTATCTGCATCATCATTGATAGATAATGCATCTTCCAAATCATCATTATCATTAATAGATAATTTATCATCATTATTATTGTGTTTTCGTTTTGAAGAAGATGAATTACTTTTATTTGAAGTTTTACGTTTTTCACGAACAGGAGTTTCTTTAATAATATCATCATCTTCATTTCTGATTCGATATCCACACCATTTAATACCGGGTAACATTTTACCCCATCGTTTAGTAAGATATTCTTGAAATTCAGGACGAGAACACACGTTGGAGCCCGGATAAGATGATTTATACCAATCTTTATACAAATCAAAAATAGTTTTAATTGAAAGAATACTATTCTTATCTTCAATAATATTTTCAAAAATAAATTGAGAAAACACATCATTATCACGACGATATTCTTCTGTTGCAACTAACACTTTATGTGGTTCAAATTTTGCTTCAGAAGGGTGTTCTCTCAATCGTTTGTAGTTTTCCAACATGAGCCAATTAAAAGCCTGAGCATATGTTTTATATTTTGTTTCCAAAAGTTCATTATCTCGTGGAAAAATTTTCTGTTCAAATTGTTCCCTTTCTGTTGCTGGACAATCGTGCTTAAACGTTGATTCAAATGGAAGAACTCGCAATCTATTAAAAAGAGCTTTATCTTCTGAATCAATTTTTGGTTTATCATTACAAATAATAATAATTTTGAAAAATGGTTCAATTTCCCCTCCGTCTTTGAACAATCCTCTCGCAAAAAATGTATCACCTCCCGAAATAAGCTTAAGCATACCACCATTAATAACTTCTTTTTTGTTTGGTTCATCAAAAATCATACCACGAGCACCTGTGCTTCTACTCAATTCCGGACAAGCTTGACCGGAAGGAGGTTTTTTGCCTGTGATAAGAGTTGTCGGTCCTTTAATAATAAATCGACCCATACTATATTCAAGAATTTTCATCATAACAGATTTACCATTGTGACCTTCACCGGACCAAACAATAACAATTTTGCGTTTATTAAAACCTTCATAAAATTCACAAGTTGTATTCATAAAATAAATACGTAGTTCATCATCTGGAAATGTTTTACGAATAACTTCCAAAAGTTCTTTAACAATCGGGTCGTTGTATGTAAATTGAACATAATCATGAGGAATAAATTTACTAATATAGTCTTCGGGTCGACCATCACGTAGGATATGCTTTTTCAAATCAAAAACACCATTTTTGAATGCAATAACATAAGGATTTTTGTCTAACATATTAAAAAAATTCTCATCATAAAAAATATCAGCACACTCTTTTAATACACCCATCTTAAATGAATTTGTTCCCAAATTATGAATAATTTTATTTATTTGTTTAATTTTACCTTCAACACGTTCTTTTTCATTTTTATCAACCTCCGAATCAGAGATAACTTTATACAAGTTTGACATAATTCCACTATATCTTGCTTTTAGTTTATCACTCATATAGTTTCTTAATGTTCTACCTTCTTGATCTTCAACCCAAAAATGACCGCGAAAATGAAACCAAGATTTTGTTTTAATGTCAGCACAAATAAATTCTTGATTATACATCTTATGCAAAATAACTGCAACATCTCTTTGGGTTCCGCTCATACCGATTTTTTCAATAATATCATCAATTTTACTATTTTTAAATTCTTTGAATGCAATAGGATTATCGATAGATGCAAAATAATAAAGAGAACCAATTGTATAATTATTTTTTCTAAAAGAATTCCATTTAAAATCACACTCTTGTTCATCATATTTATCATCACACAATTTACTAAAATCATGCCATAATACTCTCATCTCTTCCGCATCTTCGTCGTTATCAAATTGAATAGAAAGATTATGAAGTAAACTTCCAATTTGAACCCAATCATTATAAGTTGCACATCTATCATAATTTAACATATTCAATAGTTTTCGAATATCGGGAATATCTTTTGAACATAATTCTGTTGTTTCAACAAGTCGTTTGGAATATTTTTCTGCTTTCTCAAAAATATCGTTTGTTAAATCGAGTGATGGTTTTTGAATTGTTCGACATAAATGGATTTTTGGAATAATGCTCATAATTCTTGGAAAGTAGTATTCAATATTATCTTCATTTAATTCTATTTTTTGATCAAATACATTATAAAGTGCATAATGTTTAAAAGCTTGCCACATTGTGATAGATTTTTGATTTGATATATTTTGATTTGATGTATAAATTTTTTCACACATATATGGTTCAGCATCTTTATTTTTTCGACTTCCATACATGAGCCAAGGAAGTTTAACAACCCCTGTGTCCAATTTTACATCAACATCATATTTTAAATCCATAAACAATTGTGAGTGTTCACATAATTTTCTACATTCATTATTTAGTTCATTATAAATATATGTTTGAATATCTTTAAAATTTAAAGCGATATATGGGAAATGGAGATGAAATCCACTTGAACACAATCCATCAGAGTTGATATAAGGGGATTTAGTCAAAAATACACAACATAAATCCCATTCTTTAAGATTTGCAATATATTTTCTAAGAATATTTTGAATAATACCAATAACAAGTTTTACACAAGTTTTTTTATACAATATTTTTGGTTTATTATGTTTTAGTTTTTTTTTTATATCAAAATCAAAAATTAAAATTGTATTTTCTTGCGGTTTTTCTAAAATACATAATCGTTCCATATTATCTTCATTAACAATTGTATCGAGATAACAATTCCAAAACTCTTCTTTTGAACCTCTTGGTATGTGATATTTACCTTTAATTTCACCCATACTGAGATGTGTAAAATCATCAGTATTTGTTGCAAAATTTTGAAGATAATCGATTGGATGTTCGGTCATGTTTATAAAAAATAATTATTTTTTTCTATTTTTATAAAAAATTCATTTTTTTATTTTTATTTTTTATAAATTATTATTAAAAAGTTTTTGTTTATTATTATTTTAAAAATAATAATTTTTTAATAGTCATAATCATCTTCTTCTTCTTCATTATCATACTCATTATAATTCTCATTATAATCTCCATCATCAACATTTACAAATTTTTGTTGTTCTTGTTTAAAATTATTTTCCAATGATTTCATTTTTTTTCTAAGTTGTTCCATTTTTCTCATATATTTAACTTTTGAAAGCAATTTTCGGTTTTGTTGTGTTAGAGTAAATAAACTATTCTTTAATTCGTCAATTGTTTGATTTAATTGTTTTACACTTACAATTTCGGTACGTGTATTGTTACCCATTCCTGTATAATATGTTATGACTTCATATAAAATATCCTTTTCTGGATATGTTTTAATAATATCAGAAATCTCTTGTTGAAAATCTTCACTCATTATTATTAATTATTAATTATTATTAATAATTTACTATCTCTTAAATTATTTTAAAATAATTATTGTTCATCATTTTCAAATTCGTTATCCAAATATTTTACTAATTTTGGATGAATAAATTTTCTGTATTTTTTATAATTTGATTTTATGAATCCATAATTATTTTTCTTTAATTCGTTTAATAAACTAAAATTATCACTCACACTTTCTTCATCAATAGAATATAACCTTTCTTTATCAATAATAAAATTACGTAATGCTAAATCTGTATATTTATACTTCATTCTATACGCAATAGCATTGTAAAAATCAATCATTTGTTGTTTGTTTAATTCATCAAATTTTTTAAAATGTATATCTACTTTTAATGGATCAATAACTGTTGTTGGCTCCCATACTTTACTTGAGTGAACTCTTGTTTTAAATTTAGATTCTGGAATTATTGAATCAATCACCAAAAATGGATATTTTTTATTTCGATTTATTTTATTTCTAACTCCAAGTGGAACACCTTCGGGCCATCTATCCGGATACAAATAAACTAATTTTGTATTTATTATAGGTAATCCATATTCCATCTTTTTATTTTGCATATCGATGTATTTCTTTGGAATTTCATCATTTAAAAATGGTCCTTTCATAATATATGATTTTCCATCTTTTGTCACTAAATATACATCTGTTTTTGAATTTGAAGTTGTAAGTTGAATTCTAAATTTAAATTCCCCAAAATTACTCTCTTTTTCGGTATCACTTTCTTCTGGTATTTTTACATCGTTAACACCTCTAACTTTCATATATATCCACTTTAACCATTTGTTAGTAAGTGGAGACTCAGGAATCACAATTGATGATTCTTTTGCAAAGTATTCCGTTGTTTTTTCAACACCACCTTTAACTTTTGTATGTTTATCATATACGTATTCATCAAATATTATATTTTTAGATATTACGTCATTCCAATTATTCTCAACATTTCTCAATTTTTTATCAATTGGTAACAATTTACGATTTTCATAATCATGTGTATAAACAATATCAGTATAAATCATGACCCAAGTTAAAAAATTTTCTTTTAATTTTAATTCTTTTTGCCATTTTCTACCAATATTTATAATTTCATTATTTGAATAAATATTTTCCAACTTGTCAAAAATTTTTTTTGGTTCTTTTGAATATTTTTTATTTAATTTATAAATATATTTTAATTTTTCATAAAATGAACTATTTTGATTTATTTTATTATTTTCGTTTTCATCATTAAACAAATTTTTATAGGGAGTTTTTAAAATTAATTCTTTAACTTTATCACTTTCCGTAAATATATTATAAAGATGACTACATGAACGAGTTTTTTCTAATTCTGGATTTGATAATATTTTTACAACTTCACGTATGGCTCTTATTTCTTCCTCCCGATTTCGTTCTTTTGTTTTTCTTTTTTTAATACAAATATCCATTAATAAATAATCAAGTTGTTTCCAATATTGAATTCCACAAAATCCAATATCTTCCATAAAAATAATCATTAAACGATGCAAAAAATTTGTTCGTATTGCTTCACCTCGTTTATCACCATAGTAAAACAAATCTAATCTTGATGCGGACCAAAGTGCTTTTTCATACATTGATCTACGAATATATTTCTGAATTGCACTTTTCAACACACTTATATGTATTCCTGATATTGATTCAACACGATATGTTGTTTTAATCGTTGATATAATTTCCTGCATCCCACTATCATCATCATTACTATCATCATCATTCATTTTATTGTGATACGAATAATACATTAAGTTATAATAAATAAATTGTTCCATAAATGTGAAATAAAATTTATAAATTAATTTTGGACTATAATTTTTTATAAAAAATTTTTTATATTTATAATCATTCATTAATATTTTAATAAGTTTATCTGATGGATTATTTACACCAATTCCATATTTTTCAATGTTGCTCGATTGTTCTTTAACATTGTTCTCATTTTTTAAAGATTTGATAAATGAAGATATTTGTTTGTATTTTTTTATTTTATCAGTATAGTCTTTATTTAATTTTTTTTGTTCACTTAGAAATATTTCACAAAATTTATGAAAATCAGTCGAATAATTATTTTGTATTTCATCAAATGACAATAATCTGTATACTAATGAAGCATTATTATTCTTATTATTATCAAACTCAACGATACAATTAAATAAATACTCTACTCCATATTTTAAATTTAATTTTAATAATAATTCCATTTTGATTTATATTAAATATTATTTTTATATATTACGTATAAAAATCATTTTACTTTTTTGAAATGTTTTAATAATTTCATTTGGAGTGAATGATGTGATATAATAATATCCTCATTTTTACAATCACTTTTATCAATACCAATCAATTCATTAATCGTATCATCTTCACCATAATATTCATATGAATATTGATAGTTTTCTTTTAAATATTTAAAAATATAATCTAAAATTTCAAATCTATAAACTTTTTCATTTATATTTCTATTACAAAATGCGGATAGCTTTCTACTCATATAATATTTATTATTATCATTATTATCGTTATTATGAGTATACAATTTAAGATAATTAGTTGCATCCTTATTTTTTTTGTGATTAAACAAAAAATATAAAAACATCATTTTTTATTTTTATTTAAATTTTAAAAATAAAAATGGAAAAATTTACATTATCAATTTTGGTTTTATGTGCTTTTATTTGGCTCACGATTGTCTACACCAGTTTAAATATCAAAACAAAATGTTGTTCTTCCGATTACATAATATTATTTTTGTTTTTTATTATTTTTATTTTTGCACTTGTAATGGAATTTACAGATTTATTTTGTGAAGAAGTTGATATTAATTGTATAAATTGTGGTGATGGTTGTAGTAATAAATACATTTCATATAGACCATCAACTCACACAACAAAACAAGATGCAATTGAAAATATTGATAATTTATTAACAGTATCGCAAAAAATGGTTTGTTGGAGAAAATATTTCATAATTTCTGCATTTATAATAATGTTTTTATTTATGTATAAAAGAGATTTAGAATGCGTCGATTTGGTGTGTATATTTTTAATATTGTTTGTTGTGTTATCATTTTCAGCAAATTTTTACAATTATCATTTTACGAATCATTTGAATGATGTTATAAAATCAAACTTGAAAATTTTAAATTAATACAAAATCATCGTCGTTTTCTTTATCATCTTTTTTATTTTTATATTTCCCATCATCTTTATTATCATCTTTCCCATCATCTTTCCCATCATCTTTCCCATCATCTTTCCCATCATCTTTTCTATTATCAAAATAATGTTCATCTAGTTGTATAATCTGACTTGTAAAAATTTGTTTATCTTCCAATTGTAAAATATTATTTTCACTTTGATTGTCACGAACATTATAATTCCATCGTATTTTTGAATAATTTAAATAAAATACATTTTGTATATAAGTAAAATAAAACAATAAAAATAATTTTTTATAATTATCAACACAGTTAATAATACTTATTATATATATGAAATCATTGAATACATTATAACACACACTATAATTATAATAATTATTATATATTATACATGAATATTTATTTGAAAATAAAATTAATAATAAAATATTTTTATATAATACAAAATAATTTATTGAATGTGAATTTTTAAAAATAATTTTACATATATTCATTAATTTTTTAAAATTATTCACAATAACTCCATTAAAAAGTAGTGAATATAAAAATTCAAGTAAAAAACAAGATAAACTTATATTAATATTAATGTTATAAATATTATTTAAATAATACAAACAAAAACATAATAACATTCTAAATAAGTATTGTTGTAGTTTATCCAAATTGAAATAAATTTTATTTATATACATCAATATTAAAATATTTTTTATTACACTACTGTTTATATTATACTGTATAAATTCAATAATTGACCAATTTGAAAGGAATCTTATAATTTTATAATTTATTTTTTGTATTGTGGCTTCAAAATTATTTTTTTGAAGAAATAAATGTATAATTGATTGAATTCCATCATCATTAAATAACATCAAATATTTTTTATTAATGATGGATTCAATAATATATTGTTTTGAAGACACATAATCTATAATTGTAAAGTATTGCGAATATTTATAAAAATAAAAATATTTTAGAATATTAAAATAATAATAATTTTGATTGTTATGAAAATAAATTAATAAATAAATAAAAATTATTTTAAAAAAAATAGAAAAAATATCTAAATTTTCTAAAATATTATTTATTGAAGAACTAAAAAGTTGTTTATTCAGAAAAATTTCATTATTTTCACAAATTCTATAAAAATAATTGTAAAATATTTCTTTATAAAACGATATTTTTATTTTTTGTGTGGAACACTCAATTATATTAATTATTTTGTTATATCTTGTGAAAATATTATTGTATATTGATGGTATTGCAATACATCCAATTAAAATATTACAAACATTATTAACAATTGTTGTTGATTGTGATGATGATGATGATGATGATGATAATGAGTGAATGTCAAAAATAAAATATGTAATATACAAATAAAAAATATTTATTATAAAATAAATTATATATCTATAAAAAAAATTTGTTATATACAATTTATTATAATCTTGTATTATTTTATGTTTTTGAATTGTTAATAAACCGAAACATTTTGAGTTATATAAAAAAAATAATGCTGAAAATAAACTATCAATTGTTATCAATACATTAAATACATTAAATACATTTTTATAAAACATATTTTTAATTATTATTATTATTTATTTTATAAATAATAAATTTAAAATTTAATTGAATACCGCAAAGAAAAACAAAGAAAACCAAACTAAGACTAAAAATACCACATAATTAAGTTTAAATTCAACAAAATTTGCAATCTTTAATGTTTGTCTAGACAAAACGTTATCCTTTCCTCCAATAAAAAACTTAACATATAATCCAAGAACTGCAACTAAAATAAAAGAGAAAATCCAAAAAGTTCCTCCATTCTTCAAAGTGCTTAAACCCTTTTCAGTGATGGATGAAGAATGTTCATAATCGTTTGGTTGTTCTTGATAGGCCATTTTTAATATATACAATTAAAAATATTATTTATTTATTTTTTTAAAAATCAAACGGGGAATATGCATAAACCGTTGGACTTCCTCCAACCTTTCGCATTAAATTCTTTAAATGTCCATCGGAATATGCAACATATCCAAGGTAAGCAAATGCTAAACAAGCAAGAACAATACCTGCGACATTCACATACTTAACTGGCTGAATCCAATGAGCAGTGTCCTCATGCTTTTCCTCCTTCTCAACATACATAAAGTTGTAAACGCTGACTACAAGGAATAACGTAACGATGAGAAATAATAACCAATGCATTTTTATTAATCATAAAAATAATTTTTTTTATTAAAAATTATTTTTTTTATAATTTAAATCTCAATTAATAATTTTTTATTTTTTAAAATCTTTAAAATCTCTTTAGCAATTATATTTCTTTCTGTGGTATTCTGTAACCACCATATAACATTCAGAGATGTGTTTTTATTCCAATTATCAGAATTTAAATCTGAATCTGAATATTTTTTATTAAACTCTTTGACATCTTTATTCTTTTTCAAAAATGACAAAATCTCATTTTTATTAAATTTGTCATCTATCTTATTTGATTTTCTTTCAATATCAAATTTTACAATAAAATAAATAAAAACATATTTATGAATTGTTGTAATATTTTGTCCAACGGAACGTTTCACATTTGATTGAATAAGTTTAAATGAATCTAAAAATCTTCCTTTTATTTTACCAAAAAAATCTATTTTTAAAGATTGTGCACGTTCTCTAAACTTTGTATCTTGAGTTGTAATAATTTTATCGGTTATGGTTCCCGTTTGAAGAGTCCACTCAATATTTTTTACATCATCTGCATTATATTTTATTCTCCAAATTTTATTATTTAATTCAATGAGGAATAAAGAATTATCATACACTGAAAATTGGGAAGAAGTCGATTTTATAATTTTGGAATATTTTGAATCTTTCTCAATAATATTTTTTCGCGTCCATTCAATATCATTTACACTCAAATAAATTAATACATTTTTATAAATATCTTTAAGAAGTGATTCATATGTCCAACTTGGAAGAGTTTTTAAAATATCTTGAATATCACTTTCGCTTTTTGATTTATTAATTAGTTTAAGTGTTTTATCAATATGATCTTCAATAACCGTATCAGATTTTAAAATATCATCAATCGAATTACGAATGGTTAACATCGGAAAATTTGAATACCAAGATGATACATTCAAATTTTGTGTATCATTTGAAGTGTATAGTGTATTACTACCATCAGTATTTAAAAAACATTTAAATCCAAGTCTTGAAGTTAATAATTGTGTGTGATTTTGTATATTATATAAAACTTTTGTATTCAAATATATATTATCTCCAATTGTATGTTCATCTACAATCTGATTTTGTGATAAGTCTCCCTTTACAATTTCAGAATTTGCATCGATCATTGTTTGTTGATACAACAGTCGATATGTATCTTTTATCAAATCTCTTTCTTCATTTATATCGAGACTTTTAATACCAAAACAACTATATTCACACTTTTGATAATCACATTCTCTAGAATTATTTTCAGCGTTTTTGATAAAATTCACATCATAATTTAATGCACAATCAAACGAAACCTCTTTTGTAATTCTATCTATTTGTTTAATTTTATAATCCTTTTGTTCACAAACTTTATACATATCTACATCGATCGTTGTTGTATTATTGTCCATTTTTTTTGAATCGAGTATTGCTGTATGCAAATAAATTGAAACTGTTGGATCAATTCCTGCTTCAATTAATTTATTATTTCCATTAAATCGTAATGCACGAGAAATTGTTTGGTCAATCATTGGATAATTCCAATGTGATGTATCAATATGAACTTGTTTAATGTTAAACAAATCATATCCCGTGCTTAAAAGTTTACTACCAATAATAACTTTAACAACTTCCGCATTTACATTGTCTTCACTATTACTCCAGTTCAAGTATTTATGAATGTTCGATGTTTTTGAAGTGATGAGCGCATATGTAAATGTTCTATTTGCGGAATTTTTTGAATAAGATTTTCCAGATGCAGGTTTAAAATCAAAAACATCTTTTAAAATTGTTGAAAATAAAATTGTTCCTGTTTCATTCACAAATTCAGAAAACCAAAAACATACATCGTTTGGATTATCCAACATTTGTTTTATTGCAGACGCAAATTTTGAACTATAATTTTGCAATATTTTTAAACGTTTATTTATTGATGTGTCTTTTGATGGTCTTAAAATACTTAGGAATTCATCCGATAATTTAAATTCACTTTCAGTATATTTTTTTAAAGTTCCATCTTTTTTCAATCTTTTTGTTTTCTGAATATTCTTTTTTATCACATATTTATTAAATCCTTCATTTCCACTCGAACCATCTGGAAACACAAATGATGTTGCATATTGTTCTTCTTTTCTAAATCCATCAGACTCCTTTTGTTTTATTTTTAAATAATTTTTTGATTGAAACTCACTCATACGATTATAATATAACTTAAGAAAATTAAAAGATGATGACGATGTTGCATTTGTTATAAACTGATGCGGAACATTTGTTGGAGAAATTAAAAAACTTATTTTATTTTTAAATAAATTTTTTAATAATTCAGCTTTATTTTTTTTTAATTTAAAATTTTCATCAAAAAATTCAGTTTCAAAATTTTTTTCTGGCAATTGTTCATCATTATCCAATATCAAATTCATCACAGAAGCAATCTCTTTCACAGAATCTCTCATTGGTGTTCCTGACATTAGCAATATTTTGGATGATTTTATAGAATGTAAAAACTTATGTAGTAAATCATATGTATTATTTACTTCAACATCTGTTTTTGATGATGATCTTAATCCCGTTAATTCATGAATTTCATCACATACAACCATTGTATAACTAAACATTTCAACGGTTTGTTCAAACTGTTTACGTTTTTTTAATTTTGAATTTGCAAATGATATATATGTATCAAAAATATATTTTTTTCCTAATATTTTATTTTTTTTATTTTCCGATGTATCTTCTTCAATTGGATACAATTCCGGATGTCGTTTAAAAACTTCTGCTTTAAATTTTCTTATCAAATTTGTATTGCTCAATAATATTAATACTTTATTTGGTTTCATATTTAAATATTCGCATTGTTTATACATTAACTCGATTGTTTCTATTGCAGTCGTTGTTTTTCCAAGACCCATACGATGATATACCAATTTTTTATCATTGTTTGCAAGTATCGTTGTAAATCTAGCATTTGATTCTTGATATTTTAAAATATCACGTTCTTCTTCCTCAGATTTATCTTCGTGTTCAATTGGTAATAATTTATTATCATAAAATTCTTTTTTCCTATAAATAATATCATTAAATTTTTTCTGATTTTCATTCGGATAATATACAAGAAAATCTTCTATTCCCATTTTATTTTATTTATTTCTAATAAATAAAAATATTTAATTAATTATTTATTTATTTTTATTTAAATTACTCGTAATTTCATCAAACATTTTGATTAATACATCATATTTTGTATTATACATTCTATATTCGTTATTTCCATTATTATCATTAACATTATTAACATCGTTAATATTATTATCATTTTCTCGTTTGATATGCAAATTATATCCATCAAAATAAAATGAAAGTCCTTCTGCAAAATGGATTTCAATTTCATTGTGATTGTGTTCCCTTTGACACAAACTTACCTTAAAATTATCATATAATTCATATGAATTCTGATTTCTATAATTGATATCCATAAATTCTTTATTTCCAAAATAAAGTCTCAAATTATCATTTCCAAGAATGTAATTCAACATCATTATTAATTATTAACTATTAATTAATAATTTAAAAAATAAAATTCATTTTTTTTTTTATATTTTTAAAATAGTTCCTAAATATGTTTTAATACATTGATAAACATATTGATTAGTATCATTGATAACCATCAAAATTAAAAATTAATACTTTCTTTTTCCACCATTATTTCTATCCTTTGTTTTTTTCCGAATCACTTCTTTTATTTTCTTTTCATATGTTTTTTCATCATCCACCAAAATTTCCGATACTTCTTCAGGTTCACCTTTTTGAACTTCTTTTAATTTTTCTAAAACATATTTTGCATCAGACACACCAATACTTGTTAAAAAATCTTTTGCATTTTCTTCTTTTTCTTGTTTGGTCAATCGAGTTGGTTTATCTTTCGTAATTGTATAAATAACAATTCCCTTATGTTTTACAGCAGTTTCACCAGTTTTCTTAAGCCATACATCTAATTGTTCATTTAATTCAATTAAACGATTTCGTTTTTCTTTGAGTAATTTTGATAATTTCGAGATGTCTTGTTTTAAAACTGAAATTTCTTCGGCAATTCCTATCGTGTCCATACAATTTTAATTAATTTAATAATTATTAAATTAATTTATTTCGATAATATCATCATCATTTATAATATTTGGTGAATATTTATATCGAATATTACAAACTTGAATATTATTATACAAAATTACAAATAAAATATCAAGTGCGCGTTTTGTTTTCTTATTTTTTTTATCATTTGAAATATTTGTATACATTGAGATGTCATTCATTTTATTAAAAATATCAGAATATGTTGCGACATTCATATAACTTGATTTATGTGCATTTTTTATTTTAATCAAAATATATGAATTATTTTCGTATTCAAAATATTTATATCCAATATCATTTAAAATTTTAAATTTACGAGTTGTTAAAAATTTTAAATTATTATTATTATTATTATTATTATTATTAACCACAAATTTTTCAAAATCTTGGACAAAATAATTTGCACTTCTAAACTTCCAGTAAAACTGCACGGGATTTGTTGTATTTTCTTTGAATGATTTAAAAACATTTATAAACCATCTATTTTTTATATCTGATGATATAATATAATCTTTGACAGATTCACACATCATATTTACACTCAGTTTATAACGATTATTATCATTTTCACCATCATTAATTTCATTTGGAATATTTTCAACACTAAAATTCAAAAATGTGTTTATAAAATCTATTAATTTATTTTCTAATAATTTTTTATAAATAAAATTTTTCTTATTTTGAATAAATTTATTTATATTTTTGTAATAAATACATAAATACAACTTTTGATACACATCTTCATCTATATCTACATTTTTATCTTCATCGATTTTAATTTCTTTATTATTATTATTATTATTATTTAATATTTTATTTATAAGATGTTGAGCATCATTTTTTGAAAAAACTTTTGCATAATTTTCATAATTATCTAATATTGCACATTCATTCATAATATTATTTTCAAATATTTTAGCGAGATGCTTATTTAATTTTCGAATCGCCTCATCATATTGTAAAGTTATATTATTTGTATGATTCGGTGATATATGTTGAGTATTATACAATAGATCGATCAACTCGAGTTTTGAAATTTCTAATGGATTTTCAATATGATATCTAGATAAATGATTCCGTAATTTATCAACAGTTAACCATTTCCAAAAATCAGTTGGAATATAATCAACATTTTGAAGTTTTTGCAGATGATTCCAAATGGTTTCATATTTCTGTTGCTCTGCTAAATTAATCGGAACTGTTAAATGTTTCAGTGCAATATTTTCATATTTTATTGAATCATATAATTTATACAATGAAATAAATAATCGTTGATATACATATTTTCGAAATGCAACATTTTGAATAATTTTTTCTTCTTTGACAAATGTCGTTGAACAACATGTATTTAAACGAAGTGACTCTGTAATATCTAGTGATTCTTGTATTTCGTTCATTTTTTTTGTGTAGATATATTCAAAAGAATTTTTTATAAAGTTTTCCCAAGAATCAATGTTTAATATTCTTTTTTCATTTATATCCAACAAGTCAAATATTATGTACAACACATATAATGGATTTTTTGAATATTCAATTAAAATATCTTCACAAATATTTTCTCGTGAATATTTCATAATATTAATATTTGATTGAAGAACACATTTTTTCCATATTTCAATCAACCTTGGCAAATCCATTTCATTTATATTTATTATAGGCAACATATAAGTCAAAATTTCATTCAAATTAGATGTGTTATTATGTTTCAATTGTTCTAATGCATTATCAAACGTGTTATTTATATTATCATTTGATAATAATGTATTCATTTTATAAAAAAAATAATAATTTAAATTTGTTTCTTATTATTTTTTTATTATTTTTTTATTAAAATAAATTATTTTAATTATAAATTATAAATTATAAATTATTTTTTATTTTGTTTTAATAAAAAAATAATTAATTATGTCAATTACAACAAAGTATACTCCTAACTCAAATAATATGAGATTTGGTTCTACCAATGGTTTGATAAATGTTTCTGGATTTGTGGGTGGCAGTGGTGGAAGTAGCGGTAGTGTTGGCGGAACGAACGGTGCAATTCAGTTTAATAATAATGGTGTATTGGGTGGAGATGCAGCTATTGCATCGATAAGCACTTCAACATCAAATGTTTCATTTGGAAGTTCAACAGGAACAGGAACAGTAAACTCGAAAGCATCTCAAGTTTCTATTGCACCTCCATCAAATATTTCAATAACCGCAGGAACCGAAACTGCGGTTACACTTCCATCATCGATAAATGCCACACAGGTGAATCCGCCGGATGATAGTTTAGGGGCAAATTTACAGGCAAATCAAAATGATAGTGGAGGAAGTTACTTTTCAGATGGAAGTGTTAATATTTCATATTCAATTTATGCATATATTTTAACCGTTGGTAATTATTACTATTTTGGAACTCCATCAACTGTTGCATTTACTGATAGTAATTCAGGAAATTTTTTTAGTGTTGATTTGGCTTGGAGTGCAGTTAGTGGCGCAACCGGATATGTTTTACAAGCAAGTGGAAGTTCATCTCAAGGTAATCCAAATTGGATAATTAATGTCGGAAATGTTACAAGTTATGTTGATAATGGTTCATTATCAGGTGCAGATTCAATACCAACGGATTGGAACACCGCCGCATTTTTCCCACCAACCACACCTGTGGCTGACAGTCCAACATCCTTAAATTTATCAACAAGTACGGGATATGCAACATATCCTGATGATGGTAGTATATTTAATATAACAATAACTGTTTATGCATATGACGACTCGAATCCAACAATTTATTATTCAAATAGTTCGACATCAAATAGTGTATTACCACCGGGTATGGGTGGAACTTTTGGTGTTGATGCATCATGGACATCGGGTGGAACACAATCCGGCTATAAATTAATTACAATTGTAACATATAATTCTTTACCACCCGTTGAAGGTTCAATGACAACAACATCCGATACACAAAATGATGTAACGATGTCATCTGGGGATGTGACTGTGACACCTACCGTAAGTCAGTTTAATGCACAAACAACGCGAGTATATCGTGCATATGGATATTTAACATCACCACTAACCTATTATACTACAACATTTCAGGACTATCAATTTACAGATAATGCACCATCTAATGGATATATGATTTTACATTCAATCACATATTCATCAACACCAAATGTAAAAGTTTTGGGACAATATGATGGACAAGGATATTCTAATTCATTTTCATCATCATCTACACAAGTATTAGAAAATACAAATAATATTTGGTTGGGAAATACAGTTGTGACTCCACAACACGTTGGTATTTTATCAAGTGGTCAAACTTGGTTATTTAGAGCATATGCAAGAAATGTTTCTCCATCGTATTTTTCAGATACATTTGCAAGTGCATCATATACGTTTCCAAATGATTCAAATTATAGATTTTTAACATTTACATATACAAATGGAGGTTCAACAACAACAAGATTTTTAAGAAATACATCCGGAACATTTGATGAGTTTTATGATGCAACAGGGACATTTACTGTATATGCAACAACACCAACTTGGACTGCAGGTTCAACAGTTACACCAAATACAGTTGAAGGTGTTCCATTATTTTTGGAAAGTGCAACAACTGTAAAAGCTGATAATGCTCAATTAGTTTTAAAAACAACCGCATCAAGTGGTTCAACAAAGTTACAAATGCAAAATAGTTCGGGAACCGAATTATTAGCACTCGGATATGACCCTTCAACCGGTTTTAATTATTTAAATAGTTCATCAAATACACTTGATTTATTCGGAACAAGCGTTGGACGATATGCAAGATTTTCATCATCAACTGCACAATTAAACGCAAGTTTAACACCATCATTTTTATTTGAAATATTATCAAGTGGAAATGTTCAACGATTAGCATTTAATACTTCAAACAATGCATTAACGATTAATGGTGGATTCATTAATTATACAGGAACATCATCATCAACAACAACCGGTTCACTATATAGAAATGCAGCAGGAACATTATCATATGTATATACATCACCAACACCTTGCACAATATTGTCTGATTCTGGTAGTGCATTAACTGTGAATGTTTTGCCAATGCAAAGTGCATCGAGTGGAAGACTGTCAAATAGTCCTATAACCAATGATACTTCACAAAATTCTATTAGATATAGTATATCATCACAAACATCATATTCATCTGATATAATATTCACACAAACTGCAAGTGGAACTGCGGCAAATACTGTTGCACAAACAAATATAAGTAGCACTGGAGTTGGTTCATCAACAATTGGCGCAAATTACTTAAGAGCGGGAAAAACGATTCGAATTCAAGGAAAAGGGTTTTATAGTGCGACAGGAACGCCAACAGGAACTTTGCGATTAAATTTCAATGGTTCAACAGTTTTAGCATCTTCTGCAATAACACTTGCCGCAGTGACGAATCGTGGATTTTCATTTGAAATTATAACAACGATTCGCACAACAGGAAGTTCGGGAACAATGTTTCAACAAGGAGAAATTACACTTGCATCATCACCAACAACACTTTATGGAGATTTAGTAAGCACTACAACAACCACAATAAATACTACGATTTCAACTGCAATAACCGTAACATGGCAATGGTCTGCAATGAGTCCTTCAAATACAATAACATTAACAAACTTAGTTATAGAAATGATGGTTTAAAAAATAATTTTTATATAAAATAAAATAAAATGGTAAGGAATAGTTTATTGCCAAATGGAATGCGTGTAAAAGAAAATTTCTCAAATTCAACTCGTTCAGCATCTGCAACTGCAAATTCAATAACAAATTTATCAACGAATGCATTAGACATAAATACTGGTGCTGTTGTAGGTGTCGAAGGGATTAATGTTGGGGAACCACACGTGGAGGAACTGGTCAGTCCGATTATTGGGTTGTTGATATTAATCCTATAAACACACCTGATGCAACAAATTCTTTACAACCAATTTCTTTAGTTCGTTTAAGAGACAGAGGAAGTGCAACAAATTCATATTCAAGAAAATTCTGCTGGAGGACAATATCCTTTAGTTATTAATCGTGATGGTCAATTACGAATGGGTTGAAGCGTTCCATTAACAACTGCAATATCATCAACTGCAATGATTGAATTAGTTTCAACAACACAAGGTTTACGATTTCCAAATATGACAACCGCACAAAAAAATGCAATTGCAAACACTGCAGGATTAGTTATATTTGACACATCATTAGGCAAATTATGTGTGAATACTGGTGCTGGATGGCAAACAATAACATCTGCATAATAATAATAATAATATTATTTTATTTTATTTTGTTTAATAAAATAAAATGGCACATAAAATGACATTAGAAAAATGGTTACGCCCATATACAACTAAAGAAAATAAAATACAACAAATTATAACTCAATATGAAAAAAATCCGAATTTTATAATTAAATTAATGAAAGACGAACTTGACCAAATATATCCCTATGAAGATATAATAAAATTTATGATTGATGTGATATTTCGAAATAATTTAAAATTATTATATCCATTTGTAATTTGTAATTATTTAGCCTTGTATCGTCTTATACCAACGGATTTATTTTCAAAAACTGACATAGATACTATTAAGATATATGAAAATAGTGAAGATAACTCACTAGTGATGCGAATATTAGATAAATATGATGTTCCAATTAAAGAAGATAATTTTTATTTGTTAGTTGTGCCAGAAACAATATCGTCAAGATTTCAATTAAAATATTATTCATTTGAGGACAAAAATGAAGAAAAATACAACATATTAAAATATTATATTGATCTCAGTGAATATATGTATTTACCAGACGTCGAAAATCCATATTTGCATATTTTATTTAATTTTACCCAAGAACAACTAAATTTCAATGAGATTTTCACAAGAACAGTATATAATAATCGTGTTATATCAACAGAAAGTGTTAGTCATACTGCTCCATCCAATATTGACTTGTGGAAGAAATGTTTTACAAATATCTATGGAAATGATCCAGATTTTGCAAAAATTTTAAGTTTTTACACAAACACAGGAGACACATTTATGCATTCAGTATTAAGAAAAACATTTATTCCTGAACTATCTCCATATAATAATGTGGAAAATATTATACGTAATTTGAATATTCTCAATTATAAAATATATAATTCAAAACGTTTTATGAGTATATATTGCAATAAATTAAATTTAAAAAATAACATAAAATTATTTCGAGGAATAAGTAATGTTGAAGGTGTTTTAACACGCGGATCGATATTGAATAATATGAGAAATCAGTTTGTTTCATTCTCATCTGATTTTCAAACGGCAACCGAGTTTGGTTCAATCATATACTCATTAACACTTACTCCACAAGATTTAGAAAAATATTTTTTTGTGCCTATAGAAAATATAAAAAATAAATCAGGAAAAAGTATAAGTGAATATGATGTGGAACACGAGTGGTTATTCCCACTTAACACATCATTTGAAATAGTAAACGTTATGAAATATTTAAAAGGTTCAGATGTAATTATAGTTGATATAAAAATACATAATCAAGAATATATCAGAGATGTAACACCAGATACGTTTACGAAAGACATGTTGGCAAATGTGTTTTTAAATAAAGAAAAATTTATTTATAATTTATGTCACGATGAAAAGGGCAACCTTATTCCATAAATTCTTAATTTACCATGATTTTACCACGAATGGGAGGGGAGGAAAATAATTCTCTGTTGTAGCAATCAATATCGTGTGCAGTAACATATCCATCATCATTCCATTCCATAAAAATAAATGCACTTCTCCAATCGACATCCACAAAGTCAACATAGTTATTGTCTGAAGTAAGAAAATTATTAACAAATCGTCTCGTTAAATTTGGAAAATCGTGCTTATAAAAATCTGTACTATCTTTAGTAATACACTCAACAACAGTTTTATTTTTCATCATATGTTCAATTTCATCGACTTTATTAAAATAAAATTGATGATAATTAGTGTCATAATGTTCAGGTCGATTTTTAACACATTCATTCATGATATTCATGATATTAAAATATGCATTAGCGAAATTGTTGAGAGTAATTGTATCGGATGCCATCATTATTTGATAAAAATAAAAGTAAAAAAAAATCATTTTTTTTTTTCAATAAATTTATTCCATAAATATTGTTTTATTATTTTTTAATTTTTAATACAACAAAAATCCTTTTAAATGTGTTTTTGCATAACAATTATCGACCATATGAGAATTTCTTCCACATCTTGAACATCTCAAACATCCATTTTTATTTTCTTTTTTTATATTATTGGGGTTTATATTATCGATATTAACATCATCATTATTACTACTACATTTTTCTAAAATATTTTGTAATTCAATTTCTTTATTTTCATTATTATTAAAATTAATAATATTTTTAAAAAAATTATAAACTTTATTTTTTATTGTTTGAATTATATTCTCATCTTCATTCTTATCATCTTCATTCTCATCATCATTCTTTTCATCATCCTCATTATCATCCTCATCATCTTCATTCTCATCATCATCATTATCATTTTTTATTTCTTTTTTATTTGCCCAACGACACGTATTTGCATAATGTGTGTCATCTCCACAAACAAAACATTTATCCGTTGCATTCAAAAGTATTTTTTTTATAAAAAATTTACACTCCTCTGATAATTGTTCCTGACAAAATGAACCTCCTCGAACATTATCAATCCCATATTGATTCATATACATTAATGTATATTTGTCTTCATCAAAATTATCAACATCAGGAATAATTTTTAGAACATCGATTGGTTTATATCGGATTGTCCATGCTGAACCTTTTCCATTAAAATGTGTATCTATTCGTTTTTGAAAGTTTTTACTTCTTCCAACATAATATTTGTCGTTTTCTAGTTTTAAAACATATATTGTATTCATTATTATTATTATTTTATTTAAAGAATTCTTTAAATAAATTTAAAATGAAAGAGTTTTATGAGATTGATAATGAAAAAGAATACAAAATAAGTGTGGGAGAAAATGCGCAGGAAAATTGGGAACTTTTGAAAAAATCAAATCAAAGTGATGTTTTTATGCATCTGAACAATTTAAGTAGTCCATATGTAATTATTCACAATTCAAATCCACCAAAATGTATTTTAAATTTGGGTGCAAAATATTGTGTATCATATTCAAAATGGAGTGAACTAAGAGATGTTAATGTGTTATATACAAGTGTTAAGAATGTAAAATTCGGTGATAAAGTTGGAGAAGTTATTATTAGCAAAAAATATAATTTAATTAAATTTTAAATATTTAATTTAAAGTATAACGCATAAACAAACAATCTTCACACATCTTATTGTATTGACCAACTTCACATCCACATTCTATACAAAGATTCATGTTAAACTTATATTTCAATATTTTCATAATATTTTCTAATTTTTTTTCAAGTTTATATATTTTTTTATTCAATTCATTACAATCACCATCTTTGTGTAACAACAATTCGTTATCATCGTGCAATTCGTTATCACTTATTACAACGTCATTATCTATCATTGTGTCATCTCTTTTTACTTCATTTGATGTTTCTCGTTTATTAAAATAATTAGAATGTGCTATACAATAGTTTGTCGTATGATTATATACATTTTTTTCACATTGCTGTCCCTTTTTCTTTCCTTTTGCAAAAATATATGAACAATTCATCATTTGTATTTAAAAAAATTAATTTTAAATCATTTCTTTAATTGTTATTATTTTCCATACTTCAACACACATAATCCAAAATCATTTGTTTCATATTTCATACAACGCTTAATTGAATCTCTCATGTCACATTCATAATACATTGGTTCTGTTATAAAAATGTTTGTATTACAAATCATTGTTTGTTTTATTTTAATATTAAAATAAAAATATTAAAATATTTTATTAATTAATTTTATTTAATCTTGTTTAACTGAAGAAGAATCGCTAGGAAAAAAACTCATTAGTGACGATACAATATTTGATGATGCAGCGGGAGTTGATGATGATGTTGACGTATCATTTGTTGTATTATTAAGTGAGTCTGAGGTTGATGTATCATTTGTTTGTTGTGGAGGAGTAGTATCTTGAGGTGTTTGATAAGGACAAGTTGTTGGTGGTCTACAAATGTAGCAAAGCATATATGGAAGATATGTATTAATCAAGCGTGTGAGACTGTTGTATGCACATTGTGAGTTATAAATGTGATACATGCCCTCGGCAAAATGTCCAAGTCCATACAGAAAAACTCCGATAGATGCGGTGACTGCAGCAAACTCCATTTTAATTTAGTTACTTATGTTAAAAAATAAAATCTTTAAATTATTATTAATTAATTATTATTTGCGGATGGATAAATGAATTGGTAAAAGAATAAATAAATAAATAATTTTATTACAATTAAATAATATAAAAATCAAAAATAAGAATAAAATAATTATATTTTTAATAATAAAAAAGATGGGATTTTTTTTAACGAATCCTTCCGAAATTATTGGATGTGAAATTATACCTAACGCGACACAATCACATAGTGCAAAATATAATGCACTCTTTAGATTACTTTTAATAATTACAATTATAATGTTTATACTTGAGTGGAAATATACACTATTATTTTTTACAATTGCAACCGCAACATTAATTTTTTCATATTATTCAAATGAAGAATTTAAAAAAGAAAATTTTAATTATATTGATAAAATGCCAATGCCATCCCATCAATCCCAAAATAATGAACATCTAACACCCTTAGAACGCGTTAAGAAATTTAATGCAACTCAAGGATATCCAAATTTTAATAAACCTTTGTATATTCCACAAAAAATGTATGATTTAGATGTTGTTGGTGGATTTAATCCTTTGAATGTTTTTGGAAAACTTAATTACGAACCTGTTCGTCAAATTTATCCCGAATCAAAAGATTTACCCGATGTTCCCGATCCTCGTTTAAAACGAAAACCTGTTCAATATTTAGAGTCAAATAATGATAATAACAATATTATTCAATCTCAAGGAGTTTTATCTCGTGATGAATTGAGACAGTTATTTAAGAATAGTGACAGAATAACAGTAAATAGAGACATTGAACCAGCAAATATGCCAAATACCAATAATTTTGATATTCCAAGAACAACAAGAACGGTTGTTGTGAAAAAATATGATTGTAAAAGTTGTGGAAATCAATATGCATCAAATGAAAAATGGTGTCCACAATGTGGTATGGGTTCAACAATGACAGAAGGTGACACACCACAGTTGCAACGCGTTAAAACATTGCCCGAATGGAATAATCAACACTATAAAGCAGCAAAAGGTGTAATGAATGTTAATAAAAAAGAAAATTTTAATGTTATAGGCGGTTATGATATGGATAACACAACATATATTGGTGATATTGACAATGATTATGGTTACAATGAATTTAATCCTGAACTAAACTATAAACCTTTCACTGATGGCGGATTGTCATCAGATCCATATGACAATGGTAAAATTATTAATAGAACAAATCCACATATGTTTTATAGAAAAGGAAATTTACAAGAGGAAAATTATCCACAAACCCATGAATTTGATGATTTTGCCGATGAAGGTTTATATGTGTTCAATAGACTCGATCCACAAGCCATTCGTGATCAGGGATTAGATCCGGCACGTCTCGAAGAGATGCCGAAACGAAATCAGTTTTCAAAAAGAATAAGTAGATTTGAAGCGCCAACTCATACTACTCCAATCGATCAAATTGATAACAATCCTGAAATTGATATGTATCAGTTAGGTTATAATGGTATGAAAGACTTAGCGGGAAATATTAAGTATCAAGTTGCAGAAGCTACATACCAATATCCGAATTTTTCAAAAAGTAAAGTTGATCATAACTTGTATTTAAATCCAATGTATCAAGTTATGCCCGAATCTCGTCGTATAAAAACATTGGAAGAAGCTCGTGTGTGTGCCGAAAGTCAATGGATGAATGATTCACTCAATCAAAGAACCGATATTATGGAAAGTTACCTTGACAAATTTTCAGCAAGACGTCAACAACAGAGATTTGCACCACATTCCGCAGCACGTGGTGTCACTGGATTTACTGGCCGTTAATAATATTATTTATTTAAAATTATTATTTTTATTCATAATAATAATTAATTAATTAATTAATTTTATCACATTTCTTTTTATTTCTGTATATCCATCGTCACTCATCCAAATTTCAGTTATTATATTTCCTTCTCGTGAATATTTAATTTTATTCGGGCGATTTCCTTCTCTATAATACTTGTGTTCATCCATATACAACTCCCGTTCTATATTTCCATTTTCATAATAATAAATAATACTTGGTTTATCATTTTTTCTACAACGATGACCATTAATATAATACGATTCACGTTCTACATTCCCATTTTTATAATACCAAATAATTGCGGGTTTATCATTTTCTCTATTAAGACGTCCATTACTCCAATACTGTTTACATTTTATACTCTTACTTTCACCCCCACATTTATTTAATTCTGAAGGATAATATTCAGTAATTGCGGGTTTGTCATTATTATTATTATTATTATTATTATTATTATTCATAATAAAATATAAAATATAAAATATAAAATAATAAATCATTTTTATTGCAATAAAAAAATAATGAATATTATTAATATATCTTAATTAATTTTATATACATCTATATATATACCTGCTGTCCATACAATGCAATATTTTAAATTTTTTGTAAATTCGAAGTCATATCCCTTGTCTTCTGTTAAACATTCATATTCTTCTCGGAATTTGTTTAATTTTGTTTGGTCATATTCATCCTCAAAATATCCATAATAAATTCCCCATCTATTATCAATAAATTTATTATCTTTATATTTACAAACATCTTTTTCATCAAATATATTCGTAAACGTTTTTAAATTCACATCGTATATTGTGTGCAAACAATCATCAGAGTTTACAACTTTATCATAACATGTTTCGGCATAATTGTTATTTTGTATTGATATGAATTGTCCACAAATTTTAAAAGTAATATCATAACATTCATATTTTTTATGTGGGCTCCATGGAAACGTACAAACTCGTTTTATGGGCCAGTTCAAAACAAACTTGTCTATTGTTTCACATGTATCCAAATCAATTATTTCAAATATATTCATATGATGCACTACAATGCGATGATCATCAATAAAATTAACCGTATGATTACTCGAAAAGTATGAAAATAATTCTCTCATTTTTTATTGTAATAATAATAAACGTTTAATCATTTTATTTATAATTAGTGATTTATAATCGCTATGTAAATATTTCGTTTATAATTATTATTTTAAACAAATAATAATAATTAATTAATTAATTTTTACAAGATTTTGTGAGTTCTAAATCCAAATTGACAGTTTCTTTTTTAATAAGTTTACCAAATTTATCATACCAAACATACATAACTGTATTTCCATCTTTTGAATATTCAATTCGTGAAGGTTCTTCATCATTTTTATATATACCACTTCCAGATTCATTAAAATATGTTTCAGATTCAAGATTTCCATTGTCATAAAAATCTTCGACTTTAACAATCCTGTCATTTTTATAATACTCTTTTTTCATAACACTTCCATTTTTATTTGACTCCGAAGGATAATACACAATAGAACATAACTTTAAAATTTCTTCACTGTCATTTTTATTATTCTCATGTATTCTATCAAGTTTTCCATTCATATAATATGCTTCATATTTTTTATTACCGTTATCATAATAAGTTATATGTGCGGGATAGTCAACATCGCGATGTAACTTATTATTTTTATAATATTGAACTTCTGTAATTCTTCCATTTGAATTATAAGAGAATAATGCAGCATAATCACCTTCACGATGTAGTTTTCCATTTGTATAATAAGACTCTTGCCAAATTTTATTTTTATCTTTTGAATCATAATCATATTCAATGAGTGCAGGTCCATCCGTACGATGAAGTTGGTCATCATCAGAAACATATTTTTCACATATTAGTCTATTATTTTTTGTATATTCACGAATAATTCTAGTATAATTGGAATTCTCCATTTTTTATTTTTTTTGTTTGTTTAAAAAAAAACAAAAAAATCAATTTATTTTTGTCAAATAAAATAAAATATTATTAAAATTTATTTCTGGATAAATTATATTATACATATTACATACATTATATAATTCAATAATATTATATTTCAGTTTTATATCCTCATTTTTTAATTTATTTCCAATATAATAATTTATGTTAATGTCTGATGTTAACATTTTTTGAATACCATTTTCAATTATATCAATTAACATATTATTCATTTTGATTATTATTTATTATATTTAATTTAATAACAATAAAATAATTTATTAAAAAATGAGAAAACATAATAATAACTTGAGTTGTTCAAATTTATCAACATTACAATTTTTACAAATACAACAATCCATTCAATCTTCTAACTCAGATTTGAATATTAACAGCTCTCAAACCCAACCAAAAAAAATTGTTAAAAAAGTTATTAGGAAAAAAATTATAAAAAAACCAATTGTGACTGAAAGTGAAACTCAAACCCAAAATAATGATGAGATTGTCGTTGTTGAATCTGTAACTCACAATAATAATGTTACTCAAAATAATGAGGTTATTGTTGAATCTGTTACTCACAATGATAATGTTACTCAAAATAATGAGGTTATTGTTGAATCTGTTACTCACAATGATAATGTTACTCACAATGATAATGTTACTCAAAATAATGAGGTTACTCAAAATGATAACGTTACTCAAAATAATGTTGAACAACATAATGAGATTGTTGTTGAATCCGAAATCCAAAATAGTAATGAGGTTGTTGTTGAATCAGAATCCCAAAATAATAATGAGGTTGTTGTTGAATCCGAAATCCAAAATAGTAATGAGGTTGTTGTTGAATCCGAAATCCAAAATAGTAATGAGGTTGTTGTTGAATCCGAAATCCAAAATAGTAATGAGGTTGTTGTTGAATCCGAAATCCAAAATAGTAATGAGGTTGTTGTTGAATCCGAAATCCAAAATAGTAATGAGGTTGTTGTTGAATCCGAAATCCAAAATAGTAATGAGGTTGTTGTTCCTTTTGTATCATATCAAAATAGTGTAATATATTACGATACTACAACATTATTATCGAAAGAAAATTGTGATGGAAATAATAATAATAATAATAAAGGATATCAAATTTATAATTTTGACAATTCAGAATAAAAATTAATAATTATTTATGAAATTATTAATTAATTATTTATTTGTAGAAAAATATTTTGTAATTTTTGTATTATCAACAAAAACAATTTTTCTTTCTGAATAGATTTTAATCTGATTTATAACTTTTTTCTTTTGAATCATCTGATTATATAATTGTGTAAAAATTTTACCCTTTTTCCATGCAACCACACTAATATCATCAAATGGGTTTGTTAATTGTCCTACATATCCCTCATAATCAAGTCGTAAAATAGAACGATGTTTTAGAAAATAATTTGGGTCTTCCATACGTTCATATTTTTCACTTTTAAGATTATCTGAATATAACACAACATATGCAATACGACTTCCACTATCAACAATTTCTCCACGTTGTTTCATTTTTAATGCCAATTGCACATGTCCGGGTAAACTTTTGAGTTTGAAATCTTCTTCATTAGTTACCTTTTTCTTCTTTAATTGCATTTCTCTTTTCTTTGGATCAGTATTCAACGATTTTGATTTATATCCATCAAAATTACCCAATGATTTTGTAATAATTAAATCTTTAAAATTTACTTGTCTATAACAAAACGCCAAAACTTTTTGGATGCTATAATACATTATGTCATCAATAGGCATTTCTGCAAGTAATGTTTTATAAACAATATCATCAAATAATTCTCTTGCATATTTACAATTACCACGTTTAACGCTCATCACACCACGTTTTTTAACTCCAGATTGGTATACACCATCTCTTCCAGATGGAATCATAATATATGATTTTTTTCCAAAAATTAAAAATTTACGATAATTAACATTTTCAAATTCCATTCCCATAGGTGGTGGGAAATACTCTTTTAGTTTTGATTGAACTTGAATTGCATAATCCCAAATTTCTTCAGGTTTTGTCAAATGACTAAAATGAACATAATTTGAATCTGTATCACCATAAATAATAGTTCCTCCAAATTTTTCATTAAGAATTTTTGATGCCAAATGAACACTTTCACGTCCTCTTGCAGTTGTGCACATTGCACCGGGCATAAAAGGAAGAAATCCTTTTTTAACTCCCATAGCACCATATGCACTATTATGAACAATCATATTTCCAACACCGGCTGCAAAATGATGAGATTCGGTTTCAATATCATAAACATATTCGTTACTACAATTATTTTCAATATATTGAATCGAGAATGGACAATTGTTATATTCGATATCATCATCAGAAATTTCAATACGAAATGGCTTAATTGATACATTTGCATTTAATCCAACTGATTTCAACATTACTACAAACAACATTGTTTGATAATTATCGATATTATAATTTTTTGGATTCTTCAACAACCAATTCTCAATAATAATTTTATTATGTGATTCAAAATAAAAATGTGACATTTTATAATGATTTGAAAACACTCCACATAAATAAGCATATCTATTTTCATATGATAAATTTAAAACATTTGAAAATTCAACATTCTCATATTTTCGAGATATAAACGTTTTTCCCAAATTATAATATTTATTTTGTTTAATTTCATCAGTAATATTTAAAATTGTATATTTGTTTAAATCTTTTGTGTTTAATTTTTCAACTGAATACATATTAAATACATCAATTTGTTTATGCATTAGTTTATCACTCAATTTTATATCAGTTGGTTTTACTTCTCTGCCATCTTCATATAATAGTGAATGGTCTTTAGTGCACTCAACAATTCCATTATCTGTTTCTACTCGAATAAGTTTTTCATTTGGTTGTAATTTATGTCTAAAAACATATTTAACTTTTGTAAATCCAATGTCGCTCCACACTTCTAATCCATCAATTGGACTTGACAATTCATTTCCTTCTGAATCAATAATCCAATCACCTTTCGAAATTTCTTCAATTGTTTTATATTCAAATCTCCCAAAAACTTTGCAAGGAATTGGAGTATTTGCTCGAACACTATTTGCCGATACTTTCAAAGCTAATTGTTGTGCATCATAAACCGTAATATCCGTTTCAATATCAAATTTTTCTTTTTCAGAAAGAACTAGTTCACCCTTTTTAACTTTGTATAATTTCTCTTCCAAAGGTTTCATCTTTTTACGAACTTCTTTTCTTTCATTCAATAAAGAAACCAATTTAGAAGGTAAAACTCCAATTGGTGATTTTAAAAATCTATATTTAAATTTACCACAGATAACAGTTTTCTTTGTTTTCTTTGATTTTCTAATTGTTGTGTCATGTTCACATCCATTATGTTCAATCCATTCAAAAATATGACACATATCATCTGGAATACTATCATCTAATACTAGTGTTGAGAAACAAATGTTAAATGCAATAATAATTGATGGATATAGACTCGCAAAGTCAAATGGTAAAACATTTTCATAAAGACCGGGTGTTGGAGGAAACACATATGCTCCACCATATCCTTCTCCATCTTTTACAACATATGCATCTTTCTCAACAACACGATTATCATTCACACAATAGTCATAAATTTGACTAAACACCTTTAATTGTTGTCCACGTGTTCCCAAATCGATTGGAAGTGTTCTACACACAGTGCTCATAACAGAAATTTGTTGCCAAGTTTTCAATTTATCAAAAATTCTTGCTACAAGATCACTATCTTGAACACAATATTTTGCAATAATTGATAACGATTGTCCATCTCCTTTTTCAAATAGTTTAAACATCTTTTTCGCACTCACATCATCTTTTGTATCTCCTAGAAATTCCTGTGATACGGGCCCTAATGCATACGAATCAAATTTAAATGCGGGATTTCTCATAACTTCATTCATCATATCAATATATATTCTTCCATTTGTATCAATAAATTTAAAATATTTTGCACGCGCTGCACTTGAACTCCATGAAATTTCCTTATATTCACTCGATCTATCCAAAAGAACACCCTGATGTAAAAATTCATCTTTTGAATGTGAATAATATTTTTGAATTCTTTTATATTGATACTCAATATCAAACCCAAATATATTCCATCCTGTGATAATATTTACATTTTTTTCATGAATAAATGATGTGAATCCAATTAACATTTGTTCTTCTGATACAAAATTTAATATTTTCACATCATTTGCAAATTTTTTTGGCGGTATGCCCGTTTTTGAATAGCAAAATATGTATTTTTCTTTTTTCATATCTTCATTTACAATAACACATCCAATCTGGAAAACACAATCTTGTGGTCTATCAGGATTTGGCATACTTGTTGGAATTGATGAATAACATTCAATATCGAAACTCAATAACACCGGTTGAAGCCATTCTGTTTTTTCAATACCGCAAACATTCTTGTATGATGTAATTATTTCATATTTATATTGTGTTATTTTATTATCATTTTCAACAAACTTATAATTTTTTCCATCAATTGAATTCCATCCGCCAATATTTATGTGTTGTAAACTAACAAATTGTAATAGTGGTGATGCATCAATCTCATGAATTTTAAATGCAATTTTTCCATATGAATCAAATCCATTTACTGCAAAATTCATTCTAAGATTTCCTGCAATTCTACGTCTTGCTTCATTTGAATAACACTCAATTTTAACAAACGGAAATAGTTTTTCTGTATATTCATTATTATCCTCATTTTTTTCCAAATTTGAATAATATAATTTTTTCATAAATACAAACTGTGGCTTTGTTGCGATATCTTGACGATATTTGTAAAGTCGTGATGTTATTAAATTCACAATCTCATTTTGATTTGTTTTATATTTCCAATTTTTCATTGATGGATTAATTTCAACATACATCCAAGGATTAAAATCACAAATTTTTACACATATATTTGATATTTTTCCATTTCTTGGTGATTTATACAATCCAAATCCATAAATTATATTTTTTTTAATATCTCTATCAGAATTTCCCATTACATAATCCCATTCTTCATCATAATAGTTCCAAGTATGTGTTCTGAATTGAATCATTAATTAAATAAAATTAATTTAAATTAATTAATTTTATTTTTAAATTCAATTTTTTTTTAATAAAATAATTAAATAATTATTTTTTATTAGAAAAAATTTATTTAACATTTGTTTTTTTTAATACAAAAATATGAATAACTCATTAATTTATCATATTGCAGGAGAATGTGTAGTCGCAATTATAATGATTTCTTGGTTTCAATATCAAAATTCAAAAATGTCATCTAGAATATCATTTCTTGAAGATAGATTACAGGAAATGGAAAAAAATTATGATTATATTTTGAGTGAATTACGAAACATGAAAAAAAGTCATACAGGTATGATTCAAAATGTTTTAGATAATGCATATGCGCAATTTGAGCAACAAAAATATTCCCATCCTCCTCAACCATCACCAAATAATTTACCAAATGTTTTACCAAATAATAATAAAAATAATAAACAGCCATCACCAAATGTTTTACCAAATAATAATAATAAACCATCACCAAATAATGAACAACAAAAACAAAATAACAATGACGGTATATCTCCATCTCAAAAACAAACTGAAACATTTCAACAAATAAATACTCAACCACAAATGTTTACACTTTTTTCTGTTAATCCAATATCAAATATTAATTCAGAATTAACAATTCAAGAACTTCCAGAAGAAGAAGAAAATAATAATTTAGATAAAGACCTAGATGCATTATTGTCTGAAGAAATTGGTGAATTGCAGTAGATTATAATTATTATATTATTTTAATAATTATAAATTTGATAATAATGTATTTTGTAACTGACTTCTTCCCTGTAGTTCGCGAATTGCACTCACGGCAGATTCAATTTTGGATTTTATGTTTACACTTAATTCTTCAGGAATTTGGCTAAAGTTATATGTTCCTTTCTTGATTTTTACCTGTGCATACATTAATTTCTCAATAAGTTCATTTGATATTTTTCCTCTAAATCGATATCCACTTTCTTGAAGTTCTTCAATTGCATCTGCCAAATTTTCAACTGACACTCGTTTTTCTCTTATGTCTTCGTCCTCGATAACCTTTTCCACTTCTTCTTCTTCGTTGTCAACTGAAACTGTTTGATTGTCATCGTCTTCTTCTAATGCATCCTCAAATACTTCTTCTTCTTCACTTTCACTCTCACTAGATGAAACTTTTTTAGATGGCTTCTTAACAACTTTTTCTTCTTCACTCTCGCTTTCTTCTTCGCTACTACTACTACTAGATGAAACTTTCTTTTGTTTTTCTAATTTTTTTAATTTTTCTTTTGCTTCTTTTTCCTTTCGTTCAAGTTCTTCCTTTTCTTTTTTGCGTTTTTCAAGACTTTGTCTTCTCTTTAATTTTTCTTTCTCTTCTTTTTCAGAAATCTTTTTCTTTTCTTTTTCAAGTTCTTTCAATTTCTTAATATCTTTCTTTTTCTTTTCTTTTAAATCTTCCTCATCTTCACTATCACTCTTAATACTTTTTCTTATTTTTTCCTCTTTCTTTCTCAACTTTCTCTTTTCTTCGCTCAACTTTCGTAATTTTTCTTCTTCTAAACGTTCTTCTTCCTTTCTTCTTTCTTTACTCTTTCTTTTTTGTTTTTTAATTTTTTCTTCTTCATTATGTACTTGAGAAAGTTGTTTGTCAAACTTCATTTTCTTTTCATATTCATTGAGAACTTTTAATAATTTTTCGTTATTATCTTCTTCTACTTCTTCATCAGCATCAGATTTTGGTTTTGAATATTCAAGATATTTTATTTTTGAATCAAACTTATTTAATTTTATGAATTTTTTATATTCTTCATACCATTTATCACTTGTATAGTCTTTAAGTTTGTCCTTTCTCGCTTGTAATTTAACATTGTGTTTTAATAAAACTTTGATACATTTTTTAATTTCATCAGGAGATGTTGTCAAGTGACTTAAACTTCTTCCGAGTAAAACTCTTTCAAATAATGTAAAATCCATTATTGAAGAATTAAAAGAATGATTTGCCCCATTTGACAATAAAGCATCAATGACATTATAAGCATTATATTCACACATCAATTCCAACAATGAACATTTATCATCTTCTGACAATGTATATTTTAATCTCTTATTTATATCAAGACCATGTTTTTGTAACATTTTAATTATTTTTGTAAGTTCTTCAACACTTCTATCATTTGATTGTAAGAGCAATACTTCTGCAATCATATATATATCAATTTTTTCAGAATCATCTGACAATGCAGCAAAAATGTTTTCATTATCATTTATATATTTTTCATAATTTGATTCTCCAATTAAACTGGTTATTTTTTGCTTCGCTGCTTTATTAACATCCTCAGTATCACTCTCTTCTTTTTCTTCAACATCTTCCTCACTTTCTTCTTCACTATCTCGTTCACTTGTCACTTTGATTGGATTATCAATATATTTAACAATTTCTGAAGTTTTCTTTTCTTTTGCATCAAATGAAAAATATAAATCATCATAAGATTTCTTTTTAAAGTCAATATAAATTACAACATAATCATCTCCCTTGTCTTTTACAGTTGCTTCTTTTCCGTCAATCTCATAATTTAAATATTTATATTTATTTGTTTGTAATTGTTTAATCAAAATAATTAATTTTTGTTTAGATTTGTCATGTTTAATTTCTTCAACAGATATAAGTTCCTTTACATTTTCAATAACTCTAATATTTTCTTTACTTTTCTTTTTAGAAACTTTTTCTTCTTCAGACGATGATTCATCACTACTTATTTTTGGTTTTGATAATTTTTTAATTAAATTCTTCACTTCACTTGATTTTTTACTATCACTATCATCTTTCTTACCACTTATCAATTTCTTATAATCTTTTGTATCACTTTTTTTCTTTTTTGGAGATTCTTTCTTTTCCTCTTCTTCACTTTCACTTTCATCTTTTTTAACACTCTTCTTTATGCTCAATTTTTTCTTTGGAGATTCTTTCTTTTCCTCTTCTTCGTCACTCTCATCTTTCTTAACACTCTTTTTGACACTTACCTTTTTCTTTTCGTCTTTCTCAGCACTCTTTTTGACACTCACCTTTTTCTTTTTATCTTCTTCCTCATCTTCTTCATCATCCTCAATTTCATATTTTTTATCACTCTTTTTCGCACTCGCTTTTTTCGCACTCGCGTTTTTAGCACTCACTTTCTTACTCACTTTTTTAGCACTGTCTCGTTTTGAAATTCTTTTTCCAAATACTTCTAATACTTTTGGTAATTGTGGAATTGTAAATAACCATCCCTTTTTTCCTTCAAAACCTTTTTGTTGTAAATTAACCCAACGAATTTTATCAACTTCTTTCTTTAACGCATCTTTGTAACTAGTAGTATCTCCGAGAATAACATACGTTTTTTCTGTGTATTTTCTAATAGTTATATTATCACCAATTTTTATAACATCTTTATCACTTGTTTCTTCTTCATCTGATGATTCTTCAGAAGCGGATTCATCCTCTTCTTCTGCATCTTCATCATCATCATCTTCATCTTCATCTTCATCTTCCTCTTCATCACTCTCACTTTCTTGTTTTTTTGTATTTTTCTCAATTGTGTCATATGTTTTCAAAAACTTAACAAGTTTCTTTATAATAATATCTTTTGTGTCACTAGTCTTATATGCAACAATAGGTTCTTTATTTTTTGATAATTTATTATTAATTTCATTACACATATATTTTAAAGCATCAACATTATATCGCCCAAGTTTATCCTTATCTCTTGGATAATCAGAAATATTCTTGGGAACATCCGATGCCCTTAGCGCTTGTCCAACAACAGTTTCGTCATCATCTTCATCTTCACTTACATCTTTCTTTACACTCTTTTTAGCACTTCCGCGTTTAGCACTTCCGCGTTTAGCGCTCACTTTTTTAGCACTTTCTTTTTTGGCACTCGCGCGTTTAGCACTCACTTTTTTAACACTCCCGCGTTTTGCACTATCTCTTTTTTCACTGGCCTTTTTACTAATTAATTTTTGATGTTTTACAATCAAATCAACCAACTCGAATTTTTTAACAGATGATGAGTATCCAATACCTTTTTTATTGGCAATCTCTTTAATCTCCGTTAGATTCATGGATGCTAATTCATCTTTTGTGTATATTTTTCTTTTACCTGATTTTAAAGCTTTTACAATTTCATCAAGAATTCCATCTTTATTAAATTTGCGATATCCAATTATTCCTAATTTTGACGCAATATCTCGCAATTCATCAAGTTTAAATTGAGAATTTAATTCTGATTTTGTTGTTGGTAATTCCGATATTCTCATATTTTATTTATTATATTTAAAAAAAGATAAAATTTTATTAAATTATTAAAATTTAATAAAAAATTCAATTATAAATTTTTCAAATATTGTGTTTTTTCTTTATTTGTTGAAAGAATATTTAATTTTTGATATATCTCATCTGTAATAATTATACTTCTCTTTTCTTTTTTAACTGAATCATATACCATCACAATATCATCAATCTTTAAATTTATATCTTGATCATATAATTCATAAATAAAATTCATAATATTCACAGGTTGAGGTACTTTTAAAAAGTCCTGTTTATTTTGACTTTCAATAACGCGATATGCTTCCGATACCGCACACTCGTAATAAGTTAAATAATTTAATAATGAATGATAAAATGCGTCGTAATCAAAATCTGTAACTGTGATATTATAATCATTCAATAGTGATTCAATATCAGATTGAAATACCGTTGATGAGTATCCTGATTCGGAAAATATTTGTTTGTAGTAAAAATGTATAATTGTTTTAAAAATATATTTTCTAAAAGTTAAACTAGAACCACATTTATTTTCAATTCGAACAAATAAATTATAAAATTTCATAAATTTTTCTCTGTGCAATTTTATATCAATTTTTTCATCCGTTTCTTTTAATGGCAGTTTCATAATGTGTGTGAATACATCAAAACAATTGATCGATGAATCATAAAATATACTTTTCTTTGAACATAATTTTGTTACGTCATTTATATATTTTTTCAAAACAAAAATTTTATCACGATTAAGCTTTAACCATCCTGTTTTCATATCAATATGACTCGTTTTATAATATGTATTTGCATAATCCTTTAATTTTGAAGACATTTTTGATGTTGCGGAACAATGTGTTGGATAATCCCACACCATATTCAATAAAAATGTTCTAAAATCATGATTTAAATTTGATACAATGGGAGTATATCCCGTTGTAAAATTTGTTATACATGTGTCAATGACACCTTTTGATAACACGTCACAATAGCTATATCCTGTATCAATTATTACTGTTGATAATTCATGTGTTCTTAACAAAAACTCATAATCTTCACCAATATATAAACGATACATATCATCTGTATCTTCCATCAAAACATTGGATGTATGTAAATCATAGTGCGTAAAATCACAATATTTATTTGCATTATAAATCGAAATTAATGTTTGCATTATAATTGAACATATAATATTATTTATACGTTTTCCATCTTTAAAATCTTCAATTAAATATAAATAATCATATACAGAAAGATGTCCAGTTAATTCTTCCATAAGTAAAAAGTGATTTTTACACTTTCGTTTAGGAATATCTATTTTATTATTTTTGTTGTATTTATACAAAAATGGAACATACTTTATCGGTTCTCGTGAAAAACTTGGATGTGTTTCCATCTCAACAACTTCATATGCTCTAACAAAATGTGGATTCCATTCAAACATTTCTTCAAGTCTTTTCATTATATTATATTCAGCTAGAATTGTATAATCCCAAGATTCACAAACTTTCCAAATAAAATTTATATATCTATTATCTGTAAGATGTCCCGAACCAACCGTACTCAACCTATCTTCTGATGTATGCAAAAATTCCTTTGTCATACACCATTCTCCATCATCAAAGTATCGAATATTATCTGAAATAATAGATTTTTTTGATGTTATAACATCAAACATTTCTTTAATACACTCATTTTTCTCTTCAAATGAAATATCGTTATTATCATCATTTTTATTTTCATCATCAGATGACGAATAATCGGTATCACTGTTCTCATCTTCATCAGATGATGAATAATCAGAATCTGAATCATGTTTTTTTCTACTATTATTATCATCTGATGAAGATGAATTTGATGATACGGATGATATCGATGATTTTGGCATTTTCTTTGTTTGTTATTAACAATTGTTAAATATATTTTTTTAAATATATTTTATAATTCAATTAATTTAATAATAATAATAATTATGACTGACGATAGTTTAATTCAACCGGCTCAGTCATAACAGTCATTGCAGGACACTGAGGAACCGGAAATTGATCACATTCATCATTGTCACGTCGTCTATTCATAAGGGACTGTGCGACTGCCGCAAGTTGTTGCGGATTTGCGAGAAGTGGAGCACCAGCCGCAGTCTTCTGTTGAACTAACCCTCCATTTCCGTTTCCATTTCCATTTGAGTGCTTCTTATCTTTATTGACGAAATACACGATTAAAAAGATAGCTAAACCTAAAACCACAAGAACTGCGGCAGCAAGCATCATTTTTTGTTTGGGTGTCATTTTTATTAATTAAAAATATTTTTTTTTATTTAACAAAAATATGATGTCGTGTTATAATTTAAATATGTACGATTCAACGTCAACAAGGTTGATTTCATATGATGAGATATTAGATTTGCCGGTAAGATATCCAGAATATGTAATTCAACGTCCATTAGCAAACGAATATTTATTTTATAAAGTTCCAAATAAAAAATTTTATAATTATTTTAAAGCAGATAAATAATTGTAAAATTTTTATTTAAAATAATTATTTATAAAAAGAATGTCATATATTTCTATTATTTTTGATGATGATGATAATGATAATAATAATGATAACGAATTTCAATTAATTAAAGTTATAAAAATAGAAAAAGTGTTTTTGAATCGTCATGGTATAAAAAATATTTGTTGGATTTTATCAAATGATAAACTTTTAAAATCACATTACTGTATTTATATTCCAAAAGTTTTAGAAAAATTTAAATTTGCAGTTCTTCAAATAAAAAATAACGACGATGATAATGATGCCGAATTAATATTAACAAATGAAATTAATAAATTTAAATTTATCGATTGTATTAATCTTGATTTAGTTTTTGTAAATAATTAAAAATAATGGAAAAAATAAACAAATATTTGTTTTTTTATTTTAATTTTAAATAAAACTTAATTTTTTTTTGAATAATTAATTTTTAAAAAAAAATTAATTTAATAACTTGAAAAATTATACAAAATATGGCTACCGAACAACAATCCGAATTTTACGATTCAGAAAAAGTGAATCGTCTTGAAAACTGGTTGATGTGTTCTCTAACTTCTCGTGAAGATTTGAGAAATAAACTTGTGCATTTGAAAGAACCTCATCTTCTTCGTAATATTCAAGATTCAGAACTTAAACAAGCACTTGCAGAACTTGTTGTTGACGAGTTGTTGACAAACTATCCAAAGATTGAACGACGTCTTGAGGACCCTATTTATAAGGAACAAAAGTACTGTTTGCACTCATTTATTCCAAGTAGTGGTGCAACTCCTGATAAGGATGGTGTTTTTGGTATCCTAAAGTTCCGTGGTGCATTTGAAACTCTTGAAGAAATGCAAGAGCGGACCGAATATCTTATCCGAAATGTTGATTCTTATAATCGATATTTCGAAGGTTTTGTTGGAAAGCCATTCCCTATTACTGTTGATGAACGATATGCGGAAAAACAAGCGTTCGTTGATATCCGAAGCAAAATCAACGAAACTACTGCAAAACACGTTGCCGATGAACGCAAGAAAGAAAAGAAAGATATGGAAGACCTTAAGATGCGTCAAGAAAAGTTGCAAGAAAAGGTTGATGAGGAATCTGCCGATCCTCTCACTCAATACATTGAGCAACGTGTTCGTAGAAGTCATTTGATTTTCACTGTGGTTGGTGGTAAGAGAACTCTCAACACTTATCTCCACAGCATTAAGAAAATCAATGCTTGGCTTGCTGAAAAGGATGCTGAAAATCCCGATTTTAAGGAACAATTCCTTGATAGATATATGATGGCTCGACGAGAAACCGGCGTTCCTGATTCAGATATGACACTCCTTCAGTATATCAACGATATCGAACCTGAAGGATTGTGGGAAAATTTTGTTGAAGATGACGAATCTAGTGGATTGAATGAAGAGTTGAAGGATAAGTTGAGTGCAGTTACCGGAAACTTGAGTAATAGTGTCAAGTCACAGTTTTCATAAAATAAAATAATAAATAATAAATAAAAAAGTTATTATTATAAATTTTTATAATAATTAAATTTATAAAAATGGATATAATATTGTATAAAACTTTATTTCAAAAAAATGGCGATTGTGATAATAATGAAAAAAATGATGATTATGAAATTAATAATGCGTTAAATAATTATATTATTATAATTGAAGTTATTGGATTAATTATTGGATTATATTTTATATGTGGATGTGAAAAAAATATAATTTATAATTTAATTCTATTTATTTTTTCACCATGGTTATTTATACTTTTACATTGTTATGCAAAAACTTGTTAATTTTATTTTTTATTTTTTTATTTTATAATATTTTTTACCCTTTATAATATTTTTTTTTTTGTAAAAAATAAAAAAATAAAAAAAAAAATAAAATATGTTAATAAAAAATGTCGTCCACCCCCCCACCCAATAATGTATATTATGGAGCTCTTAAACGAGATAACGGAAATGCGGGACTCAAACACGGTCAGGTGCTTTCAGAAATTGCAGAAAACCGTGGCGTTCTCCTTGATTCACAGTGTGAACAAACAGGAAAACTTCTTGAGGCCATCGGAAGAGTTGATCGTGATGTTCTTGAATCGAACCACGATCAAACAAGAACCGTTCTCTCAGAAATCGGACGAACCGACCGAGATGTATTAGAATCAAACCATGATCAAACGAGAACTTTGCTTGGTGCGATTGGCAATACAGATCGAGATTTACTAAACTCACAATGTAATCAAAGTGCATCACTCTTAAATGCAATTGGGAATACTGATCGAGATTTACTAAACTCACAGTGTAACCAAAGTGCATCACTTTTAGGTGCAATTAGCGGTGTTGATAGAAATTTATTATCTTCACAGTGTGCACAAACAAGTGAAATTCTTGCTTCTCAAGATCGTAAATCGCTCGCTGATGAAGCAAGAAATAACCGTAACACTCAATTTATTATTGATGGTGTTAACGAGGCAGAAAAAGATACGGTTGATGCAGTTCGCAATGCAGAGATGTCCCAAGAACGCAATGCCAGTCGATTACAAGAGTTTATGAATAACAATAGTGAACGAATGGAACATGTTGGTCGTGATATTTTGGCATCAACAAAAGATAATCGTTATGAAATTGTTAAAGATAATGGAACTGTTAAAGAACGTATCGATGATGCACGAAGCTCTCTTGAAAGAGATCATCGTGATTTAGAAAAAACTACATTAGACTCTAAATTTGAATTGACTAAACAACATGGTATAACTGATAAAGAAATTTTCCAAAACCGTTATTACAACTCAGTTGAACATGGTCAACTTGGACGAGATCTCGAACGTACTCGGGGTGCTTCAGCAAAGGATCACGCGAAGATTGAGAAAGAAGTTGTAACAAATAGATTTGACAATGTTATTAGACATAAAGATACTGATAAGGAGATTTTCCAAAACCGTTATGATAATTCTATTGAACACGGCCAAATTGCCAGAGATCTCGAACGTACAAAGGGTTCTCTCGGAAAAGATCATGTAAAACTTGAAAAAGGTTTGGTTAAAAATAGATTTGAATCAAGTGTTCAGCACGGACAGCTTTCAAAGGAACTTGCTCAAGCCCAAGGAAAACTTGGAAAGGATCACTGTAAAATTGAGAAAGAATTAGTTCAGAATCGATACGAATTATCTTTACAAAATGGACAACTATCTCGTGAGTTTGTTGAAAAAACTTGTGGATTGGACAAACATCTTGTGAAAACTGAAAATCGCTTACAGAAAGATTTGAGTGATGTTCATCATTCTCTTTCAAAAGATCATTGTGAACTTAGACGCGATATTGACAACAATAAGCATTCATTCACAAAACAACACTTTGCTTTGCAAAAAGATGTTCTTGAATCACGTTCATTCCTCGCTCTTCAGAATGAGAAAACATCTAACAAGACTCAGAAACATCTTAGCAAAGTTGAGAATAGACTTGAAAGACAAGCTTCCGATAATTTTGCTAAGACACAATTGGATCTTTGTAAGCTTGAAAGCAATCTTGCTCGTCAGGCTTCCGAAAATACATGTTCAATTCAGCTTGAGGCTCTTAAAAATAAAGAAGCACTTGCTAGACAAGTTGAAATGTGTTGTTGTGAACTTAAGGAACGTATTGCAAGTTCCGATTGTTCAACCAAAGAACTTATTCGCAGTGTGGAGACTGAGCGACTTCGTGATTCTCTTCGTGCCGCAGAAACTCGCAATATAATTTTAGAATCTTGTGATCGCAGACGTCGTTGTGATGATAACTGACTAACAGATTGTATCGAACAAATCACTGCAGGAGCAGATGACGGTAAAAATAACATGAATACTATAAACGTCTACTGTTCTGGACAAGCGGACGATTGTCATGATGAGAAACCATGCAATAATAATGATAATAATAATGATAATGGAAATGGAAATGGAAATGGAAATGGAAATGGAAATGGAAATGGTAATGGAAATGGTAATGGTAATGGAAATGGTAATGGAAATGGTAATGGAAATGGTAATGGAAATGGTAATGGTAATGGAAATGGTAATGGAAATGGTAATGGAAATGGTAATGGAAATGGTAATGGTAATGGAAATGGTAATGGAAATGGTAATGGAAATGGTAATGGAAATGGTAATGGTAATGATAATGAAAATGGTAATGGTAATGGTCGAGAACGAACTGTTGATAACTTTGAAGATTTTTTAAATTAAATTATTAAAATTAACAATTAATTTTAATCAATTGTGAGAGTTTGTAACACAATAACATTTGTTGTAATTGTTATAAAAATATTCATAAGAAAATTTCATAACATAATATAAATTTATAATAAAATCAATAATATCATAAATAAAATAATAAGTTCTTTTAATATAATAATGTAATTTATATGGACACTTATCTGTAAAATGATCTGATTCACCACATGTGTAACATAACTCATCCATTGTGCGAAACTCATCTTCTAATGCACGAATTTTGTAGGTTGGAAGATATAGTGTTGAATAACTTCCTCCTCGCACATTATCAATTCCATACTGTTTCATGTATAATTTTGTATGAATGTCCTCAAACATATTGCTTGATATTTTAAATGTTTCAACAACATCAATAGGTTTATATATTCGCGTCCATAAACTTCCTTTATTTTTAAAATGTTCATAAATACGAGAGTTAACGTGTCTATTTGTTTTTCCAATATAAAATTTATCACAATCACATCTTAACACATATAACCACATAATATTTGTCGTAATTTATTATCATGGTGTTTATTTATTAAATTATTATTTTTGTTTACAGTTAATAATTAAAATAATTAATTTTTAATCGACAAACTGACAAATCCAATTTTTATAACTATTAAACAATTCTTTATTTGTATAAATTTCAGGAAATATTAAATAAAAACTTTTATCGAAATCATCTTTTGTAAAATCTGTAACATCTGGATGTGCATCATATTTCATTCTAAACTTATTCATTTTTACATACACATTTCTAAATTCTTTATTATCTGAATTTGGATATTTTTTTATAAATTCATTCCAAAATTTTTCATCATTCTCATCAATCATTTCTGTTTTTAATACAAAATCCCGCAATGTTGGTATATTTTTATTTTTATTTGATAAATTAAAATATTTTCTATATTCAGATTGTAATTTTTTGTTTGATATTGAATCAAATTCATGCAACATGAATACTGCATTACGTTTTAATTCATATAATTCTAAATTATCAATTTTGCTTTTTAATAAATTATTTTCAATATTTAAATTTTTATTATCTTTTTTTAATTCTTTTATACTTTTCTCAAAATTAAATAATTTTTCTTTTAACATTTCATTTTCCTTTCGTAATTCATCTATAGTTTGAATATGGTATCGAATATCTTCTTGAAACTGTCTAACATTTCCTTCCATTATTAATAATTTTTCTTTCAATGAATTATTTTCATTATTCAATCGAATCCATTCATCAGTTGGAACAAATGAATGTGTTTGAACAATAGTTCTTTCTATTTGAACATTATTATTAATATTCTTTTTCTTTTTTGTCATTCACAATAATTATTATTTAATAAATATTAAATAATAAATTTCATTTCATTTTATTTTTATTTTTATTTTTATTGATTATTATCCACAATTTAATGTGATGATGGAAATACCGACGCCATTGCAATTCCACAAATTCCTGTATTTGTATTATTATTCACATTATTTCTTTCAATAAACACATATCCCTTATTTCCCCAAAATTCTCCCCAACTATTTCTCACAATCCAATAATCAATATCATCTTTTGTATTATATCCAACAATTACAACCGCATGGTCAAGATTTGTTCCGCAATCTACAGATGTGATAACTCCATCACTATAAAACTGAAAAGTAGCCGTATCTGCTTCAATTGCGATACTAATAGGTTGTCGACTAACAACTTCCCTCATCGTTAGTTCTTCTCCACTTGCAATATTATAACAGTTCTTGACATCATTTTCTCCATATCTTGTTTTACAATCTTTGCACTTTTTATCAACACCTTTGTATTTAATTTCATCTTCTGAACAAATTCCTCCTTTATCAATCACATATCTAAAACTTGAGTCCATCATACCTCCATTGCATCCATTATTACCATAACTACTCGTGCAATCCACCAATTCTTGTGGTGAAAGATTTGTTACAGATGTGTTTGAATTAATTGCAATAAATGATTCAAGAGCTTCAACTGTTGAAAACGCCCAACAACTTCCACATTGTTGTTGATCTTTAACCGGAGAAACAACACCTTTAATATTTCTCCAATCAAATATATTTGGAACAGATGTATTCTGAAATGTATAATTTCCACAATAATTCGTTTGATTATTAATTGGGTGATGATGAGACCGATGATGAGAATTGTTCAGAAACATTTTATTTGGTTTATACAACTTTTCAAATTCTTTACTTGTCAAATCACCAAACTTATTCATCGCCTTTTTGTATGTTGAATGCAGTTGTGAGTTGTGCAATGCAATTGATTGATAATTATTTTTATAAATATTAAATCTATACTCTTTTTCTTTTTGTGATTTATATACTTTTCCATATTTTTGAATAAAATTTGAAAATTGGATCTGCAACTCGTCTTCATCAGAACTATAGTTGACACAATTTGTGAATGTAAATGCAAATGTAATTAAAAGTAGTGTTTGAATCAAAAATATAAACTTCGACATTTTTTTTATATTCTTTATACATAATAATTTGTATTTAAATTATTATCAAATAATTAACAATAAACAAAAGATAATAATTAATATTATATTATTTTTATTTTTATTTTTATTTTTTTATTAATATTTATTGCATAACAAATTATCAAAATTTTTATAACTTCCAACACTTCTCGAAAACATATTTACTGTATTTGGAACATTTTTTGTATTTTCGTATGGACCACAACCCATACATTCTGCAACCTTTGATTGTAATCCATTTACATAACAAGGCATATAATTATCTTCTCCTAAAACAGTAAAATATCCAGTTTCTAAAGGATATCCTTTCCAACCATCGTTCAATATAAGATACATTATTGGATTTTGCGAATCGACATAAGCAGGCATTTCAACAGTTGCGTAATATATCCCACAATATCGTTTATCAGCACCAGATATCGCGATACGTAATTTATTACCATTTCTTAAACAGCTTTCCATTAACTCATATGTAGGATGGACTTTAATCATACTATTCACATTCGAATCCTTGAATTGAAACCAATTCCAACTTAAAATTTTATAAGCCTTTTTATAATTTTGTTGTTCGAATGATTGCATTTTTTATTATTTTATAAAATAATAAATTAAAATTAAAATTAATTATAAAATAAATATTTTACGTCGATCATTTTAAAATCATTATTATCATTACTGTCATAATTATCAATAATTTCATTAATTGTAGTTTCTAAAGTAGATAATCGATTATTCCATTCTTTAACTTTTGTTTTTTTGATTTCATATTTTCCTGTTGATCTGTTATTTGTCCAACAACTTGTTATTTTTGTGTTTGTTTTCTCACAAATATATTCATCAGGATTAAATCTTATGAATACAAGTGGACGATTATTAAAGTCATTTGAAATTTCCATCATTCTTCTATTTTCACACATTTTGTCATATTGAATATGTGCATTTTCATCAATTTCAATAATAATGATATATATTCCAAAATCGATATAAATATCAGGACGTTTTTTTGAACACCCATCCGTAATTATTTTATCACAAATAATATCATAGTCTGGAAATTTATTTTTAATAAATGTAACAACTTCACGTTCTTTTGTTTTATAATTTCGACAAATAGGTTTGTCAGGAAACAAATGAAGAAAACACATAAAACAATATCCCTCATATTTTTTATTTGCAAGTATATCGCAATGTTCTGATTTACATCTCTTGCTTATAATATTAACCATACCACTTAATTTATGTTCAACACAATATTTTGCGTTCTTTTGTTCTCCATAATTATAAATCGGTATTTTATCACAATCGTCAAAATCACATTTCTTACTTCTAATATTAACCATACATTCTAGTTTATGGATATTACAATATATCGGGGTTTTTTCATTTTTATAATTAAATGTTGGTTGTTTATAACAGTCTTCAATTTTACATCTATTACTTCTAATATCAACCATACCTTCTAGTTTATGTTTACTACAGTAAATTGCTTTCTTTTCTTCTTCATAATTATAATATGGAATTGTATTGCAATCTTCAAATATACATTTCTTGCTTCTAATATTAACCATACCTCCTAGTTTATGAATATTACAATATATTGGTTTCTTTTCATTTTTATAATTAAAAGCGGGTTGTTTACAACAGTCTTCAATTTTACATCGTTTTGTTTTAACGTTTATCATACCATCTTTTTTATGACAAGCACAATACAATCCTTTTTTATTTCCTTTATAATTAAAATGTGGATGTCGATCACATTTTTCAAATTGACATCGTTTAGTTTTAACGTTTATCATGCCATCTTTTTTATGAAAATTGCAGTAAATTCCTATTAAATTCCCTTTAAAATTAAAACATGCACCAGTTTTACATTGCGTTACACCATCTTCGAGTAAAGTTCTACATTTTCTTGAAGAAAAACATATCATTCCTTCTTCTTTATGAATTGCACAATATTCGGGATATTCATTATCTACAAAATTATATGTTGTAATACGATTACATTTGTCAACTTTGCACCTTTTTTTATTTTTAGAAGTTTCCATTTTTTTTATTTTTATTTTGTGTTTAATTCAAAATAAAAAAATCATTTTTATTAATTTTAATTATTTTCCAACAATATACATTTCATAAGCATTCTTCCATTCAAATAATGGTTTATTTAGTGATAAATTTGCGGCATTATGAATATTAAAACTCCAATATAATAAATCTGTATTTGTTTTTGAAAATTTATTTATATTATTTTCGGGTTTTGTTATATGTTTTAAGAAATGCATTCGACATTCGCTACAAGGCAATGTATGTGTTAAACACATTACAAAACATTTATATGAAGTAAAATATTCTGCTGTTTGATCATAAAATGCTGCAAACATATGAATTATATTCCAAATGGTCGGACCCCAAACTCCTTTCGTTATTTTATTTTCATCAAATTCTCTATCAAAATCAGAATATTTTTTGATTATTTTGTTTTCACGTGATGCACAAAAGTTATAATATTGTTTCATCAAATTAAATAATTTGTCTGATGACGGACATACAGATTTAAAAGCACTATCACAATTACAACCCATTTTTTCAAAAAATATTATTGTGTTGCAAAATCGCATTTTTAAATTGTTAAATCTACCAAATTCCGATGAATATCGTGTTGCAATATTACTTATCATATATGACATACTTAAAATTAATAAACGAAAGGAACATGCTTGAGTTTCAACATCTGAATATGCTTTTGTCATATAAAATAAAGATTTCCAAATATTGTTGTCCAATTTTTGAATTTTTGCTTCCATTATATAATTTTTTTATAAATAATAATAAAATTTAAATAAAATATTTGTATTATTATTATTATTCATAGAATTTATAAACAATAATACAAAAATTAAAAGTTTATTTACATTTATTTTGACATTCCTTAACAAATGCAAAAAAATCGTTCTCTTGTAAAACACCAACTGAACAATTAACACATTTACTTTTGCAAAATGCCAATAACATTGGAATATATCCTTGTTTATCTTTTGGTGCATGTGCAGTTAAAACCTCAATCGCATCCATTGTCTGTTGATTTCCACTATCTCCACTAATTTCATAAAAATTACCACCACTTTTTAAACTTTCAACACATTTTTTATAAATTGGATGAAACATTCGACAAGCTCTACAATTATTTGAATAAACTAAAATAATAGATAAATCATTGTTTGCAATGTTTTGTGATATTTTATTTTTATCATTTGTTAATACTTTATCAGGATTATTGCTCAAGTTTTCAATTCTCACCATTTTATTTTATTTATTTTATTTTTTATTTATTAAATTTTCTTTAAAATAAAATAAAATAAAAAATGTCATCGTCTTTTCTTAATTGTGGAAATGGTGCTTGTAGTGGATATATTTCATATCCAAATCCTCAAAGTAGTAGTATGTATAAAATAAATTGTTATAAAGATGAACAAAATTCTGTTGGAAATATAAATGTGTGGAATTGCTATGGTTCAATACCGTATTATAGTGCTCCATCTATAACATCATCATCATTTAATAATTTTAATTTTTGTCAGAATTTTCAATATAATATGCCACAGTCATGGAATGAATTTACAAGCAGTGCATATAATCCTCAAATGTTAAAAAATATTCAAACTTATAATACTCCATATGGTTCATCAAATGTGCAAACTTGTGGATTTTATAATAATAATGGAGGTGCACTAAACTGTTACACAAATAGTACTAATCAAACTGAATGTTCGGGATTTGTAAACGATGGAGTAGGTCTTGCAAATGTTTATAGTATAAATTGCACACGTTCGTTGAATAGTAATAATACGAATCAAACATGGAATTGTTATTTAGATACAAACCAATCTTATTTATCTGCGAATGTATCTCCACATGGAGTGTGTAGTGGATTCGCACAGAATGTTAATAATAGTTGGAATGAATCTGATAGTGATATATCTTATACAAATGCTGGAAACAACACATATGTGTGCAACTTTAGTCCAAGTCCAAGTGCATATACACAAACTCCCGAAAGCAATGCAAATTTAGCAAGCGAAATTCTACACTCAATTTCAGAAGGATTGGAGGCAGCTAATGCATAAAATTCAATTAAATAAATTATAAAATAAAAATTATAAAAATAAAAATTGTATTATTTTTATTTTTTTATAAATTAAAAATTTCAGATAATTTATATATTTTATAATTTGAATAATAATCAAATCTTCCAAATGTTACTATAACACTTTTATTATTATCATTTTTATCATTTTCATCAAAATAATTTGACAAACCACACGCAAATTCGATTCCTGATCTTTGTGAATCGTCTATCACAAAGTCGGTCGATTTCCAAATTGGTTCAAATGGATATTCACTAGATAATAATACAAACTGATGTTTATAATTTAATGGATGGATTCGTTTATGTGTAACACATAAGTATCCTTTCCAATTCTTATAATCGATTGGAATAGATTGGGTTCCTCCTCTTAAATTTTTAAATATTTCCGATGAATTATCTTTACTTTTGTAAGAATCCACAACAATCCCATTGTTTTCGTCAAATTGTAATAGTTCAAATGGATATAAATATTTTACAAAATATAAAGTATTATTATGAATTAACGATATCCAATTTTTCTGTGTAGTTTTCGATTCGAATAAATAATATTTTTCAATAATTGATAAGTCATCACTCAATCTTATTAACATGACATTCATTGTTAAAGTTGTAGGAGAATAAAACGATCCATACATATACCATTTGTCTTTAAATCTTATCAATCTTGCATCTTCCAATCCAAAAGATTTCTGAATTTGTTTATTATTATTTTTACTTATTGGTAAAATAGGATAGTCGACATTTATAATTTTTGATTCGAGAACTTCACTCAAATTGTTGTTCATTTTTTGATGTAATACATATGAATGTATTTTATTTTTTAATATAAATGTATCAACAAGATTATATATTTTTACGGGACATGCATTGCTAACACGTATTAAAACATTATATTCTTTATTTTTATCATCATAAAATATTGATGGATTAAATGCAGAAAATCCTTTATATTCTTTTGGAATTTTTAATTTTATATGATTCGATTTTCCTTTAAAATAAGAAGTATATTTTATGGTAACAAAAATAATTAATAAAAATAAAATCAACGTGATTGTTATTAATTTATTTACTTTTTGAAAAATAAAATAAATTATAATAATACATAAAATAAAATAAATTATTTCTTGCATTTTTATTTTATTATTTTTATTTAAAAAATAATTTATTAATTTATAAAATGCAATTGTTAAAAATTGATAATCGTGAAAGAAAATTCATTGATTTATTAAAATTTGATACAGCATTTTATAATTCGCATCAATCTCAAATTATTTTTGAATCTCTAAATATTGGAGATTTTGAAATTATTATTTCTAATTCATCCGATAATAATAATGAAACTTTTAGACGATTTATATTTGAAAGAAAAACTATTTCTGATTTATACTCATCAATAAATGATGGAAGATATCACGAACAAAAATCGCGATTACAACAATCTATAAATGATGATAATGTAAAAGTATGTTATATTATTGAAGGTGATATTTACTCGACATCAAATACAAATTGTATTTTTGGAGCAATACTAAACACAATGTTTCGTGATAATATCCAAATATATAGAACAACATCATTGAATGACACATATAACTTTATTAAATCATTATTTACAAGAGTTTTAAAAAATTCAAAGAAATGGGAAGAATATTTTATAAATAATAAAGACAATAATAATGTTGATCCAAAAGTTTATAAAAATGTTCAAATAAAAAAATCAGAAAATCTCACAAAAGAAGTAGTTTTTATAAATTCATTGAATAATATTAAGGGGTGTTCAAGTGTGATTGCTAAAGCTATTTACCAAGAATATACATCAATGAAAGAATTAGTGAACGCATTTGAAGATTCTGATAATCCCGAATTAATGTTAAAAGATATTAAAGTTGGTTCAAGAAAAATTGGACCAGTATTATCAAAACGAATTTATGAATTTATTATGTAATAACGAGATGTAATAATGAGATGTGATAATGAGATGTAAATTAAATTATTTTTAAATATTAAAAATAATTATTTAGAATAAAATTTATTTTGAAATTGTTGAAATATATTCAGAAAACCACACAGCATAATTATCCATAAATGTTTTAAAATAAATATCTGAACCTTTATTTTTTAAAACCCATTCATAAAAATATTTATCCATTATTATATTATTATTATTTTAATAATAAATAATTTTTAAATTAAAATTATTGAATCAAATCATTCATAATTTCTTGAAAAACAATGCCGCCACAAAAACTATTTTTAGATGGCATACATTCTAATTCATCTTTAATTTTTAACATTTTATATTTGTGCATAATAAAAAAACGTCGAATTGAATATATAATAATATTTACACAATTGTGAAAATGTGGATGTTTTGAAAATAAATTTCTTGAGATTAATGACAAATTCCATTTTTTTTCTTTATACTCAATCATAAAATCAAGTGTAATATTTGGATTTAATGATAATCCATTTATATCCCATGGAAAATACATATTATTTTTAATATCAATCAATCTAATATTTGGATTTTCTGATATTTCTCGCCAATACCATTTTTTATTTGGATATTGTTTTATATGTTCAATTGTTGTGTGATATGGAGCAATTAAATATTTATCAGATAATTTATCTTTTAATAATTCATTAATATTAATTGAACGACTTTTAAAATAAAAATTATTAAAAACATGATATTTTTTTAAAATGTGTTGATATTTCTTAATAAATCCAAATGTAATACTATTATTATTATGCAAATTATAAAAATTTGTAATTTTTTTATTTTGAATTAAATACTCAATATCATTTTCTGTAATACTATCATTACCCAATAAATGGTTATAGTTCCAATTAATAATGTGTTCAAGTTGTTTTACAATATTTAAATTAAAATTTGGATTAAATGATAATCCTTGAATGTTAAATGTTACTCTTTCATCGTGAATGTAATTCTCAATGATCGATTTTGTAATATTTGTATTACTTTTACAAATTTCATACATTTTATAATGTTTGTTTAGAATATCATTCATTGATTCAAGTGATAATAATTCGTCAAATGAAAAATTATTATTCATACCAAAATTACCATACCAATCATAATGTAAATTATCAATGGTATCTTGTATACTTATATTTTCATTTTCACATAACATATGATATCTCCAATGTATATGAGGATTTTGATCAATAATATCAAATGTTATATTTGGATTTTTTGTAAGATATTCATAATCAAAATTAAATTTATAATAATTAAAAATACGAATTAATTCATTATAATTACCATAATTATCACATTTTATCAATAAATTTGTGTGAATGTGCAACATAATTCTATCACAACAATCGCACATTTCTAAATTCATTAAATCTCTTATTGATGTCTGTAATCCTAAAACATAATATGAATATTGATTTTTAACATATAACACTTGTAAATTTTTATTTTTAAATGTTAAAATATTTTCAACTTTAAATGTTTGCATATTAACGATATAAATATCAAATTCACTATATTTTGAAAAATCTTTCCATATATTGATATATTTACTAAATCTAATATAAAATGAGATAATATCTAATACCATAATATATTTATTTTGTTTTTTATCATAAAATTTAAATAAATTAAAAAAAGTTTTATCCATAATATGTTTTATATTTTCAATATCTGATTCAGAACTTGAATCCATATCACTATCTTCATCATACTCCTTATTATAAAATGATGTAAAATCCATAAGCGATTCAAAAAATTCAAAATCTAACATTCCATAGTTATGTTTTCTATACAAATAGTCTAACATAATACATTCACATCCGAATGATGTATGTTTTTTATGTGAAAACATTACACTTCTCAATTTTTTATAATCGTTTATATTATTTGTAATATATTTGAATAACAGTGATATAACACCAAAACTTCTTAAATCGTAATTATTTTCAAACAATTGAACTATTGATGTATAGACTTCATCAAATACTTTTTTGTTTGTTTTGTATTTTTTTGAATCAAGTTCTGATGTTAGTTTATTTAAAAAATTTAATTGATACTTACTAATTTCTGGATAATCATTTTGATTAAATATTTTTGTCATTATAAATAATTAATTAATTTTGTTTAATTAATTAAAAAATCATTTTTTAAAAATTAAATAAAAAGATAAAAAGAATATTTATCGCATTTTTCTTTTTGCTGAGGTGTTAACTTAATTTTTTGTTTATCCAATTGTTTTTTATTAATAAGATTTTTTTCAATAAGTTCTCCACGTAACTCATCAATATTTGAAAACTCAAATGAACTACACAAATTATGAAATGTTGTATCATTAAAATTTGGTTTATGTATTCCAAGAGTTTTAGGTTTATAAAAAAGTCTATATTTTCGTTTATAATGCTCAATCAATTCATCAATAATTTTAATTTTTTTGTTGTATTTTTCAATATTTCTCTTTGAATTTGCCAATTTTCTAACTTTTTCCAAACATAATTGTGGAATTGGTGTTTGTTTATTAATAATTTCAAACTTTTCAATAATAAATTTTTGTGTGATATGTTCTCCCTTCATAACTTCGCACAATACATTAATCTCAATATCATCACCTGCAAGATGAACAAGTGCTTCTCTACGATGGTTTCCATCATAACAGATATATTTTTGTGTGGAGATATCGTAGTAAAAATGCAAAATTGACATCATACATTGTTTATCTCCTTTCTTATAATATTTATAAATATCATCAACTTTGTCATAAATCAATTGTCTATTATGTTCCCATTTTTTTGTGTATTTTTTTAAATATTTATTTGAAATCTTATACAAATATGTACTTTCTTTTACATTTGACATAATTAAATTATCGTTATTTCTAAACGGATTGTCGTCTTTTTTAATAATAGTTTTACTGTATCTTTGTTCATTATCACTATCACTTTGTTCACTATCACTTTCGCTATCGCTTTCATTATCACTATTACTTTCACTTTGTTCACAATCATCACCACTATCACTTTGTTCACTATCACTTTTACATTGTTCACTTTTACGTTGTTTATCACTAGATTTCATATTTTCATCATTATCAATTTCAAAATAATCACTGTTTTCATCATCACTAATATTATTAATTTTACTCATTAAAATAAACTAATTAATATTTTGATATTAATTAATAAAAATTTAAAAATCATTTTTTTTTAAAAATCCGCATCAGTCGAAAACTCGTATCCAACATTTGAACAACCAACATTTGCTTTTGAGTATTCTGTTGGACGATGTTCAAAAAATGATGTCTTATTTGATAGTGACAATCTATCCATAAAATCCAAAGGATTACTAATATTATAAAGTTTTTTATATCCAAGTTGAACAATTAGTCGATCCGCAACAAATTTAATATAATCACTCATTAATGATGCATTAATTCCAAGAAGATTACAAGGAATCGATGCAGTAATAAAATCAATTTCAATATCCACAGCTTCTCTGAAAATTTGATGTATTTCAGATTGAGTTAGTCTATCTGACAACATTGAATACAACAAAATTGCAAATTCGGTATGCAATCCTTCATCTCTCGAAATCAATTCATTTGATGTGCACAGTCCTGCCATGAGATTTCTCTCTTTTAGCCAATAAATAGATGCAAATGCTCCACTAAAAAATACACCTTCAACAATTGCAAATGCTACGAGACGTTTGCTAAAACTAACGCCTTCAGGAGCCTCAATCCATTTTTGTGCCCATTCGGCCTTTTGTTTAATTGCCGGAATTGTTTGGATTGCATTAAATAATTTATTTTTTTTATCAGAATCTTTAATATAAGTATCAATCATTAAAGAATACATTTCTGAATGAATACTTTCGATCGCCATTTGAAATGTATAGAATGCTCTAGCTTCGGGAATTTTAACATCTTTATAAAAACGTGTTACAAGATTTTCATCAACGATACCATCTGATGCAGCAAAAAATGCCAGAATATGTTCAATAAAATATTTTTCATTGTCTGTCAAACGAGTGTTCCAATCAATAATATCCTTCGACAAATCAACTTCCTCGGGAACCCAAAAACTACTTTTTGCTACAGTATACATATCAAAAATAGATGGATATTTGATTGGATATAATACAAATCTATTTGAATCATCTTCAAGAATGTTATAATTATTAGTATCGTTGTTCATTGAGAGTAAACTTTATTTATTATTTATAATTATTAATTTTTATTTTTTAAATAAAAATCATTTTTATTATTATTTTAACTCAACCGATTGACTTCAATATACATCTCAATATAAATTTCCGTGCACATTGTATTTCATCAAATTATATTGTTGATGATTTTCAAAACATTTCATATATCTTTCACTATTCATTGCATCTCTAAATTCTTCACTATTAATTTTTTCATAAATTGTATCTCTTAGTCTTGAATATTCACTCATAATTGGATATCCACAGTATAACATAAACGTGAAAATCATGTGAGCGATTAAAATTCTACGTTCTCGAATTGGTGTAAACATTGCGTTAAATAGTTTATAAAGATAACTATTATAAGCAATCATTATTGAATGTTCATCTCCCTGAGACAATTGATTATTAAAATAATCGACAATGGGATGTTCGGGAGCTTGCATTATTTGAATATATTTATACATATCAATATTGTTGTTTTCAAAAAAATCAAATAATCCATTACAACTGCGATAATCAGCAATATCATTCATAAAAATATGATGGAAAGATGTATTGTAAATATTATCATTATTATCATTATTATTATCTATTTTTCTGTTTTTTGAAACAATATTTTTGCGTTTTTTATCACAATTTTCAAAATACTGTTGTCGTTTTTCCTCGCAAAATGACTTGACCGATGATGAATTTGTTGTAATAGTAGTAAAAATAACCATTTTTAGATAATTAATTTTTTGATTAAATAAAAATAAAATCATTTATTTTTATTTTAATGATTATCAATAACATTTTCTGGAAGTGAAATATATTCAATTACAACATTAATATCATTATCATTACATTCGTTTGGCGCTTCAATTACTAGTTTATAAAATCTATATGGCAACATATAAAATGGTTCGTCAATTGTGGGGAATTTCCAAGAGTCTCCACAGTTAATTCCTCCTTCAAAAAATTTAATAATAGGTAACGGTGAATTTTCTTTATTATTGATTACTTTAATACTTGTTATATAATTTATATAACTATGTTTTACAATTTCAAAATGCCCACACAATTTATCAGTTTGGATTTTTACTCCATTTTTTGTCCATCCATTTTCATTATTAAAAACGCAATTCCACACATCTGTTCTTTTATAACTTTCATATAATTTTAGATCAATATCGTTCATTGTTTTATTAATTTATTAATTTCTTAAATTAATAAATATTAAACATCAGTTTGACTTACAAAAGAGAATATCCAATTTTTATATTCTTTATAATTATTAAAATCACTATTGTATATCTCAGGTAATACAAGTTTAAAACTTTCTTCAAATTCTTCTTCTGTAATATCACTAACGTCTGGATGTGCATCATATTGCATTCTATATGTATCATATTGTATTCTATATGTGTTTAATTTTTTATAGATATTTGTAAACAACACACGTTTATTTGAGTTTGGATGAAGAGATATGAAATATTTCCAAAATTCGCCCTCATCAGTTCGAAAATTAAAAAGAGGCGGATTTAAAATAAAATCACGAAGATTTGGAATATTTCTGTCGTATGGGTCAAGATGAAAATAATGTTTATATTCTTCTTTAAAACATTTATTTGCAAATGAATCAAATTCGTGAAGTTTAAAAATTGAATCTCGAAATTTTTCTTTATTTTCTAATTGTTGGATTGTATTCTCAAGATTTTTAATTGTTACATCTTGTTTTTCGACGATGTTCTGAAAATTTTTAACAATTTGATGCAATTCATCAATTGTATGATTTTGACAACGAATTTGTTCTTTTAAAGAATTAGTTTCTGTATAAAGCCGATTATATTCTTCATGTGGAATGCCCTCAAAAAATGTTTGTAAATTTGATAAATTATTGTTACTATTCATCTAAAAATTTATTTTAATAAATTTTTTATTAAATCATTTTTTATTAAAATAAATTATTTTTAATTATAATGTTAAAAGAAGTTTAATTATTTTGTCTCTCGATTTATATGATGGAAGTTCAATATTATATTCGTTGTTAATGTTATTGATAATATTTGATAAATCAGATTTTGATTTTACATCTAACTCATCAATATTAAACATTTTGGAAGACTCAAGAATACCATATTTATTTATTAAAATATTTTTTGCATTCTTCAGTTGTTCAATCATGTTATCTCGATTTTCATCTAATATAACCGAACATTTTGGATAATTAATTTGAATATCTTGGATAATTTTTTGAATTTCTGAAACATCTAAATATTTAAAATATGATGGAATAATGTCATTTATTTCTAAATTATCAATATTTTCACTTTCAGATTCAATATAATCAATATTTTCATTATTTGTGATTTTGTCATATAATTCATAAAGTTCATCGTCAGCAATATTGTTTATTTCATCTTTTATCATCGTTTCGTATTCTGCACGTTCATCAATTGAAATATTTACATCATAATTTTTAAAATTATACGGCGTTTTTAGTCTAAAATTCGGAAGATCTGTATATGTAATTGCTATTTTATTAGTATTTTTACGTTTCTTAAACTGTATACTCATAATTAATTTACCTTTATCCGTTATAATCCAAATATCAAAAATATATCCATTTTTTGCAACACTGATTCCTTTTCTATAATTTCTATATGCATCTTTGTTGTATATCCAAGGACTTTTTACTTCAATTATAGTATTTGTACTTTTTATATAAATATCTGGATAATATGTATGTTGTGATTTATTATTCTTATTGTTCATTGTATATTGAAATACAGGAACATCATCTTCAACAATAATATCGTTCTCATCAATTCCATCATTCAATAGCATATTTATTGCATGTTTTTCATATCCCTGAATATTAACAGTTCTACCACTTGGAAATTTATATTTATATGATGAAAACATCTTTTTGATTGCCAATCTAAAAATAACAGGATTTTGCATTGCATGTGGAACTCCATATCGTTTTATCATTGTGTCTGTAAATTTATCTCTACATTCCTTTGATTTCATTGGATGTGAGAATCCAATTGTTTTCAAAAAATATTCTTTTGCCATGAATGGTTTGCGTTCACCTGTTGTTTTAATACAACTTTCTTCACATTTTTTCTGAATATCTTTACTTTGAAGTGGAAATTCAAATCCATGATTGTTTTTATGAATTTCTCTAATTTTTTTGTATACTTCTTCTCGTGCAAATGCTCTCACAGCACCATATTTTTTTAGACTTGTTGCAGTGGTTTTATTTCTTACTTCGGCGGATTGTTGTGGAAAATAAACTCCAAAATGTTTAAAAACTGATTCTCTTTGTTTTTCTTTAAATTCTGGAATTTTCATTGCATTATCAAATCCTTCGCCATATTTCTCTATAAATGTTTGAGAACGAACACTTGACACACAATTTGGGCATGCTTTATTTGTTTTCGCCTCTGCCAATCTAACAAAATAATTATCATTTTCACAATTTTTACATTTTAATCGTAATTTGAATTCTTTATTTTCATATTTTTCATCAAACTCTAACTTTGTTGTTAACAATTCAAAATTTTTAATTTCAGTTTCAAAAATATTTTTAATTTTTTCATATGTATTTTTTGTTGTTTCTGATAAACAATGTTTACACCTTTTATCAGGTTTGGCTCTAAATGCAGAATCTAAGGATGTTACTGTATTTTCACAATAAAAACATATGTATGTTACAACTCTATTTGCAATATTTAAAATATTATGATTTGATAATGACTGTAATTCTTTTTTTGTATTTTCAAGTGTTAATAGTTTTTTATTTTCTAAATTACAAATTGTGCAAAAATCTGATTTTTTGTCTCTTATATTTCTAATTTTTGTTCTTTTTTGATGTCCCTTATCACATTTAAGTATAACTTCAGTTTTTTCAGTTACATTTTTATCATTATCACGTGAGTTAATAAATATAATCGAATATCCATCAGGAAGTTTATTTCTTGCAGTATCAATCGCGCCCATTTTTTCCTTTATTTTTGATTTTTTTCAAAAATAAATCATTTTGTTTATATAAAAATTTTTGAAAAATATATATTTGTAATATATATTGAATAAAAACATAATAAATTTTTGACAGACTGACAGGATGGTAGAAAAAAATCCCCTACAAAACAGGGAAGGCAAGAACACCACCACTGATTCGAACAATCTGATGGTTAACAACGACGTTCTTAACCTCAAACTGAGACTGATAAGTGTTACCCCAATACCAATCAGCAGGTAAGAAAGCGCTTCCGGTGGTCAAACGAGGAGTAGTTCCACGAGCCATCGGAAGATTAGTGGGATTGGTGGAGGCAGAGGCAAGCGTTGTGGTAGCCGCCTCAGACAAGTTGTAGTTCATGCTAACATTGGAGAGCTTACCCATATTGGTTGAACCGCAAGGGTCGAATGCAGCAATATCGATAGCATAAGCATACAAATGGTATCCAGTCTCTTCCGCAACCACATTAGAATGGTAATACGGGTTAACAAGAGAGTAGTAATCAGCAGTAAGAGTATCCAAACGAGTAGTTCCCTCATATAACAATGATGTAGACTCAATCGGGTCAACCGCATAGTATGGAGCAAAGTTAACTCCATCGGGGAATGGCACCGGAACAGCAGCAGTGTAGTTGGAATGCTCGTTCTTGAGGGTGGTGTTCTTAAACGCAAAGAAGATTGCGCGGACAGCGTGAGAATAACGCAAGTCCTGAGTGAAAGTGGTAGTCAAAGTGTTGATGGTCTGACGAGCGGCCTCCTGTTGCTGTTCGATAAGGATATCACGCGGGTGGCAACCCATACGAGAACGCTCAGCATTAGACACAACAGCATACTCAGCCCAAACGTGTCCGGTAAGAGTAAGGTTTGCAGCAGCGGTCTGAGACACGTTGATGGTAAATCCGGGGAAAGCAGGGGTGTTTCCGGGCGAAGAAGCATCATAAATGTCAGCAAGCAATAAATCCCAAGCATCGCGCAATTGGAAGTTAATCTTCATGTCATTGTATGGGAGAGCAGCAGTTGGGAGGGCAACACCGCTATTACGGGCATGCGGAAGAGGAAGAGGAAGGTTCAACACCTTGCTTGGTAAATAACGACCCTTGAGTGGTCCAGCAAGGATACCAGTTGCATTTGATCCTGTTCCTGTAAGAGTTCCGATAGAGTTCAAACCACCGACGTTGGCACCAGTTAAACCAAGAGCATTTGGCCCAAGATGTACTTCAGAAGTCCAAGCTGTTGTTCCAGTGCCTCCCGCAGCAGTAAGAGTAACAGTTCCGGCAGCAGTTCCCGTAGGCCCAAGTTGGAAAGCATCTAAGGAAAGGGGATCGAAGAGTTCAGCAACGTTTCCAATCATAGTATCATATGCAACACGCTTGTCCTTGGGAACAGTGAATGCAGCCCAGAAATCAAGGAAAGAAGATGAAAACTGCGTCTCGATTAAATCGTTGAAGGTGATAGAGCACTGCTTCACAAGATTGTGCATCAAGTTGCGGGTCCAACGGAGAGCAACCGCCGCAGCCGGAGTAGTTCTTCCCTGTCCAGTGTTGTATGGTCTCCAAGCCGTAACGGCGAGAGCAGTAGCAGTGGTGAACAAGTTAGAATCCAATGCAGCCAAATCACTGTATGAAACAGCGGGAAGAGTAACACGCAACCAGTTCTGAGTCATGTAATCTCCAGCACGAGAGATGTTGGCACTGAACTCATTTCCGAAGTTAACGCTTCCACCAGTCGTGGTCAAACGAGCAGGAATGAGCGAAAACCAAGTTGACTTGGTAACTTCACGAACAAAAGGAGTCACAGCGTAACAACCTCCGTAGAGATACTTTTCAAGCTGATCATAGGTTGCAAGATCAATATATGCAGACGCGACACCGTTTCCGGACATTTTTTTATTATACAAAATAATATTTTTTTTAATTACATAAAAAAATTTGTGTTAATTTAAAGAAATAATTATATATTTAATATGTATATGTGTATAAATCCTATCTTTAAAAAAAATAATACAATTTTATTTTTTTATTTTTTTTTATTTTTAAAAATTTATAATAAAAATTTTTTATAAACTTTTTCATAATATAAATCACAAATATTTTTCCAAGAATAATTTTCTATTACTCTATTATATCCTAAAATTATTTGTTTTTCTAACTCATTATTATTATTATTATTATTATTATTATTATTATTATTATTATTATTATTATT